CTCACGCCGACGATTTGCTGGGTAAGGACACATGGCAGGTGCGTCTTTCTCCTGAGCCTTATCTGAACGAGTGGGCTAACAATGTGGAGTTTGACCTGACAAGGATTGTGTTTGACAATGCCGAACCTGAAGAGGTGAAGCAACTGTTGCCAAAGTGGAACGACAAGATTCTTCATGCCTACCTTACGTGGCTCTATGGTGGCAAGGACGGTACGCAGATTAAGTTGAACTTCGACGAGCGTGGTCAGGCCGACTCACAGAACGATGCACTGATAGACCTGTTGCGCGACCAGGGCTTGCTCGACCAGATGATGTTTGTGAAGATCGAGTCGTGGAAAGGCTGTGCCCATTGTGTAGCCGTCTATAATGATGCACCAGACATTCTGATGGTCATTGGCGAGGGCGGTGCCGATTTCTATACCGTAGCCGATGACATTTGGTACTCCAGTCAGGGAAGCACCATCATCAATCCGGACGCTTGCAGCGAGTTTAGCGGTTGGGGTACACGTAGCATGGTAGGTTTCTGCCTGCGTCAGATTCTCTCTGAGGATAATCACAAGGCTGCATTGAAGGAGCAGCAGAACGTGAGCAAGCAGATGCACGGCAAACTGATGGACGACATCAACAACTACCGTGACATCTGGCAGATGTATCACGATGACTTCAACAAGCAGCAGCGTAAGAATATGGTTGATTTCGGATAAAGGAGTACGACTATGGGAGGGTTTAAGAAATTCGTGTCGCAGGGTATGCAAACAAATGTAGAGTCCATCGAGGATAGGGTGAAGCGCTTGAAGAGCGCCACCCTCCCCGGTGTGATACATACTTCGCTCGACCTGTACTATAACGACCTGAAAGAAGATAGCGAGGCTTACACCGCCCGCCTGGAACTATGGATGGAAGATACCGTCAACTATCGTACAGTACATGCCCGCTGTGCCTCTTTCGATGAAGCGCTGAAGAAAATACAGGAGTACGAGGCATGTCTGATTGCAGGTAAGAAGACGGATGGCTTTGAGGTTTATAACGGCAAGAAGCATTACGAGGAAGAACTCTGCGAGCCAGATACGAACGGTCCCTTCGAGACAAGGGCTGAGTTTACCACATGGACGGATGTACTGAACAAGCACATGAGATCCGACAAGAAGGGAGAAATCTGCAACGATCCGCGTACTGTTGCTGACCTGCCACGTCTGAGTCACGGCATGGCGGTAGTGGTGCCTATCCCTAAAAAGGACGGAAAGATTCGCTGGTACATCGACTGGTTTGACTATGCCATTTATAAAAAGGACACAAAGGATGTCAAGTTTGTCTGCATCCACGACGAGCACGACGGCATCTTTCCGCTTGATCCCTACATCAGCCATGCCCTTAATGAAGGACGCCCGGTACCACAAGCCTATACGCTGTGGTTGAAGAAGACCATCGGTGACATCAAGGCTACATTAAAGAATAACAAGGAATACAGATAACTTTTAAAAGAAAAATTATGGAACAGAACAAGATTCAAGAAGCTGCCAGACAGTTGGCAGAACGCAGTAAGAACCCCGTAGGCAACAAGTCAGAAGGACGCAAGGGTTGTCTCGTAGTAATAGACGGCAAGCCACCCGTGGGCGACAATACCACGCTGATGCTCTATACTGTAAAATTCCGTGCCGTTGACGAGAAGAAGCCTACCGCCTATTTCTCACTTGAAGAGTCAAACCAGCAGGTGGTCAATCGGCTCATTGCCATTATTACTGGCATTGACCTGCAGAAGATAACCGATGGCACGCTGAGTGAGGACGAGTGGCTGTTGCTGGACGAGAAACTGCCGTTGCTGATAGATGCTCCGCTCTACATCGACGACACCCCTGCCCTATCGTTGGCAAATCTGAAGCGTCGTGTGACAAACCTCGCAAAGGATAACGGCGTGCGTCTGGTGGTAGTAGATCACCTGAACGAAATTACTGATGACGGAACGCCTACCAATGCTCACCGTATCGAGGCCAACCTGAAGTCTATTGCCGAAGAGCTGGGTATCACCATTATTGCTGTACAGGACTAACGCAATATGACCGAACAACAATTCCTGCAGCAAGTGTGGCGCCCATACGACAGTATTACCACCGACACGGGCATCAAGGGTCGCGTACAGAACGTATGCTTCCCTACCCGCTCGGTGCGGATCAAGATGCCAGACGGCCTACCTGAGTGGTTCCGTTGTGAACAGATTGTTACCCATACTTCTGCCAGCGGTGAGACTACAGACCTTGACATCATCAGGGAGCAGCAGCAAATCATTAAGAACCTCGAAGCGCAGAACACCCGTATGTCAGAGGCAAAGCGCAATACAGAGGAGAAGCTGCATGAGGTGCGACAGAAACTTGAAGAGCGGATGCGTACACCTGTAACCGCTGACCTGTTGAAGCAGCTCAACGTCATCCTAAACCTGGTTCGCGAGAAGAAAGCAAGAACCGAGAAACTGGAGGACTGTATGGAGCAAGTGAGTGAGTTCTTAGAGAAAATGAAATAAGACGAATTATGATAGAGATACCGAAATATTCCATTGGAACGTATGATCCGAATGCGCTGGAAGAGAACCGTCGCACGGATTTTACTCGACGCATACCAACGGGCCTTTCAGACAAGCAGATGGCACGCGACTCAAAGATATTCATGCAAATTCTTCGTGCTGCAGAAGGCGGTACCGACGGTGGCGCAGAACAGCGTGTGCTTGACTTGTTCTTCCGCAAGGCAAAGTTGCTGAGCAACCCACGCTATTGGGAAGTGATGCGCACGGTATGGATAGCCGCTGGTTCTACTGAGACGGCACAGAAGTTCCGAGCATTGATGAAGTCTGGCCGTCCCTGCCGCTCATGGTTTATGACACCGGAGGATGCAGAAGCGCTCGACAAGATGGAGTTTCCGATTACCGTCTGGCGGGCCTACGACGCTGTGCGCTACCCAATGCTGGATCCCGGCATATCATGGACGCTGGATCGTGAGTGGTGCGAAGGATATGCCAAGAGCAAAGGACGTATCGTCAAACAGCGTGAGGTTTACCGCGATGAGGTCTTTGCCTACATCACCCGTCGCAGCGAGGAAGAGATTATTATCCTGGACTGATTCAAACAAATTTTAAAATAACATTATTATGACAGGCGACATTAACATCCCAGAGATCTGGTATTCGTAAGGAAATAGGGACGGGAGTAAGAACTCGGATAATGGCCCGAGTGGGTTTTTGTTTTTCTTTGACCCAGCCAGCGCCGTTTCTGTCCCTTACATTTACAAAACTTTAACAGATAACAAGATATGCAGAAGATAATGTTTGAACACCGTAGATTTGGTTTGGATCAGGCGGTGATAGACGGACTGAAAGAGATGACGCGACGCACTGCAAAGTTGCCTGATGGACTTGAACAAAGCGATGTGTGGAATCCTGTAATGGGCATTGACAGCAAAGGCAGGGTGTATTTTACGGTGGACTGCATTGACGGTAAGCAACGCGACCTGTACCCACGATACCAGATAGGCGAAGAAGTGGCCGTTGCTCAGACCTACAAGGATATTGACTATCGCGGCATTGTCGCTTGCGAGGACGCATCGGCCATTGGGCCTGGCATGGTTAGACCGATAACGGCGCAGGAGTCGGCAGGTTGGAATAACATGATGTTTGTCCGTGCAGACCTAATGCCAGAAAGCATCAAGATTACGAACATCAAGTTGGAGCGGATGCAGGACATATCGGACGAGGACTGTCGCAAGGAGGGCATCATCTATGTGAAGTGGCGCCAGTATCCAGAACCGTTCAGTGATCGCTATGTTGACCACGACCTGTGGACGCTTCCTAAATACGAGCAGCAATTTACCGACGCATGGTCGGACGATGACCCTGACGCATGGGCTGCCGAAAGTCCAAAAACCGCCTTCACCGTGCTTATTCGCAAGATGTGTGGAAAGAAAGCATGGGACTCGAATCCTTGGGTATTCGTGTATCAATTTGAACTGATAAAAAATATTTTAAAGCTACAACATTATGAAGACAAACGAAATTATTGAAAAGAAAGTCATCGCCCTGCATAAAGAGGGTTGGCAAGTACCTAATATCGCCAGCATTGCCCGTGTAAAACCAGACGTGGTGAAGCAGATATTGAGAGAGAAGAACCTGCTGATGTAATACAGGATATGGCAAAACATGGATTAACAGTAGCAAAGGCTACTAAGGAAGAGTTCAAGCGTGTTTGGGATTGGCTTCATACTATGGAGGCACTGTTTGATGGGCGCGGCATGTTCAGCACGGAAGAAGATTGGCGTGAGTGGGATGACGATGAGCCTGCAAAGAAACAGCTGCTGCAGATAGAAAAGGAAGTTATCGAAAGCGATGGTGCTATGTGGGATGGAAAGGCCGATAACGATCGTGTGCTTTTCCTGTGGATGAAGCGGTCTTTTCTGAAAGCGAATAAATCAGGGAGTATAGGGCGCATACTCTTCGATTGTGAGACACTGATAGAGAATGCCTGCGACCCGAAGTTGGACTATTTGGAGTTTAAACCCAGCATAATGTATGCTGAACGTAACGCTTTGGAGAAGGTAAATAAAATCATTAGCCGTGGCGAACTGAAAGGGCGGAACCCACAGAAGATAATTGCATCCATCAAGAAACTGATCGAGAAATCAAAAAAGGAGGATTGAACAATGGCAAATGAAGTAGTTTGTAACTCGTTTCACGATACGCTGAATTGTGGTATGCGTGAAATTCATAAAATTGAGTTGGCAGCCATCGAAGATATCTTGCGCCATCATATCGAGAATCCAATAGAAGGAGAACTGACACGTGAGAAAGTAAAACGTGCTGGAGTCCGTTGTATAGTGTACGACGCTGACATGAATGGAGAGTATATGCCAGATATGAAATGGGAGGATGGCAACTTGAAATTAGAGATCACGAGTCCGCTACTTGGTATAGCACAGGGTGAATGGCTGATTGGACGTAACGGCATCCGACGCAGGCTGACAGAGAAAGAAGAAGCATACCTGTCAAAGCTGGAGCAGGAAGAATGGATGGAAGAAATGGGATTAAACAAGAATAGAGGACTGAGCAATGAAACCGATACTTGATGCCTGTTGTGGCGGTAAGATGTTCTACTTCGACAAGGACGATCCACGTGTGTTGTTCCAAGATGTTCGCTGCATTGAAACGAAGTTGAAGGACAGAGGGAAACTCAGAACTTTCTCTGTTAGCCCAGATGTGCAGGCCGACTTTACGTCTATGCCGCATGCCGACAATATGTTTCGTATGGTCGTTTTTGACCCCCCCATTTGAAATACACGGGCTCAAAGAAGGAGGCTCAGAACTGGCAGATGGTGAAGTACGGTTGGTTGCCTGCTCATGGCTGGAAGAATATCTTGCGTAAAGGATTCGCTGAGTGCTTTCGTGTATTACAGCCAGGTGGCTTCCTTATCTTTAAGTGGAACGAGACGGACATCAAAGTTTCTGAGGTGTTGGAATTGACAGAACATAAGCCAATCTTCGGTCATATCAGCGGCAAACGTGCCAACACCCATTGGATATGTTTTATGAAACCAGAAGAAAGTATTGACAAATAAATAACGACTATGCAGACATTACAGATTATCACTACGCTAATGAGCATCATGTGTTATGGCGCGATGACATTCTTAGCCAGTTTTGCTTTCGTCAGGCTCCGCAGGCTAAGCAATGAGGTTGGCAGACTTCACCACGATGTACATACAACGCTGTGCATCACGATGGGCGAGCACATCCGTAACAACGTGGATGAACTGAACAGCATGAAGGAACGCCTCGAAGAGCTGCTGGAAGATGAGCGCTTTGAGGATGCCGCAAGGTTAAAGAAAATCATCGAACACCAGGAACATCAGATAGAGCTGGCAATAGCCAGATTCAAAAAGACTTTTGGTGAGGATACCGTGAGAGTTGAGATGACGAAGTTTAGAGTGAGTTAAAGTTTGAGATTATGGCAAAAGAGGACAACTGGGAAAAACTACCTGCTGACAAGTCGCTGATGACTCAGACCGAAGGTGAGCATGTACCCATTGGGAATATCATCGTCACCAGTGAGATTGACGAGAAGTTGAGAGCTGCTGCAGATGCCTACCTGAAAGAGCTACTCCCGGACTGTCAGATAAAACGCTGGATAGATGACGTGGTACTGGAACGACTGAAGGAACAGGAGAACTGGCCGAATGGTACGGAGGTGATTATCTACTGCCACGATGAAGACCGTGAGGCGATAAATGCCGAGGTGGAAAGCAAGGGGTATAAGATTGCGGGCTATGTGTCTTGCAATGAACTCTGGTTTCTCGCTGATGCTATCAAGAAAGGACAGTATTTGATGGCGAAGAAGGAGGTTGTCCAATGGAATCCAAATCCAAGCATCTCTCATAACGCTCGTATGCACTTTTGAATAAACTAAAAGCAAGAAAGGACTGAATATGATTAATAAGAATATGTTTTATGGCGAACCAAAGCTGAATGACTATCGGGAAATGGATATCCGCGAGATAATACGCGAGCATTTGCTGATGAAGGGTACAAAAGGCAGGATGATAGGCAAGAATGGCACACATCCGGTAGATGTCAATCGCTTTGTGAATCCCAAAGACCTTGTAAGATCTGGCTTGTTTGTCTATGGCCTTAAAGATAACCCGACCAATCGCAGTGCAGTGGCATACTACTGTGAGCGATGGGCACGAAAAAACCAAATTATGCAAGGCTCGGAGATTAAGGTTCCTGAAGACCTTTGGGAAGAGTGCGACAAAAAGAACTGTGAGTTTACTAATGGCAACGACAGAAAAGTTTAACAAATAAAAGCTACAACATTATGACAAAAAATGATTTCAAGAAACTGGTGCCTGACGTAATGTGTCAGGACTTGGTAGTAACGACTGACAACCCTGCAACATTGAGCGAAAAGGCTCGTAACGTGGCCGACATGATGGAGACAGGTCTGATAGCATACGACTTTACTGGAACTGCAAAGGGCTACCGTCTGAAGGTGTTCACCAGTTATGCCTTTAAGGCGTTTCTCGACACATTGAAGCCAGGTGCTAAGGTGACTAATGCGCGTGGCCGTGAGTTCACCATTGAGAGTGAGCCTTATATTGCAAACCTCAGAATGTGTGTCCGTGCCAATGGAGACTCATGGTTTTGTGATACTATTTACGATAAGGATAAGGAGTATTAGTTATGGCTTACGGAGTATGTAAAGTATGTGGATGCACAGACAATGATCCGTGTCACAATCCGGAACGCGGTAACTGTTGGTGGGTGGACGACACACATGAGTTGTGTAGCCATTGTGCAGACCCTGATATTGCGAACCATCCTGCCACCCAGCATTGTATTAACAGTAATGGATTCGACCCATACCCTGGTATTGAACGTAAAGACCTTGCATCATTGGGATGTCCATTCCCCGATGAGGATGGTGATATGTGTTCTGAATGTTCTCATTATAACTCCTCCAGTGTTTTTACGGGAGAGTGTGATTTGGGAATTAAAATAGTATGATGAAAATAATAAAGGCATAACATTATGAAACTGAAACATATTACATTTACAGGCATTGATGAAAATACAGAAATCATGGCTTTACGGGAGATTCAGAAAGAGTATCCTATAGCAGAGTTCGGAGTGCTGACAAGTTTCCATTGGTACGAGAACGGCAATCGCTATCCCGACTTGCGTGTAATGAAGCCTTGGCTGAGATACGGCGAGCTGAACCTTGCGCTGCACCTGTGTGGCTCGGCGGCCAACGATGCTGCCTATGGGAGTTATGACGACATCCACTTCCTGACCTACGGCATGTATCCTTACTTCCAGCGCATACAGTTGAACATCGCCAACCGCAGCAACAATCCGAAGCAGGTGGCTGCTGCTGACTACGGACAGGAAATCATCGTGCAACAGCGCGACACCGACAGCCTGACACTCTTCAATGATACCTTGGAGAAGTGGAAGCCTTATCTTGGCGACGTGTCGGTGTTGCTCGACGCATCAGGCGGTCAGGGTATCGACACACCCATCAAGGTGTTGCCGAATGCAGGAAAGTCGTTCAAGGTTGGCTATGCCGGAGGCTTCAATCCCGAAAACGTAGCCGATAAGCTGCACTATCTGCTGACTAACGACGAGGTGGGCGATTTCTGGATTGATATGGAGAGCGGTGTGCGCACAGATGACTGGTTTGATCTTGACAAAGTGAGACGTGTGCTTGCTATTTGCAACGATGTGATTAGAGACTTGGGAATGGAGGTGTGAGCTATGGGTAAGAAGTTAGGTTATGTTCAGAGCCTCGTTCTGAGTACATATATCGACTGCAAAAAGAGAACGAAGAAAGATATTGAGTTCCGCAATGAACACGATTATCTGAAAGCCGACGAGGAGATGATTCGGTTTATGCTGGAAAATTCGAGCATCACCGACCATCATACGGACAATGCTTTCGACGAGGTGAACAATGCTATCATGCTCTTCTGCCGCAAACTCTGTCCTGGACAGTGGTGTAACCGCAGCCATTGCCAGTATTGTAGAAGCGGAAGTGCCTACAACTGCTCAAAGGGTACGCGCCCATCTGTATGCAAGGACTACAAGCGATGGCAAGAGAAGAAAAAGGCAAGAGAAGAAAAGGAATTAAACGAATAAGACTATGGCAAAGAAAACGGAGACCAAGAAGCAGACGGCAGAAGAGCGGGCGATGGCGCTGACGTCGGACGGTATTTTCCGGGCATTTGAGAATGCGGTGCCGAAGGGTGCCACGACGGTACACGTGCTGGAGGCTGCGGCAACTATCATCGTTTCGTCGCTCGTTCAGATGAACGCTACGAGAAATGACTTGCACAACATCATGGCCCATCTGGAGGAGTATGCTGCTAAGAGAATGGAAAAGAAGAAAGAAACGAAGGGAACTGATTTATGAGAAAGAGAAACATTGAAATCCTGACTGTGATGTCGTGGGATAACGAGTACCACGACGGCGAGTGGTTGCGAGCCATTGCGCTGTGCGACTCGTCGAATTACTTCGAGGTGGCCATCAACTGCATGCGCGACGGCTCGATGGGCGAGAAAGATGCCAACGGTGTGTATGAGCGCAAGTGGTATGGCGACACGGCTGGCGAAGCCTACAGCGACCGCGACCTGCGCGGAGCCACGAAGGAGGAGGTGGCGCTCTACAAGGAGTACTGCCCGCAGGAGTTCCAGAACGGGACGTGGATAGACGGTGAGATGCGTGTCCGCATCATCGCCGAGGTGGACGACCGCTATGGGCACCACGTCATCCGCGAGCTGCTGCCGCCGGTATGGTGGAAGCGCCTGTGGAAGTATATCCGCAACATCGGCAAGGACAACAGCCTGCCGTTCTGAGAGTTTACGAACACGAATTTAACGAATTAAATTATGTCAGAAGAAAAGAGAGAACAGACCATTCAAGGTTTGGCAGACTTAATGAGAACTAAGCCGTTTCAGGTGGAGTTCAAAGTGAAGAAGAAGCCGCAAGGCATTAAGGTCATCATTGAGGTGACGCAGGAACAGATGGACGGCATAGTAGATCAAACTGCTAAAAGATAGGCTGACGTATGATTACACTAAATTTAGACTGGCGCGAGGTGCTGTGGTGGCTGCAGGGCGGTATGGCTGGGAGCCATCTCAGATGGAGCGTGTATGAAGATATGGTGAACAAGGTGTGGTCGCAATGCTCGGAGCAGGAGCGTAGAAACCTGTGGCTGATTATGCGGCGAGACCTGGGCTCGTATTGGCGACCGGACGGGTGGAGTGGTTACGGAGAGGCGCACGGCGAAGGTGAGTGGAAGCCTGCTGCTGCCGTTCTGACCTATAGCGACGACCCAAGGTATGACCCGGCCAAGTGCATCACCGACATGGCACCGTGGAACTATTTCCGTCAGGTGCTCGCCCGCTTTGACCCAGAGAATCAGTATGCCGTGACGCTGCGGGTACACAACCAAAAGGAACTCGACGATATTCTGAGAGACCGCCACATGGGACACCTGATTGACTGGCCGAAGCTGTCACATGTGAGAGGCGTATATTGGGAGAGCGACACCACCACCGTCACCGTCCGAACCTACAAGTGGCACGACCTTAATGGGCACGATGCCTACTTCATCGACTGGCGACGCCGCTGCGACCCCGACAAGATAACCAAGATAGAGAGAATAGACATTCCAGATGACGGAACGATGTAAACGAAACAGCAATGGATGAACGACAGCAAAAGAATTCTGTAGTATCGAGTGATAACTGGTACACCCCAAAATGGATCATCGACGAGTTGGGTCCGTTTGACTGCGACCCATGCGCTGCACCTGCAGACGTTAGACCGTTCCAGATTGCACCTACGCAGTGGACGGAGGAAGATGACGGCTTGGTTCAGACGTGGAATGGCGTGGTATTCATGAATCCACCGTATAGTCGTGTGCTGTTGCGTAAGTTCTGTGAGAAGATGGCCGAACATGGCAATGGCATTGCCTTGCTCATCAATCGTCAGGACAACCTACTTTGGCAGGAGGTAATCTTTCCAACGGCAGTGTCAATGATATTCATGCGCAACCGTGTGAAGTTCATTCGTCCTAACGGCTCTACAGGGCAGCCTTTCTTCGGCTCTTGTCTCGTGGCGTGGGGCGACAAGTGCGACCGCCGATTGCGTGAGAGTAAGATAGAAGGAAAGTATGTTGTACTGAATGTGTGAACAAACGATGAAACTTATGGAAGAAATAACCCTCTTATACATTGACCTCTTCTGTGGTGCTGGCGGTACATCAAGTGGTGTAGAGAATGCCCGCGTAGATGGCAAAAAGTGCGCAGAGGTGATAGCGTGCGTCAACCACGACGCGAACGCTATCAAGAGCCATGCGGCGAACCATCCGAAGACGATGCACTTCACAGAGGACATCCGCACGCTGGACCTGGCACCTCTTGTAAAGCATCTGCAGAAGATGAAGAAGAAGCACCCCAAGGCAAAGACGGTATTATGGGCCTCGCTGGAATGCACGAACTTCTCAAAGGCAAAGGGCGGTCAGCCACGAGATGCCGACAGCCGCACGCTTGCAGAGCATCTGTTTCGCTACATCGAGGCCATTGATCCAGACTATATCCAGATTGAGAACGTGGAAGAGTTCATGTGCTGGGGAGCTTTGGACGAAAACGGCAAGCCTGTAAGCAAGGACCAAGGCAGCGACTATATGCGATGGGTGAAGAATGTTTGCAACTATGGTTACGATTTTGATTGGCGCATCCTGAATGCAGCAGACTTCGGAGCTTACACAAGCCGCAAGCGTTTCTTTGGGCAGTTTGCCCGTAAGGGCCTTCCTATTGCCTTCCCCGTTCAGACGTTTGCAAAGAATGGCGATGACGGTGGTATGTTCAAGATGTATAGCAAGTGGCGTGCTGTTCGTGACGTGCTTGACCTTGATGATGATGGCACAAGCATCTTTACTAAAAAGAAACCGCTTTGTGAGAAGACACTGGAGCGCATCTATGCCGGGCTTGTAAAGTTTGTGGCTGGTGGTAAGAAGCAGCATGAAGCGTGGATCCTGAAATACAACTCCATGAATAAGGACAATCATCACAATGCCCCATCGCTTGACGAGCCGTGTCCTACGGTGGCCTGTCAGAATCGCCTTGGACTTGTAAAGTGTCAGTTCCTCTCAAAGCAATTCAGTGGTGACCCGTCCGGCAAGAACATCGACATTGAACAGCCGGCAGGCACCGTCACCTGCAAGGACCATCATGCTTTTGTCACTGCATATTACGGCAACGGATTTAACAGTAGCATCGACGAGCCGTCGCCAACAATCACCACTAAGGACAGAATTTCTCTGGTTTCGACAAAGTTTGTGGCTAACGAGTACAGTGGTGGCGGTCAGATATCTGACATCAACAACCCTTGCCCTGCTGTGCTGACCACACCAAAGCAGAAGATAGTATCGGCGCAGTATCTGATGAATCCCTATTCGTTCAAGAGCGACGGCGGCAGCATCGACAAGCCGTGCTTTACACTCATTGCCCGCATGGACAAGATGCCGCCATATCTGATTACCACCAAGGAAGGAGTTGTTGGTATTGCCATCTATGAGACAGATAGTCCTTGGACTCGCAAGGTGAAAGAGTTTATGGCCATGTACGGTATTGTGGATATCTGCATGCGTATGCTGAAAATTGACGAACTGAAACGCATCATGGGATTTCCGTCAGATTATGTGCTTGTCGGTACCCAGGCTGAGCAGAAGAAATATATAGGTAATGCTGTCGAGGTAAACATGAGTCGCGTACTCTGCGAGGCACTGGCAAGGAAAATCACTATAAAGGATAAATAAAGCTATGGATAAAGAAAAAAGAAGATGTCCTAAATGTGGACAATATATAACTCCGAATAGTGCATATTGCGATTGGTGTGGATGGATAGGAGTTGGGATTGGTACAAATAGTGTGAATATAAAGTAATATAGTTATGATTGACATTCATTTACATTGGGCGTGGCTTTTGATAGCCGCAGTTGTGATAATCGGGATATGTGTGGCATATCCCTATCTAAGAGATAGAAATGAAGGTATTGGCGGTGCTGTCGGTGGTGTCATTGGCTGTGCAATACTTGTAATGGCCATCCTTATAGGGCTTGTTTTAGGTGGGATATTCATTTGGTAATGGAGGACTGAACTATGATAGAAGTAACAAGGAAAGACGGAACAAAGAGGATGTTGGAAATCATGCTTGACCGTAACACAGGAAAGTACTGTTTTGTGAACCTCACATCGAACCACGTATGCAAGTCGCGGTTTGACACAAAAAACGAGGCGTTGCAGGATCTCTACAATGATTCTTTCTTCGTGTCATGGAGAGAAGTGAAACAAAAGAAGCAGTTCCATATCTCATGGAAAGCAATATGGCAGGTGCTTGGGATAATAAGACCGTAATAAGATGAAAGCAATGATACGATTATTTAAACGACTATTGAACTTCTTCAACATCCATCCTGATAAGAACCAGCGATGGACGCTATCAACAGTATTTGTCGTCGGTTTGCTCTATACATACGTGCAGCCGGCCATCACTAAGGCGTGGGTGTCAGAGCTTCCTGCAGAGTGGATAGCCTTTCAGTCGCTGGCCTATTCCATTTGCGGTTTGCTCATCGGCATGATCTGGAAAGGATGGGTTCGCCGCAAGGCTATTCAGTGGTTTACCATCCTCTGCATCATTGAGTCGGCGGCAGGCTTCTTTGTAGGTATGTGGCTCAGCTTTGTGGAGTACAATGTGTGGGTGTTGGCTATCGCCTGCCTGTTGTACGGTACGCTTATTTCGGAGTTTGTCGGCAAATGTCTGATGACATTCCGTCCGAAGTTGTGGAACGAGCATGAGCGCGAGGTGTACGACAATAACAACGACGTGGTGTGTGGCATCTACTGTATTGTTGGCTATGCCTGTTCGTTGCTGTTCATGCCGTCGCTTCAGGTCGCCATGTTCGTATGGGGTCTTACGTGTGCTCTTGATAATATCGGATGGCTTGTGGTGTACCATAAGAACCGCGACAAGTTCAGGGAGATAGAGAACGAAACAACCAAAGAGAAGTGATATGGGTCTGAATGAGAAAATGCTGCCTTTAGGCAAGACGAAGCAACACCGTACAGGTGACTGGCTCTACACTATGGAAGTGGTCGGCTGGAACGAGAAACTGAAATGCAACGTGTGGGCCGAGAAGTCGAAGAAATATTCTCCTGCTCCTCGTGTTAATACCTACCAGCTCGTTGAAGCCATGAAGGAGTCTGAAGACTGGGAGCATACAAGAAATATGGCAAAACGTATTCATAACGCAGCGAAGTAATAAAAACAAACGATTATGTTGGTAAAACGAGAATTTCACAATATTGAGTGCGACTGTTGCGGACAGTTGCTTGATGAAGAAACGTGGTGGGATGATCAGGACGCGCTCACGACAACTATACTCCCTGAGTGCGGATGGATTGAGTGTGAGGGTGGTCGCCACTATTGCGACGAGTGCTGGACGCGCGACGATGACGACAACATCGTGACTAAGGACGGACGCAAGTGGGATGATTACGACCATAAGGAAATGCTGACAGATGTTCAGCGTTACCGTCTTGACTACTTGAAAGATTTGCTTGACCCGAATCTGACGATTACGCAGATACGTATGGAAATCATCAAGGCACAACTGCTCTGTCGTTCGATGGTTGGTACGTTATATAAGAACGCCCTGCTCGATGAAATAGAAAGAGCATTTAGCCTGTATTACGACCGACGAGAAAGTGCATCGGAGAGTGAGAAAGATGCCTACGACACTTTTGCCGAACACAGCATATTCTATCACCTCCTTTATGAGGGATTCCCCAACGATGGAAAAGACTTAAACATTTACTAAAAACGAAACGAATATGAAAGAACAAAAGACATTGACACTCGCCAACCTGCAACAGTGGGTGGAGGACTGGGTACACAACTGCGAACTGAATCACAAAGACCCATCGGAGGTTGAGTTGATCATCAAGGATTCTACGGAGCGTCACGAATACCGTCCGTTCAGCGGTTTCCTCGCATGGGGCAGCGACGGCACGACAGTGGGTATCGAGTTCTTCCGCTCCGACATCATTACGTTTGAATCCAAGGACGAACGCCCTGCCGTCGGTGAGTATTGGAAGAGCCGTGGCGCATCGACGTTCGATGTGTCTGGTTTCATCACATCCAAGGCTGCTGGACTGCGACTGCTTCGAATGGTGCGTTACATCCTCGATACCGACGAGCCGAAGACGTGGCTTGACTACCGCGAGTATGAGCCGAACTGGATTCAGTTCAAATTCTCTGCCGAGGAGTTCGACGTGGAGAAACTCGACGAGATGAGCCGTGCCAATGGCGGCATCATTACCGAGCAGATACTGCGTGACTGTATTAAGAAAGTTGATAAGGAGGGCTGACTATGAAGGACAAAATTATCATCGGCATTATCTTTATCATATCATTTGCTATCGGTTCGACGATTGGCAACGTGATAAGTTATTTCATCTGGCCACCAAAACGCCACCTCTGCCAGTGCGAATACTGCAAGACCGTGCGTCAGCGCGAGGCAGTCGAAGTGATAGATAGCATCATCCACGAACGAATTGTGATTAACGTCAATAAGGAGGATTAACGTATGGAGAACGAAAGATGTCTACTGGGTCTGTATGTGCATCCAGAAAGCGAGTACCGCCAGAACATACAGGAGCCGTTCCGTCAGGACGGCAGGATATGCGCCACCGACGGACGTGTACTGATACGCATCGCCGAGGGACTGTGCGAAGAGAAATACACCGACATGCCCAACGGACTGAAGCCGGTGAACACCAGCAAAGTCATCCCGCAGAAGAATACGTGCGAGACGGTCACGGCTCTGATGCTCAACAAGGCATTGGAGAAAGCTCCCGAAGAGAAGGAACGCAAATGCCCAGAGTGTGGCGGCAGCGGACAGGTGGAGTACGAATATCGCGACCGCTACTACGACCGTCACACAATAGAGGGCGACTGCCCGGAGTGTGAAGGCACGGGCGAAGTGGGTGACTATACGCCTATCAAGTACCAGTTCACGATTCACGGCCATGCCCTGAGCTACAACCACCTGAAGACGCTGTTGCGCACGATGGCCTATCTGAATACCGACAGCCTGCGACTGCGCCACTTTCAGAAAGGCGAAGGTGATTTGCAGGCGTTGCTCTTCGATGTTGAAGGTAAGGATATCGAAATCCTTGCCATGCCCCAGCTGAGAGACGAGAATTTGAAAGAGATTAAAATAACCGTTAAGAAGGGCTGACGATGGACGACAATAGTTTTATCGACATCAAAAAGATGCAGGAATGGATCAAACGCATCGACCGCTACGAGTGGTATAAGTGCGATTTACGCCGAAAGCGTCTAAATCGTAAGAAAGGGCGTGACCTGTATCACGGCATCTTGGCCTACCGTCGGCGTGTCGGTCAGCATGAGGACAGACTGAGTTTCCGTGGCGTGGCTGAGATGTACGACAAGCTACGCATAAAGGTCATCCGCCAGCATCCCGAACTGGCCGAGAAGATTCCAGACCTCTATATACGATTCCTCAGTCTGCGCTTCCCGCCTCACGAGTTCGAGGCACAACTCTACGCTAAGCCGAAACCGCTAACCGAGTCGATAATGGACAGGTTCTACCACGACCTCAAAGACATGCGGATAAAGGTGTCGCCAATAATGGCCGGGGAGTTAGCCAGAACGTTCGACGGCAAGGACGCGGTATTGGCTCGGGTGAAAGAAGTAGAGCCGACGGATGCAGTAGTATCGTTTGCGTTGGCGATGTTAAGAGACGAAAAAAAGAGTAATAACAAATAATGTTTTAGCGATATGAAAGAACAGAAAGTAACAATCAACTTGCTCAGCAGCCATCAGTTGCAGGAGCAGATGAAGCCCGAGGAGATAGAGACCATCTACCACGGCAAACCGACGGATGCAGATATCCTGACCGTCGTGACAACGAAAGGTATTAAGCACTTCTGTGACGAAGTGGAGTTTGTAACCGACGGCGAAGAGACAATGCAGGACGGTACAGAACCGTTCAATGTCGAGGGGCTGCGCTGGCACCCGATGAGCGATCCGATGCTGCCTTGGCATACTTGCCTGCTGGTGCATGAAAAGTCATATTGCATCGTTCGCCGCCACGACGACGGGCGAATGTTTGAGATTACCAACAACATTGAGATCAAGGAGGGCGACCCGTTTCACCTGATTAAGTGGATTGACCTCGGCGACATCGCAAAACGATAGAGGCTAAATATGAGAACAATACAGATTTCAGAAGAGGACTACGAGTTCTTGAAGGACTTGCAGCATGAGTTGAATACCCAGGAGAACGACGGGCAGGCCGACCCAATCTACTGGAGCGTGATGGATTACATAACAGAGGGCGTGCCAGACGGCTGTGGCGATGCCTACGTTTACATGGGCGATGGCTGTACGATGTCGTTGGAGGAAGCCGTGCAGTACGTCGATGAAAACCTGAGCTACTACCGCGAAGAGCTGCGAGAGAAGTGGGAAGACGTGGACAAGAACTGTATGAACAGCGTCGTCGATTTCATCCACGAGGACATGGAAATCCGCGAGTGTCGCGTGGTGTGGATGCAGGAGAAGGAATTTATCTCGCATGAGACGGGCGCTTTCCTCACTAAGCGTGCCTGCAAGGAGTATATCAAGTTGTTCCACTACAACCACTCGAAGCCGCACACCTACGCTATGACGGCCTACCGCAACTTCGAGTTAGAGCGCCTGCTGAAGATACTGCGCAATGGGTTGGACTTTACACCAGCCACGGATAGCATCTGGCACTCTATCGACGAGAAGGCCGACAGCAGCAAGTTCGTGGTGCTCTACGATGTGGAAGGCGACTACATGAGTCCCGCAAGCAGATGTATTTTCGGTTTCGATTCAATGTTCATCAATGCAATGAACAAGAAATACGGGGCCAATTACACGATGTGGGCTTACAAGGACGACTTGGCACCAAAGAAGGAGGCAGATGTATGAAAACGGAACTGACTTGTGAGATACTGGAGCGTAACGGTTTTGTGCATAGCCAGGAGACGGAATCGCTGACGATTACGCATAAGCTGCACTATCAGCAAGAGTCGGTACGCATCCGTGCCTGCTTCGACTACTTCAAGGACAAGTGGATGATATACGCACTGTCATTCTTGGGTTATGCTCGCACGGTGCAAGACATGAACAAGTTGTTGAAACGAAATAATATTGATAAGGAGATAAAGGCATGACGAGATACACAGTTTTTCTACTACAGCAGGCATATCCCGACAAAATCAAGATATTGAAACATAAGCAAGATGACGGCATTTATATCGAGTGCTGGCTGCTCAACGAGGACAAGACTCCGCACATGATGTTGTTTGATGGCGGTCCGTTCCAGAATGAACTTGCGATAGATAATACTATTGACAAACTATTGAAGATTAAACTTGAAGAGAACTGATTATGACAAAGGAAGAATTAGAGAAGATTGAGACCTCGATGACGAAGGAGCAAATCATTGAGAGTGCGAAGACGCTGCGACCAGTGGCTGAGTTTAGGAGAGTTGGCGGCATGATGTTCTGAGTGGATGGTGGCAGGATTCATACGTGGTCCTATACATGGGATTTGAAACGCCTGAAGCCGACGGGATTTCTGCGAGAGTTGGGACGCATCAAGACGTACCATAACGGCACCCGCTTTTTCTTCAAACCGTCGGTTGATGAATGTGTCTGTCAGTGTCCTTACCCAGATGCCACGGCCTTTATGATAGCGCCATGCAGCGCATCCTACGACTATGAACTTGACTACTGGGAGGCTGAGACTATTTACTATGCTGGCACCATGCCAGACGATATCAAGAACAGAGAAATTGAATGGTGAATATGGCAAAATTTGTATATTGCAACTTCAACCCCAAACAGCTACACACCAACGACTGCCTGGTAAGAGCACTGGCTTATTTCTTTGGCGTGTCATGGCGCAAGGCTTTCCTTGATATCATCGAGTGGTGCGCAGACCGTTGCTGGGTCGATTGGAACTACCGTAGCAAGTATAACGTTTATCTCGCTGAGCGTGGCTTTGAGCGCCATAAGACTCCAAAACGTGGTATGACAGTCGGCAGGTTCTGCGACGAGTTTTCTGAAGAAGGGAAGGTTTATATGGTGCAGGTCAAGCGACACATGACCATTGTTCACAACAAGGAAATCAACGATACATGGGACTGCTCCAATAGAATAGTGGAATATTACTGGGTTAGATAATTGAGAGGAGGACTGAGTATGGATATCCAGGAAGGCAAGACGTATTACTTTTACGATGACAGAGCGACGGATGATGTCTGCAAGGCTCATGTGTTGAAGATGCTGCCGCATCCCGAGCGAAAGGACGACAGGCTTGTGGTCTATCGGTGGTACGGCAAGCATAAGCAGCGTTGGTGGTACGGTGTGACGAGTATCAGCCAGCAAGACATGTGGGCTGGATACTGCGAAAAGGTCGTAGCCCACAGAAAGGAGCGTCTTAAGGAGTGCAAGCGGTGCGGCCAGTGCGGCTACTTCATGCGCTATGTCACCACGGGCGGAGAGCCCGACCACGACGGCGACTGTGGCAGTATCGAAATGAACAAGGAGTGCAACGACGGCGTGAACCCGTTCAACCAAGACGATATGTATCTCCTGCAGGTGGACGAGAACGAGGAAGCCTGCGGTCTCTTCAAGAAGAACCGCACACGGCGCGTCAAGGAGTATATCAAGAAACATCCTGAGTTCTATGTGCAATCGTCATGCTTCAAACCAAAACCAGTAAGATAATTATACAAAGAATAAGACTATGGCAAAATCAGAAGATGAAAGACTGTGGGGAGTGACGCTGTCGATGGCAGCGAGAGAACTCCCGATGACGCTGAGTGTAGTCAATCAGGTGTGTCAGCAGATCAACCTGCGTTGCAACGAGCTCGGCACAGAGAAATTGAAGACCACTCCAGAGGGCTTGCGACTGACGCACCTGCTGACGATGGTCGGTGGACTGAAGTACATGATGGAAGGCGTTGACGGCGTTCTGAACGCGCTATTGATTGACCTGCTGAAAGATTTTAAGGAGGACTACGGATGACAGAACAAGAAATCAAACAGTACCTGGAGCAGCAGCAAGAGGAGACGAAGGCCACCCTTTGGGGAAGCACCGTGAAGTTCAAGCCGTACTTACTGGAGAAAATCTTCGGAGACGGCATGAAGCTGATATATTTCGGCACGCTTGACGACCGTCCTTATTGGTGGCTCGTCCGTGTGGACTCTCACGCTGATGACGACGGCTGGGAAAACTTCAACTCAGAAGAAATCTATCAGGCCATTGAGGAAGAGTGCGGCTGTCACGAATATGACGAAGAGGCAGATGTGGATGAAGACGGCTACGACAAATACGGGATCAAACGCACACAAGGCGATTATCCCGAAATAGAATCAGATTCAAGTCCGCATTGGGGAATTATTGCCGATCTCGCAAAAGGTGTTGATAAGTACGGTTGTCCATTGAAATTAGAAACCAAGGAGGACTGACTATGGACGATTATATAAAAGCCACTGACGAGTTGCCGAAAGAATTTACTCCAGTATGGGTGCGGATAGGTGGGCGTCGGCCAAGGAAGATGTACCGTGTTGGTAAAACGTTCTTTTACTACAACAAAGTATTGGCTAAGAACGGTAACTATTCAAGCATCGGTGAAAGTGTTTTATGGCGATATTGTAGAAAACAAATATAGAAGTGATATGGCAAACAAGAAATTATCTATGAACGAGGTGGAAGCCCTCGTGAAGAATGTGTTAATTAGAGAGGACAGCACGACTGTCCTGAGTGTTGAACCAAGCAGCAGTGGCGATTATTGCTCTGTGATATTGGATGGCGATGTGATGCTGGAGACGCTGCGAGTATTAGCCAAGACCGTAGGTGATGAGCCTATTATCGGTGGCGAGGATAGCGGGCAGATCAACCTGTTCTTCCTCATTCCTGATGCTGACGAGGTAGGCAGTGGTGACGATGACGATGAGCGGGAAGAGGAAAGAAAGCCTGCCATTCCCGACTACATGCGCCACAAGGACGAGTTCTGCGATTCGGAAGACGTGGTGATCCCTGGCACGGAAATGAATTGCAGTAACACGGAGCAGTGCGAGAGAATTAAGGCATGGATGAAGGAAACGGGCCACTACCCGATTGTGTACGTCCGACTTGATGACGGCCTGCATGTGGAGGTGAGCGACATCTACGACCGCAAGGTGAAAGATGTGTTGGAACGTGAAGAGGTAGTAGGCGGTGATGGACGCAAATATAAGATTGAGAACCCTGACGACCTCTTGGCCATTGGTAGCAGCATCTGCGTCCGTGCCACTTGCATCGAAACTGGTCGCAATGATGCTTACGATTTGGACTTCTTTGTGTAAGGAGGAGTGACGGATGACGAGTGAAGTGTTTAATGTGGACTGTATGGAGTATATGCGCGGTGTTCCTGACAAGGCGTTCGATCTGGTGTTGGGCGACCCGCCGTATGGACTCTATGCCAGCAAGCCGAAGAAGAAAACCGATGTGGTGAAGCAGAAGAACGGTCGCGTGCTGACTGCCAGGTGTAACGACTACGGCAAGAAGAACTGGGATACGAAGATACCGCCGCAGACGTTCTTCGACGAGTTGCGCCGCATCAGCCGACATCAAATAATCTTCGGTGCCAACTATTTCGGACTGCAGGGCGGCATGATTGTCTGGGATAAGATCAACGGTGACAGCGACCAGATGGGATGTGAGATAGCCTACCAATCGTTCAATACTCGCACGGACATCGTTCACTTTATGTGGAACGGAATGATGCAGGGCATATACTGTGGCCGCGATGCGGGCAAGGCAATGGTTCAGCAGGGTAATAAGACCCTGAACGAGAAACGTATCCATCCGACGCAGAAGCCCGTTGCGCTATATGCCTGGCTGCTGAGAGAATATGCCAAGAATGGCTGGCGCATCTTCGACCCGATGATGGGCAGTCAGTCAAGCCGTATCGCCGCCTATAAGACCGGCTTCGACTTCGTTGGCTGCGAGATAGACAGGGAGTATTTTGACAAAGGTTGTGAGCGATTCGATGCGGAGTGCCTGAACCGCACAAAGATACCCACAGGCCAGATTGTCGAGCAACTATCACTATTTTGAATATAAAGAAAGAGTAGCCAAACTGCTCAATAGTATTAACAATAAAAGTATCATTTATGCAAAACTTTGATGAATTGGCTGAGGGGTATCTCGGCCTGGTAGAGAAACAGAAAGAGAGTGAGGGCAAGGCCGTTGACAGCTTTACCCGTGGTGACATGGAGACGTGCTACGTCAGCGGGGCACAGTCGATGGAGCAGTTGCAGGAGGGCTTCGAAGGCACCTTCGGGCAGGCCATCGGCTCGCTGAAGCACGGCTTCCTGGTGCGCCGCAAGGGGTGGAACGGCAAGGGTATGTTCCTCTTCATGCGTCCTTGGGACTCGCTGAAGGACGAGTTTATCATCGACACCGTGAAGTCGCTTCCCTTCAACTTCAAGGAGTGGGTCAAGGCGCATCCCAACGAGTCGGGTGAGCGATTCTTTACCCAGTACATCTGCACGAAGGCTGCCGACGGCTCCGTTGTCAACGGCTGGAATGCAACGCAGGTTGACATGCTATCCGAGGACTGGGTGCTGGTTGATCCTATGAAGTAATCCACCAAAAGGAATAAAGGCCGTCCCGTAAGGGTGACACTCCGCGAGAAGCATCGGCGAAGCTGAAACGCCATAAACACAGAGCATATATGTGATGCACGGCCTTTTCCTTTATGTTGAACAAGAAAAGAAGGACTAATTATGGGACGCATTTATTTAGACTCACTATCTGCAGGCACACGACTTGCGCTTAAAGGCATGAGATACTCTTTTACGCTGCAGTCTTCAGAAAGAGATGGCGACAGGTGCATCTTGCATGGCGAGCACGAAGGAAGAAATATCCATGTGGTGTGCGCTGTTAGTGGCAGAGGACTTTTAGGTGTGATAAAGATTATAGAGGAGGATTGACGTATGAACTGGTATATCAACAGCTGTGATGGCATCTATAACTCCTTCGACGTGCATTTCACGTCGGAGTGCGACAACCGTTGCAAGCATTGCATCGACGCAAAGTACGACGGCAAGGGTATCAAGAAACCAGATGCCCATGCCATCGCCAAGACAATCATCGACAATCAGGAGGGCTTCGAGGACGTGCTGTTCCTCGGTGGCGAGCCGTGCCTGCATCTGCCGGAACTCTGCGACTGCATCCGCATGATCAAGCAGGAGACATGGCTAAAATGCTATGTCACCACATCGGCACCAGCTACCTGCCATAGGCTATACCCGAAGTTCGTGGAACTGCTGGAGATAGCTGACGGTGTGAATATCTCGGTGCAGCACTACCGTGAGGATGTGGCCGACCAGATACGCGGCACACGCTCTACTTACGACCGCCAGGCATTCTATGCCTCGTTGCCGTATAAGCGGAAGATACGCATCCATTTGAACATCGTGCGTCCTTACCTCTGCGAAAAGAATGACATACTGGAGTGCCTGGGCCACTACGACTATATGGGCTTCCCTGTCATCAAACTCTCGGAGTTGCAGCGTGCATCGGACAGCTACGCATCGTTCGAGCAGATTATGGATGTAAAGCTCCCGTCACCATACGCTCACGGCTGTCAGACGTGGTTTAATATGCGGCAGTTCATTGCAGACTATCAAGGCCGTCTGCTGCTGAAACGCTCGTGCTTCCTGAACGAAGAATCATGCAAGGCCAGTCTGATGGACGGTGTGAAGGTGATACGCAAATGTTTTGTAAAACCAAAGCCACAGCACTACGCAGTGGTATATGAAGATGGCTCACTCTCGAACGGGTGGGTATAGTATAAACAAAATAACAACAAGATTATGTGGACAAAGTTTTTGAGAAACCTGATGGCGCAGAACGCGCTGAAGATGAGCCACTGCTCCAGCGGTGGCGGGTATGACGGCGGTTGTCACTGCTCTCATAGTGGCGAAACACTCTATCGCAAAGTAGGCTATGGCCATTGCGCCACCTACGAGCCTGTCAATCATGGTGTCGGACATTGCGGATAGGAGGACCGACGAATGAACTGCACATGCGCCAACTGCCTGAATGCCTACAATTCGCCCTACCACGAACTGCCTCAATGCTACAACAAAGATTGGTTGTATCAGGAACAGGATGCGGACTGCTCAGTACGCCCGGACGAATCGTGTGGCACATGGCAGCGGCGCGGCGAGAATCAGCCGCCCGTGAAATTTCCACGTGCGGTGCAACTGGAATTATTTTAAAGAATAACAACTGAAATAAAAAATGTATGAAGAAAGGCTTACCAATTAGAAATGTTACAATCGATCCGATGGGTGGCGAAATGCGCCATCGGACAGCTGAATACATGAAGAGCATCAATTGTGGCGCACGGTTTTTTGGCGACGATGCCTTGATAAAGGTGACGAATGAGACGTGGCCAGATGGAACAGAAGTCGTGGTGTGTTGTCATAAGGAAGACAGGGAAGCTGTGAGTCGTGTGGTTGAGCAGAAGGGATACAAGATAGCAACCTTTGTCGATGTCGATGATGATTGGCTCGGCGAAATGGTTGTAAAGCGCGGCCAGTATGTTATGACGAAGAAGGAGCCAATCCACTGGAACTTCGCCGACGCTAAACGTCCATTTGGCATTTTTGAATCCGCCCATGAGGCGATGCAACGTGGTATGGCAGTAGCCGACAGTGTATTTTGGAGAAAATCAAACAAGGAGGAAAACGCCAAATGAACCAGATGTATAAACAGATGAATGCCATGCTTGGCAGGGGATTCGGTAAAGATGCGCAGATTCAGGCCCTAATGGCAGCTCAGAAGAACAACAAGCGAACCTTCATTGATCAGAGTCGCTTTGACATGGAGAGGGCGATGGAGTTGACTCGAATGCTGGCCGAAGACGATGAGAACCTTGGCAGAATAATCCATCCGCTGCCATACGCTGAGATTAAAAACGACACCGAGGCTACGTTGAATATCGTGATGCAGGCACTTGGACTCTACACGTTCCCGACAAAAGAGTTGACCGACTGGCTGCACAACGAGATTGATGATGATCCAGAGTTGGAACCTCATTCGGCTATCGAGATATGCTGTGGAACTGGTTGGATTGGTCGCACACTTGGCATACCCATTACAGACAGCCGTATGCAGGAGCGTGATGATATCCGTGAACTCTATCGGCGTGAGGGTGCCATGACCATCAGCTATCCTATGGATGTTGAGCCACTTGATGCGCTTTCGGCCATCCGTAAGTATGAGCCGGAGTATGTTATTGCTTCGTACTGCACGTGTCTCTATGGCACTGGTGGCTCAAAGTATGATAATTCTCTCGGTGTAGATACCCGATGGGTACGCTCACACTGCCGCCGTTTCTATCACATCGGCAATGATGACATTCATAGCCGCGACCCGTTAATGAAGATGCCACATAAGCGATTATCCTTTGACTGGCTCGTTACACGTGGCGACTCTTCAAAGGCAAGGATTTACGTTTGGGAGAATAAAATGTACTAAAGGAATAACAACAATTATGAAGAAAGAAGAACAGAAGATCAAGTATTGCTTCGGGCTTAGCCAGGAGCGTTGCGGCACGGACACGTTTGATACGATTGACGAGCTGCTGGTGTATGCCGAGGATTGCTACAAGAATCCTGATGGCGATTATTGGGATGAAGATATGAACGACTACACAGACGTTATCTTCATAGGCATTGCCTGCGAGGTAGAGCCGAAGGACGTTGCGCCATCGCTGGATTGGATTGCCGACAGCATGACGGACACGTTCTACTCTGAGCATCCGATTGACGATGACCAAGACGTGCAAATTAACAACCGACAGGAGGGTGAAAAGGCATGGGCCGAGTTCGTGACAAAGTATTTCGAGCTGCCTTGCTCGATTACGGCTACGTGGATTGGCACGTATGACATCAAAGAGCACAAGTGGATTGAGCGTTACGACCAAGAGAAAGCATAGCCTATGGGAGTCATGAAACAGCAGGGCTTGAAGAAAGAAGAGTTGACTGAACTGTCAATACAGAAGCGACTCAACCACTTCTTTGCCACACATAAATACAAAGCAGACGGGCTGTATGTGTTCTCGTGGGAAAGCGACAAGCTCATTTGGACGCGAAGCGGATACATCTACGAGTTTGAGATCAAGATAAGCCGCTCCGACTTTAAGAACGATTTCAAGCACAAGAAGGAGAAGCATATCGTGCTGGCATCGACCATCGCCCGCGACAAGGCCAAGGAGATACAGATGTCGCTCTTTGAGGAAAAGGAAAAGAATCATCCTAACCACTGGAGTCGCGAAGCGCTTGAACGTTACTATGGCGATATTGACCAAATGGCTAAAGGCAAGCGGATGCCCAACTATTTCTACTATGCCGTGCCGAATGGGATGATAGAGCCAGACGAGGTACCGCCATACGCAGGACTGATATACATCGATAGAGAGTACCACTATGTGGCGCAGTCGTTCCACATTGTCAAGGAGGCCCCGTGCCTGCACAAAACGAAGTACACCGATGCCGAGCTGAACCTTGGCGAGAAGTTCTATTACAACTGGCAAACCGCACTTCGCAACCTGCACGACGCATGGAAGAGAGCTGAGACAGCAGAGGGAAAGCTGCAGCGAGAGTTGAACCGCCAGCACCACGACCGCACATGGGAGGACCTGGAACGAGACCTGGAATACAACAAGGAGCGTAGCGACCGATACAGCCGATTATACTACGAATATCAGCACAATGCCCTCATCGACCGTCAAGAGATACGATTGTTGCGCCGTGAACTATTGAAGCTCCAACCCGATTTTGACTACAAGGCTATCGAGCAGGAGGCTGAGCGATATCACGGCAAGCGTCATACGCTCGAAGAACTGACATGACAGACAAAAAATAGATAACCCTATTTATAAACCCTTTAAACATTACAACAATGAGAACAAAAACAGCAATTTGGTTTGAGTGCAAAATCCGTTACGAGAAAGTGATGGAAGACGGACTGCAGAAGAAAGTGACTGAACAGTATGTCGTTGACGCATTGTCGTTCGGCGATGCAGAGAACCGCATCGTGGAAGAGATGTCGAGCTACATCAGCGGCGAGTTTGAAGTAAAGGACGTGAAGATGGCCACCTACAAGGAGGTGTTCTTCTGTGATGATGCAGATGCCGACAAGTGGTTTAAGGCAAAGCTCCAGTTTATCACTATCGACGAGAAGACCGAGAAGGAGAAACGCTCCACCGTTTACTACTTGGTACAGGCCGCCTCGTTCGACGGAGCCGTCAAGAACATCAACGACGTGATGAACGGCACGATGATTGACTACAACAAGTCGAACATCAGCGAGACGAAGATCATGGATGTGTTTGAGTACACTAAGAAGGAGTCTGATGGTGAAGACAAAGATTGAGTTCAAACAGTTTCACGACGCTTACGGCAAGGCTTACGGCGAGAAAATCGACCGTATAGCCGCCGAGCGTGCGTGGAAACGACTCAACGACCACGACCGCCGTGCTGCCATTGCCGGCATTGCTGCCTATCGTGACTACTGCCGTAGCAAGGGCATTGCCATGAAGTACCCCAGCGGCTATCTGAACCTGCATAGATGGGAGATTGAAGAGGTGGATAATGGCGTAAGCCAAAAGACTACCGGAACAAAAACGGAACATTCTGATCCAGATGCCCTTGCGGATATGGACGAATGGTAGTAACTTTGCAATGTATCACTAACTCAATAACGACAATGGCGAAACATAAAGACCTGCAGCCGTGGCTCGATTATTTCGATATGCTGCATACTTACGAAGAGAACGGCTTCCTGCTGATGAAGCCTGATGAACACGAGGCTTATGTCACACAGCCTGCACTCTATACGCTGTCGGCGCGCGCTGCACGTATAGCCGTCACGCCCGACAATGCAGAACTGTTGCAACAGCAGTTGGCCGGCGACATGCCTGGCATCCTGCGCCGCCTGCGTACTTACGCCGGGTGGAAGAGTACACAGGGTCGCGGTTATCTCAGTCTGCCGTTCTCACTTCACGTGATTATGCCCGACGCACCTTACGATCCGATATGTACCTTCCTGATGACACGCCGTCGCCGTTGGTGGTGGCCGTTGAGAAAATTGGACTGCATCGAGATTATTCCTTACAAGGATTAGAAAATGGAAGACAGTAGACAGTTTTATCAGGTCATTCATGACCACTACAACCTCCGCACCTCCGACCATCTGGAGCATGGCTATGAGGAAGAAAGCGAATACCGAAAGGCATTGCGTCTGCTGGTTGGGCGATGGCGCGACCGTATTGGCGAAGCTATCGACGAGCGTCACGAGTTCCTACTCCTACGCTTCCATGATACGCCAGGTGGTGTACCCGACGAAGCATGGTTGCCGCGTCTGGTGCTGAAATCTGTTCCGGTTCCCGACTACATGCGTGAAGAAGAGTCCAGTTCTTCAGACAGCATCAATGAAGAACTTGATAAAGCCTTCGGTTTCGATTGAAGGCCCTACCCTACAAGAAAAGACCGCTATCCCTCTCGGACGGCGGTCTTCTCTTTAATAACTAAAAACCTAAAACTATAAATATTACTACTAACCTAAAACAATTTCTGTAATGTCGCCACATCACTTGCCAATGAAAAACACTTCTATTATCAACTAACTATTCATTACTTACATTCTCCTTATCTTCGATGCTTGGCTGCTCTGTTTCCACGTCGCTCATGTTTGGCTGACGTGCGTCGCGGTCAAGCGTCATATTTCCCTGCAATACCTTTCCTGGGTCAATCTCCTTGTAGCCACCGGCTACCGTCAGCTTGCAGACAATAATCATGCCAAAGGGCACTGCGAGCAACAGCGGATAGATGTCCGTCCACCACTCATGCGGAATGGCTCCACCTATCACCATGATCTGATTAACGCCGAATGCCGTCACCATGACGCAGCAACACAGTACCACCAACTGACGGAAAAAGCGGGGCATCTTTCCAACCCAGCGTCCTTTCAGTTCATTGCCCTGTCGTTTTATCTGTTCTCCCATTACAGATCCCTCTCTATTTTAATCCCTTTGTCAGAAGCAAGGATAAGTCTGCTTAGTCCGTTTAAGTCGGCTGCCAAGCCTGATATGCTCGCCTTGACAGACCCGACCTCTTTCAATACGCCAGACTCCATCGCGCTGATGCGGTCGAGGATGTCGTCCTGCTTCTTCGACTGTGAGTCCTGTCGCTTCTGAATGTTTACCAACGTTGTTTCCAAATTCTCTACGGTGTTTTCGAGCACTGCCACACGGACCTTCAGCGTGTGGTTTTCGCGCCACTGCCATACTACGGCTCCAAGAAGTACCGGAATCAGATATGGCCAGATGTCTATTACTAATTGATTCATTCTTCTATGTTTTTGTTTGCAATATACTCATTTGTTGTATCTTCGTCAAGGGCAAGTTGAACCCAATTAACCCTCTAACGCCAACGTTACCGTGAAATCCACATGTGGCATCTGCTGTTTTGTCTTGTCGTAGATGTCGATGCTTTTCTTCGATGCTTCTACGATGACCGGCACATAGCGGCCCTTGTAGAGCATCCACCACTGCTTGGCCATTAGGAACTCCAGCGTCCACCATTCGGCCCAGTCTCGCGTCTGATACCCAGACGACATTCCCCAGCTTCTTCTTCCTCCACTTGCTATTGCCATAAGCGAACGTTCTGGCTTGAACGTCGGACGTCCTGCGCGGGCATACTGCTGTGTTTCCACCGTGATGTTCATATCCTCTTCCATCATTCCGCTGCAGGTCTCTACGGCTCCGCGACGGTTCACGAACAGGAAGTCAACATACGGACGGTAGTCACGCAACACAATGGGTGCATGGGCCGACTGTCCGTCTTCAGCCGTAATGGCTTTCGATGGGTAAAACAGCGAGCGCGTTGCACCCTCCTGTACATCTACCCACGATGTGATGCTATCCTCTCCTACCAGCTCAGGTGAACTGGTTGGCTTCGTGCTGGCATCGCCATTACGCAGATTCGTATGTTCCAGATGCGACACATCGGCATCTTCCTTGTTTGCGATCAGCGAACGCTCCATCTCCGTCATTCCTCCCAACAGGCACTTACCTCCAGGAATCAGTTTATTGCCATTGTCGTCTGTGCATTGCGTCGAGGTAAACACGCCTCCGTCGTCGCTCGAAAGGTATTCGGTGAATATCTCCAGCGTGTACGAACGCATGGCACGCGACTGTTCCTTGGCCGCTACGCTGGTAGCGGTCGTAGCCGCCTGCGCCTTGCCTACTTCATCCGTATAGTCGTAATCGCTCCATATAGCCCGAAGTGCCGACTGGATATTAAACTCTATGCTCGACTGTCTGCCCGTGTCCTGATGGAAGTCGCCCACACGTTTACCGCCATAGTTCACGTACACCCTGACGATGTTAAACGGTGAACTGGCTGGCCATTGGAGTCCACTGATATTGATGATGACGGGAGCATCGGCAAAGTACGTCTTGCCGTTGCCGAACATCCCTGATACTGTTACTATGTTTGCCATAACTTGAAACTAAATATACATAATCTCCATTGTCACATTCCCCAGTCCTGTCTTGTTGTTAACGGAGTACTGCATCTTGCGTATATATCCCGTGATGTCGCCGATAGTCACCTTTTTGTTCTTGTCGATGGCCAGCAACTGTGCCAGTTCCATGCGCACCGTGCGGTTGGCTATGCGGGCGTTTCTGATCCAAAAACTGTACTCCTTGTAGAACTGGTCTATCAGTCCACGACCACGCAGATTCGGATTGCTGATTTCCAGATAGCGGCGGTTGGTGGCGCTCTCTGGCTGCTTCGGGTCAAAGTACGGATTCAGTTTCTCGGCACGCAGTTTCAGCGAGAAGCGTCCGTCCGTAACACCCAGTCCGTTGTCAAGATCACGCTCTGTAGCATAGCCGTAATAGACGGCTCTCAGATAGGCGAGGTCGCTCCAGTTCGGTGGGTTGACGGCATAGATGAGTCTCAGGTTATCGTGGTTCACAAGGTCAAACTGGTATTGGTTCCACAAGTTGAGAATGTATTCTTTTAGTTCTTCTCTGGTGTAAACCGACGGTCCCATATACGAACGGGTGGAAGATGCAGCTATCGGAGTGGCATAGACATTCACGTATCCTTCAGATGGAGAGTTGATGACCAGCTTGTAGTAATAATACTTGGCTTGTCGTGTCAGGTCGCCGCTGACCTCCCATCCTGCGTTGGCAAGTTCCTGCACCGTTACCGGCCATCTTGGATCAAGTATGGTGTTGGCCGTATCAGGATAGCGCGAACGGATTTCCGACTCCGCTTCTGCAGAATCAACATGTATCGTTCCGTTGTAATCCCACTCGTTGCCGTAGTTGTCGCAGGTGTCAGGGTGGGCAGATACATTGCTGCCTGGCATCACCTCCCACGTATTGTTTCCTTCTCCATCGTCCGGGTCAGCCGTATATTCCACGTGCATATCGCTGCCACTGCCGCGCATGATGCCAAGCGTCAGGCCCCAGTCCTTTGTCTCAATGGGTGTCACGCCATCGTCGTTCGGCTCGAAGTTGTCCTGCAGGTACAGTCGGTAGCCTTCGTTGATGTGACCGTCAATATTGAAACTTACGGGCCAGTGGATGTCAAAGGAATCGTAGTATTTATAGTCATGACCGCCTTCGCCATCGTAACCATCTCTTTCTAACAAGACTCTACTTGTAAGATTGATGTTCAGTCCGTTTCGTCTTGCAAACATATCCGATGCAATGGCAAACTCACCAGGCTTGACGATGCCGTCATCCGACGTCATCTTAGAATCGGACCCCGGACCGTGTTTGGCATACAAATCGTCAACACTGTACATTGCATCCGCATCGTCGTATGACTTAATGTTTGGCTGACCTTCCTTTGGCAGGTCTTCCAAGTCTGGACGGCGCGGCCGCATGGAAGCATCAACAAACAAGGCGTATCGCTGCTCCTCAGATTCTCCGTCACGCTGTTTCTCGAAGTTCACATCGTTCATGATCGCTGGAGCAAAGCCAACCTGAATGGTCTCAATCGTTTCCTCTTCGCCCGTGCAATCGCCATCCTCTGCATCCATGTATCCTGCGTACTCGAAGAGCGACGGATGCAATTCGTCGTATCGCTTTGCATCCTTGTCAACCTTGATTCCAAAGGCGTCGCCTGTCTTCGGGTCAACATAACAGGTCTTGTCGAACGCTGACACCTTGTGGATAAGGCTGCCGTAGTCGGCATTCAGATTCCAATGCGAATAGTCGTGTTTGTCGCTGTCGTCAACCCATATTTCCTTCTTGTGCGGCAACTTGTCGGCAAAGCCCTTATAGTAGAATGTCGTGTCTTCGCTGTCTCCGTATGTCATGCGGAAGCCGCGAATACAATTCTCCAGCTTCCCCTCAGAAATAATCTCGCACTCGATATTCTGTACATCATCGCTACGGAAGATGTTACGCAGTAGCACAATGCGGACGCGCTGATAGTTGTCGGTAAACAAGAAGCGCACGCCAAAGCCACTCTCTATAGCCTTGATAACCTCGCTGATGTCCGCGTTTGGGAAACATTCGCTGGTGGCAATGGCATCGTGCAGGTAGCGGTTTTTTGCCAATGACTTATTACCGTTATATCCGTCGTAGTATGCCCTGACAGAATCGCTCATACCTGCTACCTCCTTCACTTTAACAATAATTCGGTCAATTTGAAGGTTTTCTATTTTCCTGTCAATGGCTATAACATCTTCCGGTGCAACGTCATTATGGTCGTATGAAGGTGTTCCGACGGTGATTCCAGAACTTGTAAAACCACAGTCTTCAGGCTTTGTGATTTTCTGCGGGCCATTGAACCTCTTGCCATCCTTTTCGCCGAAATATTCAGGAACCAAGTCACCGCCACTTCCGAACTGATACTTCCCGAGCGACCAGTCGTATTTGTTCGGATTACGCAAATACTTCGGCTCTTTATAGGCACAGTTGGTGTTTACAAAGAACAGTCGGCGAAGGTCTTCAACGTCCATCATCTGATTTTCGTCGATATGAATACCGAGGTGTTTCATCAGTGATTTGATCCAGTAGATGACGAAGAAATTAGGCGCAGAGTTTACGCGGTTGGCAGGCATCACGTCATAGCCGCGTTGCGCTTCCGGCTCGCTTGCGTAATCGTTATAGGTGCTTCCGTCCTGGTTCTTTTTCAAGTAGCCGGACTTCTGATAGCAGAGGGCAATATTGCAATACGGGTGTGCATCGTCGTATGGCGTGTCGGTGTTCAGACAGTTTATCTCTTCATCGTTGACACCTGTCTTCCAGTTGTCGAACTTTCCTTTCGGGAATACCATTCGCGGATATTGCTGAACAGAATTGCCGTCTTCTTCACCGTCAAACGAGAAGGGTGTCAGCTCTGGATCTTCATCGCCAATCTCTACGGCATGAACCGTATGCGTAACGACCGATGGGTACGATGTGCTGCCGTCAGAGAATACAGCAGAAGCCGTGAGCTTCAAATTGGTACATGCCCAACGTTTGCGCCACAATGCCACGCCAATTCTCACGTCGCTCATCATCGGCACCTGGTTTGCCTTGGCACCCTCTATCATCTCGTCGAAGGTCTTCTGGCCGCTCTCAAAGCCTACGTCCACATTGCCCTTTGCATCCACTTCCACCTCATCGTCCAGTTTCAGATAGCCATAGTAGAGAGCCACCTCCTCTACCCACAAACGCGCCCGGCGCTTGTTGATCTGCTCATGCAGACGACTCCCGTGCATGTCACCTGCCGTGCCGAAGATGTGGGCATTGGCACGGACGTTCAGCGTAAACGAATGGCTCCACACGTCACCGCTGGCGAAGACTTCGCTGGTATCGGTAATCGTGATGCTGGCATCCTCTGGCAGCCAGGCAAATTTACTGCCCGTGCCTTCGAGGTCGAAGATTTCAAGTCTGAGATGTTCCATATTTATATTTATTTTCCTCCAATATCGTCATTCCGCACACAAAAGTCAAGGGCAAATAGCATCGGTTCAGGTTGCCCTTGACTTTATTTCTCCTATATAGTATATTGCGGGAAAAAGAAAGATATGCCCCGCACCTCTGCCGTACACTACATAGCGCCCTCTGCCATCAGCATTACGCCGAACGCCAACAGTTCGGCTAACGACCTTGCTGTCTTTGTGGCCCGTGGTGCGAAAATCAAGGTGTACAGTCAGGGTATTGTTGAACTGGGCTGGGAAGACGGCACCTTCCAGGAATGGACGCTTCGCGGACGTAACCGACAGTTGACCGACAACACGAAGCCCTATACCATCTATGCCAGACTGCCGAAATCGAACAAGGCGAACGGCTATCTGGTGTTTGCACAGAAAGACCGTCGCGATGAAGGTTGGCAGGACAGGTACTGCTACGTGACACAAAACGGTCTGTCGCCGCAGTATATCAGCGGCAAAGGCGGTGCCAGCGTGAGGGACAACATGAACTGGTGGATCAAGTTGGGCGAGGTCAGCCTGCCTGAGAACAACCAGCGTACCGTTACGCTCGACACGGGTATTCTGGGCACCGACCAGTATAACAACGACTGGAACCTGAACCCTGACGAACTGCCGCTGCGCATCGAACTCGACTGTAGCATCGACAGCAAGGATGCGGGCAACCGCCCCTACGTGGAATGGGGACAGGAGCTGATTATGCGCGCCCGTCTGGTGGAAGGCTGGACCGACACTGATGTGGCCCGCTTCGACCACTGGGAGATTCGCCGTAATACAGGCGACGATACCGATGATGCCCGCTGGAACGCACTTGACCGTTCGACAGGATTCGGTCGCAACGGAAACATCACCCTGAGTCATGCCCGTGGTGCGGGCGACGATTTCAACGGAGCGGTATCAACCACCTTTACCATCATCGCAATGGGCACGACCGACGAAGGCGGTTCTTCTTCGTCGGATTCGTCGTCTTCATCATCTTCCTCTTCATCAAGCAGCAGCGACGGGCTTGTGCCTATTGCTGCCACCACCCTGAACGTCATGACCGAGACGGTGGAGCAGTATGCGCTGGAGCTTTCTACCAGCGTCGCCTCATACGACCCGACCACAGACGTATATAGCCCCATCGACGGCATCAAGGTCTGCATCCGTGCCACCGACCAAAAGGGCAACGTGTTCAAGCTGACACGCGGACAGATGGAAAGTGCCGCACTGGCCGTGCAGTATGCACTGGCCGACAGCGAGGCATGGACTACGATGGAGTTCAATGGTGCCGCCACCGAACTGGCTGAGTCTGTGCTTGACATCCGCGTGTTCTACGCCCATCAGAATGTCAACATGCGCATCGTGAAGGTGGTACCAAACAGCGATTCCGACAGTTCGACAAGCAGCAGCTCCGACAGCAATCCAAGATTGGTGGAACTCTACCGCACACCCATCGCCTTTGTCCGCAATGGTGAGGATAGCCGTGAGCGAGAATGGATCTACCTGCGCTCTGAAGGCCCGCTGACATTCGGCGAAGACCCCGAGGGCAACCTGCTGCCCGCTCTGATAAGTGGTGGTGAGGTGGAACCGGCTGGTGCAGCCACCGGTCTTGACACCAACAAGCAGCAGGACGGCTGGGTGCCAAATGGCTGGTGGGACGAGATGCAGGGCACCGACGATACTTACCATTACGAGTACGGAGCCTACCGCGACTGGATACGCAACGAGGCTTCCAGCAGCTCTTCATCGAGCGAAAGCAGTACGTCGGACGACGAGCGTTCTGGCGGTCATTGGGGCGAGTTCACCACACCGCGCATCTGGAGCTACTATGCCGAGGACGCCGTCATCTACCGCTGCCGATGGACGCTCAACGGCGTAGAGGTGTTCCAACTGAAGGCCGCCTATAGCGGAGCCTTCCGTGGCACGCTGCCGTTGGTGGCCACACTGATGAAGCGTGTGGGAAACAACCCTGAGCAACAGGTAACGGCTACCTCTTCCATCGTCACCGTCAACTTCGACGGACTATCTGCCGAGTCGCAGCCGTCACCCTATAACGTCACCAATCCGCAGTTCACCATAGGCAGCGGTGAAGGACAGCATCCTGAGTTCGTGCCGTTCCTGAGCAATGTCGCCCTGAGCGCCATCAACATCACCTTCAACGTCGGAGGCGAACCACATGTGTTCAGCATCCCCGTCATCCGCGAGGCCGACGAAGACTCGGTGAAGGACACCATCGACCAGTACGGCTCGACGCTGTTCCTCTCGAAGCTCCACGATGACATTGCTGCCGGAAAGATAACCTTCCAGGATATCGCCATGTTCCTGCAGGGCTTGAAGATTGGCGGTGCCAGCAGCCTTTACGGCATTACTGGCAGCGGCAATGCCTCCTTTGCGCAGATTGTCTTTGATACAATCCTGAAATCGTTCGGTGCCAACCCGAGCTTCATCGGCGGCAACGGCATCCACATGGATGCGTCCACCGGCCATATCGCCACCGACTCGCTCGATGTGCGCGGCTGGATGCGCATCATGGAGCTGATCATTAACCGCCTGCAGCTCATGGAAAGCGACTACTCGTTTACCGAGGGCGCAACCACCGAGCACTTCGACATAGGCCCCAACGGCAACCACATGACCGTCACCGTGCATAAGGAGCACGACAATGACTACCTGCCGTTCTATCCTGGCGACATCCTGTATGCCAAGATCAACGACCTGCTGCCTGCAGGACAGGTGCCAGACGGTCATACCGCCACAGAACACGGCTCGTACTACACCGTGTGGGTTCGCGTGCTGAGCACCAACATGAACGACAATACAATGGTCCTCGTGCCTTACCTCGGACGTAATGCCGAAGGGCCGATAGTGCCGGGTGCCGTGAACTTTACGCCGCAGGGAATGGGAATCAGCGGGGCTGGCGCACCGGCAGGCAGCGATTTCTACACCTCCTACAACGAGGCGCTGCAAGCCGAGTATGCACTATACCCGGAAGGCTATGACAAGGCCATCACATTTACACGACACGGCAACGTGGCCGACGGCATCGACCCCGCAACGGGGCTGCCCTCTGCCAGCATACTGTCTTCGCAGAAAAACCGCCAGCAGGCATGGGTACTGTCTACCACCGACAAGCGTCTGACATTCTTCTGGAATGTTGACAAGCCAATCGTAGATGAAGACAACTACGCCCTGTGTCTGGGCATACTGCCACAGCTCAGCTGCCTGCCTTACGACTCGAACGGAAATCCCGTATGGAACGTAGACATGCCGTCGTTGTTCGTCAACACCGTCTTCTACAGTCACATGCACCGCATCAACTGGCCTGCCAAGGTTGTTAAGGAAGACCGTGGGCAATGGACGGCTACGCCAAAGGCAACCTATACTGGCGTGACGGGAACGCGGACACCCGACGGAACGCTTGACAGTGCCATAGCTACAGCACTCGGATGGACGGGCACGTCGCCACTCTCGTTTACGGAGGGTCAGGAGATTGACGAACCCTATCACTTCAAGGCCATCACCCGCAACCGCTGGATCAGCATGCGCCTGTCTGCCGCCCATAACAGCCTCTCAGACGCCAACCTTTATAAGAAGATGACGAAGGAGTGGACTGAGGAAAACGACCTGGAGACCAGCCGCGTGTGGAATGGTGGGAAATTGTGGGAAGCACTTGTAGACTGTCCATCCCAGCAGCCTTCATATAACAGTTCACAGTGGCAATATATTTCCGGGACTGGAATATGGGATATGCAGTTCTGTGATGCCAACGGTTATCCGTACACCAATGTCATTCCGGCCTGTCCTGGCTATGTGAACCTGACAATATTGCCAAAGGTGATGTGGGGCGATGACGATATGAGTTCAGAAGTGACATCGTGGGCCTGGCATAAATATTTCGCTAACGGCGCGGAAGATACGGGATGGGGTGCTCTTCATGCCACCAGACAGATAACAATCACCGATGCGGATATGCCTGCTGCATGGAGCCGTCAGAACCCCGTTATCTTTGAGTGTGTGGCAACGTTAAATGGCGTTGATATTCAGATAGTAAAGACTGTTGGATTTGGAACGTAAACAGAAATAAATATGAAAAGAATAAATGCAAGCCAGATGAACGTCGATTCCCTCTACTCTCCGTTGAGCGAGATGGTAGAGATGGTATGCGTTGGTGGCCGTTCGCTTGAGCAATGGTACTATGTGACTGCAGGATTGTGGTCGCCGAATCGCCGCACGGTTCCTCTGACGCTGCGCCCGACGGTAAACGTGACCGACCCGGACACAGGACGTGCATACACGCCGACGTTGACAGGTTCCCTATGGTACTACCGTACACATGGTGCAAGCAGTTGGACACAGATAACAAACACGACTGAGAGTGCCGATGCACCATTCACGAAGAAATCAAATCACGATCTGGTTGTACGTGCCAATTTTACTGCTGAGATACGCTGCGACCTTGTGTATGCAGACCCTCGCAACGGGCTCTCCGTAAACACTACCGTTTATGCTACAATCATCACCAACGAGGATTCTGACTCTGTTTACAACGTGCATATCACGACAGATGCAGAAGGCTATGAGTTTTCTCCGCTGACAGAGGACAGTTCTTTGAAGACGCTTCATGCCCATGCGACGCTTGGTGAAAGCAACGTAAGTTCACAGGTCATTTTCCAGTGGTACACTTTGCAGAACGGTCAGGAAACCCTGATCGGCACAGATGACCCTGCATACGTTTCAGGTCAGGGTACGGCGACGCTCACTATCAATGCACTGTTCGCAGAGAAGTTCCCGATCATACTACGAATAAAGCGGAACAGCAATGCTGACTTAGAGCCTTGCCGCGACCAGATCGCAATAGTATGGCGCATACCGAATATGACAGGTGAGGTGTATTCTCCGCAGGGAGCAGCCGTAAAGCCAGATACAGGTGGGCAGATGGAATTTCTGCCCATCTACCATACGTCGCAGGGAACGCTGCCAGACCAGAAGGTGCGCGAGAACCTGCGCATCAAGTGGAGCCGACGTAACTCGGCAGGAGCATTCAGTAGCGTTGGCTGGGGATTTAACAATCTTCAACAGGTGAACGATTTGAGGACAAACGGACAGACATCAACGCTAATGCAGGCCGAAGCCTACTTGCGCGGACCGTACAGACAGGTTGTGTCTGGTAACAAGGGCGTCACCATCACCATCGACGGAACCACCTATAATGTTGTGGAGCGTGAGATAGAAGACGAATAAACGATAAGGAGATATAAGATATGATAGACGATACCATCTACCTGGCCACCGCTAATGTGGCACAACGCGCAGGAGTCTATGAGACAGCCTACCAAGTAAAGGACGGTCGCTTTGTGGTTGACCGTAATGACATACGCCGCATACGATTGACGGGCGACGAATATCTGACAGGAATACAGGGTATTGAGAAAATCAGTCAGCAGCAGGCAGAGGTGCTGATTAGTGAAAACCACTACCGTCGCGCCGGCGACCCAAACGATAAAGAGGAGTAACGACTATGGGAGTAATATCAAGCCAATTCATTGTGACAGCCCTGGAAGACGGCTCGACCATCCACGGCTCGTTGAGCAGCGACAAGACGCTGACGCAAATTGTAGGCACCTCCGTTCAGCCAGATTGGACGCAGGCTGCAAACCAGCCAACCATCACCCTGCGTGTGATGAAGGGTGCATCGTATCTGACCGCCCAGCAGTACAAATGGTATATCAACGGCACGGAAATCACCGACAGTGATAGTCGGTTCCAGAAAGGGACTACGACAGTCAACGGCATCGTATGCCCTACGTTGAAAATCGTCCAAAACCTTGGAGGCCCAGGCAATCAGGACCTTGACATAATCACTATCGCCGGAAAAGTGGAGTCGAACGGTGCAATGATAGACTTCTCCGCTGGTATTGAAGTGAAGATATCGCGTTCTACCGGTTCGGGATACGTGCCTTCATTGGGCTTTGTAAACGGCAAATCGTGGATTGACACGTCTGGTGAGCGCATCTGCATATATGGCATGCTGGCCACTGAGGAGGGAGCGGTAAGCGGATATACCTGCCGTTGGTACAAAAACTACGACACGGAGATTACTGCAACAAGCGGCACAGGTTCTTATGTAAGCACCGTTACCATCGGCGGTGTGACCTATCCATGTCTTTATCTGGCAGAAGGAGACGTCGATGACTTTACCGTGTTGAGATGCGAATACTATATCAGCGGTACATTGGTAGCACAGGAGACCGCAAATATTGATGACGAACAGGATCCTGACCGCATGTATATCACCTATGGTGCCAACAGTGCAGCCTATGAGGGTACGCCTGCGTCGCTGAAAAGCGGCAGCGTGACGTTCAATATATGGGTGGCAGGCAACGACGATCCTGCTAATGCAGCAATCATGGCAAAGTACACCAGCTATAAGGTCATGCTTCTTGACAGTCAGGGGAACGTCATCACTGGCTCTGTTTCCGGATTTGATGCAGCCGACGCACAGGGCTACCGCACTCTTCCGGTCAGCAGTAACAAGACGTCGGCCACCATCAGTTATGAACAGGTGGTATCTTACGGAGGAAAGATAACAGGTATCGTTAAGGCTTCGACCACATAAGAAATAAAAATATGGCAGGAAAGACCATAACATCACAGTTTAGCGTCACCAGTGTAAAAGACGGTAATCCTGGCACTCCTGGAAAGGACGGCAACGGCATCGTAAGCACGGTCCGTACATACGCCATCAGCGCCAATAGTACGAGTGCAAACGACACCGTAGCCCCGAGCGACATTAGCTCGTGGGCGGCTGTAAGCCCTGCAGTGACAGAAGCTAAGCCATACCTTTGGGCAAGGGAAGTGGTGACTTACACAAAATCAGACCCGACGGTCAAATACTACTGCATCGGTGCGCGAGGTGCCAACGGTGTTGATGCGCAGGATATCGAGTGGGTGTATGTGCTCACGACGGATAATGTTGCGCCTGTCATTGTCGCTGAATCAGGCAACGACTATCTTTCTGACGATTACCTGCCGCTTGCAAAAGTAACAAGCGGGAGAATCAAGGGAGGTTCTGAAGGAAACGCAAACACAAATGTAAGATGCACAGACGATCCGCAGGGTGTTGACTCGACTTGGAAATACGAGTGGGAAATCAAACGTGAGAAGGGCCCTGCCACCAACGGTCATCGCGCATGGGTAGCCTACAGCGGTACGCTAACGCTGCACAATCAATACGTGACAAGTCCATATTTTGCAGACATTGACAACGAAATGGTCAGCGTGGCGTGCAGTTATGAGGGTAAGACTACGGCAGCCTTCGATAAAACCATCGGTGTGAAGATGTGGCATGGCTCAGATGAACAGACGCTGACGAAGCTCGTTGCTACGTTTGGCGGTACGTCGGCATCGGCAACCGGATCGACAAACTCCGCATCGGCTACTTCTGGAAACATAAAGATAACCGTCAATAAGTCTTCTAAAACTATCCGCATTGAGATAAGCAATGCCAAGGAAATCGCACAGGTGACGGACATCACCATCACCATAGCCTGCGAGAACAGCGGCGACCAGACACTACACCTCTACGTCAACGGCGTGCGCCCTGGCAACCCTGGAGAAAAAGCTGTCATATACGACCTTGTCCCTTCGGCATCGTCTGTAAAGCGCAATAAGAACAATACGCTCACGCCATCATCGCTGACTTGTGACGTACAGAAGAATGCCGGTTCTGCATCTTCGCGTGCAGCCAGCACAGACGGAACACTCTATTACCGAAAGAATGGTGATATCGCCTCGACCTCAGACGGTACGTCGCTGGCTATCAATAGCGGAAGCATAAGCATTGAAGCGTCCGACACCTATGTTACCTTTGCTTTCTTTGATGCCAGCGGTACACTCCGTGACAAGGAGCGCGTAATCGTAGTCTATGACGGAACTGACGGAATAAATGCGCCATACGATGTAATAACCTATGCAAGAAGCAAAAGCCGTTCAAGCTACTCTGGTAGCAATATCGACACATCTGTTGGTACAAACGGTTGGGCAAGTACGGCTCCGTCCACAACGTCAACATATCCATATATCTGGGAGAAGATTGAACATTACACATGGAGCGGAGGGACAGCTACGCTCAGTTCGACCAGCTATGTTTGCCTGACAGGAGAAAAAGGGCCAGACGGAAAGTCACTCTATGGACTTTCGAGTTCGGCATCGCTTATTACACTGTCAAAAAACTATGCTGGCGTGATCTCCGCATCGCTTTTGTCATACACTATTTCATTACAATACGACGGAAATTCGATTACTTCTATTCCGTCCGGATATAGCTTATGGCAGAGAAAGGATGGCGGATCATGGACTTCTGCAACGCTTGGATCTAAGACAACACTTGCATCAGACAATTTTAACGATGGAGCTGTCGGTGTGATACAATATGCCTTCTGTGTGGGAACAAGTTATGTTGCCGGAAATGTCCTATCTTCTGCATCAGTCAGCGTTCGTTGGGAAATTCAACGCATGCTTATTCCACAAGGGAAATGGGACGAAGCGACAAACTATCAGTTTGCACGTACAGACACAACTACTCCTCTTGTATTTTTGGATGGTAACAACGGTGGTACGTATTGGTACCTTATTGCGGATAACAACAATGCCGGTACGTCTTCTTCACCTTCATGGGTTGCTCCAGGTACGAATGGGAGTATATGGGCGCAGGCTACCAACTACGAGGTCATACTTACAAAGATGATTTTCGCGGAGATGGCACGGCTTGGCTCATACGTTGTTTATGATCGTTTCTTCTTCTCTCAGTACGGCACGTTGATTTACAAAGGTGCCAGCGGGAATACTTTAGAAACAACTGTCAAAGCATCAAACGTTAGTAGTAACTTCAACGGCATAACGCCAATAGTACTGAACGGTAATGAAACAAACGACATCATTGTTTGTAAGGTTGCTTTCTATGCTACGGCCAATGCTCAGATAAAGATTACCTTGACGCCAAGTAGTGAACTGAACTATGATTTCGGAGCAATAGGTGTATTGGGTACAGAATCCTCACCGGGATACTCTAAATGGCTTGAATCGGCAAACGAATCGACTATTAAAAATACTGCGGTCGGTACTTATATGCTGAAAAAGGCAAGCGGAACAACACCTGTTGACACTACCATAACCATACCGTCTGCAGGCGAATATTATATCGAGATTGCCTATGCTTGTGATGTCGATGTCGACAACGATGATACTGCAACCTTTGTCTTTGAGCGCAAGTCTGGTACTGTAACATGGCGTTCGGTAACAAAGGTGGCTGGAAGCCAGTGGATGACCTTTGATGGTAAGGCCGGAAACCTTGTGCCATACGCATGGTTTGATCCTTCAGATCCAATGGCAGAGAATGTTCCTGCCACTGGCTATAAGTTCCGCCCAGCGAAGTGCATCAACGCACTTGCTGGAGAGGAATGGATGGCAGGAGGCAATGTACATGTTAGCCAGGCTGGTGATATAACAATGCAAAATGCGGTAATTGAGGGATCGCTAATGTATCATAAGACTTATGTAGACAAGGCTGGCAACTCTATCACTCCATTTACGATGTGGAGTGTCACTGGCTCTGCAGTTGACGTTGACGGAAGCGCAACAGTTAAAAAATTGACGATGCAATATGATACCATTATCATCGGTGGAAACACAAGGTCAAATTCCTACAATCTCTTTACTAACATTGTAGATACCGGATATACCGTACTTCTGCCGCCTGCCAAGTTCTTCCCTGGCATGCGCTTAAAGATAATTAACGGAACATTTACTGGCGGTAACGGCAATGCAGCAACGCTTAGCCCGAGTCCCATAAATCTGGCGGTTATCTATCGCAGCGACACAGAAGAACTTGTCGATTACATAGATATCAGCTATGATGCAAATATGATTGCAGCAGCTTTGCCTGTCACGTTTAACAATAGTATTGGTGATGACTTTACTTTTGTTGGTGCTCCAGACAGCACAAAACACATAGACTATACGCCTACGACAGCTAATCGTTTTACGGTATTTGGCCTAAAAGGAAGTAGTAACAAAAAGTACAAATCTATAGAGTTGGCAGCACTTGAGAATCCATACGTCTCTGGAACGCACTACTGCTGGATGATTATCAGTACGCAAGAATAAGAGATTATGAAGGCAAATGTAAATTGTGACAAACGAAGAAGCCAAAAGGACAAAGCGCATTTGCCCTTGACTTTTCCGGTCTCATTCCTTATCTTTCGGCATAGGAACTGATTAAAAAAGAACAGACATGGCAAAATTATCATTCAACTATGACGGACAGAGCTATGTATCTGACGTCTTCTCGGGAGGAAAGGTTGTGCAACTGACTTTCCCGATAGAGAGAACCAAAGTGCTTTATCTGGAGACGCGCCTTGGCGTTGGCCTTCCTTGGAATGTCGCCGACAGCCGTATTCTGGAAAAGCAGATGGTGGTCAACGTTCCTGCTGGCGGCAGCGGACAGGAGTACCGTATGAACTGTATCGCAGAGCCTGCATCGGCAGAAATTGTTGCCGACCAGTCGGGCGGCGGAAGCGGTGGCGGCAGCTCGCAACCATCGGCTAACAGTGTAGGTTCCGAGGAAATCAAGGACGGTTCAATCAGGATGGAAGACCTCGACCCAAGCATCGTGACCACACCAGCAGAAGCGCGTCAGATGGTGGCCGACGCCATTGCCGCCAACACATAAAAAGAATGAGCATAAAACTCAGATATAGTTCACTTTATTAACCCTTTAAAAAGTATTTCGCTTTATGACAAAAGACGAGCTTTTATTAAAGATTGTGGCCACCGAGTCATTGGAGGCCGCCATCAATGACATCATCGCGTATGTCAAGCAGAACCGTTCAGCCATCGATGCTAACATCAGCACCGTCAACGGCAAGGTGACAACCCTTATCGGCAGCGATACTGCAAAGAGCGTCCGCACCATCGCTAACGAGGAACTGGCTGCACAGCTGATTCCTGCTAACGCCAAGGAGGCACTCGACACCTTGCAGGAGATTGCTGCATGGATCCAGAGCCACCCGGACGATGCCTCTGCCATGAACACGGCAATCACCAACCTGCAGAACCTCGTTGGTACTCTCCCACAGGACACTGAGGAGACCACCGTCGTGGCTTGGGTAACAGCAGAGCTGGCAGCCCTCGCTTCTCAGATCAGTGGCAAGAACGTCTCTGCATCTGGTGAGACTGGCGACGGCGCCCTCGTAACGGCTTCTGCCTCGAACAATGCCGTTACCGTCGGCACTACCACAAAGCTGAAGAACGCTGTATCTGCTGCTGAGTCAGCTGTTCAGCCAGAAGATCTCGGTCTGCTGACCGTAGCCGAGGCACAGGCTCTCGTGGCCGCTGCCATCGCTGATTCTTCCAGCTCGAACTCCAGCAACTAATTGCGCTCTCTGTGTGCCTGCGGAGGAGTGACGCTCCTCGGGGTGTTTTCTCCGCAGGCTCTTTACTGTCAATTCATAAAGCGAAAACAGATTCTGATTAGATTATGGCAAACGATAACAATAGCGTTTTAACACCGATGCAGTGGCTCAAGCAGAACCTGCAATTGGCGTTGCGCGAGTTCTGGAGCAGCATCACGGCTGTCTTCGCTACCAAACAACAGGTAGCGTCCGACATCGCAACGATTGCTGAAATCGCTGCGCCACTCCATCCCGTAAACATCAACACGCTCACGCCGACAAGCACATTCGTCGCCAATGCCATCATCGGCATCAACGGCGTCATCTACCGTGCAAAACAGGCTACGAGCCATTTCCCTGTGGTGCTGGAGACGAGCGGAGAAGCCCTTGTGGTACAGGTCATCAACGGAAAGAAATCCTTTGTTGTCAGCGATCCGACCGTGCATAGCGACTGGGAGCAGTGGACCGATGCTGCCATTGAGTACTGGATTAGCCAGTTGGCAGCCCGCGCTACGTCGTTGGAGAATGCGGATGTTGCGCTCGCTTCTCGCATTACTGCACTTGAGACAGCACTACAGTCTCGACCAGGCAGTATCACCTATGGCGGTGTGGAATACAGTGCTTCAGACCTGCTGACGGCTATGGCATCGCTTATGACAAAGACCGTTGTTACAGGAGAGTAAGAACCGGCAAAGCGCATAAGGCAAAATGGCTTAGAATATGGTTATTAACAATAATAGAGATTTTAAAAGATTATGGAAACTATCACCCAAACCAATGCGCTGAAGGCCGTACAGTCCGGTCTCACGCAATCCGCACCTGGAGCGACACAGCAGTTAATGCTTTTTAATCCAGATGGCACCCCTGCAAACAAGTGTACTCCGCAACAGCTAATTACGGACGGAGCATACCTTGGTGGTGGATATGCTACCTGTGCAACAGCTGCGACAACACAGGCAAAGACAGTCACTCTCTCGAATTATCTCTTGCTGAAGAACGTTCCGGTATCAGTCCGCTTCCAGAACGGCATCAACGTGGCAGGGGCTACGCTCAATATCAACTCTCAAGGAGCAAAGCCAATCCTTATTAACGGATCAGCACTGCAGCCTGGCGTCGTCCGCCCTGGCATGACCGTCACATTTGTCTACGACGGCACGAACTACAACATCATTGAGATGCTGGGTCTTGAGCAGAGTGCAAGCCCCTCAGACCTCTTTGTGGACATGGGGCTTCCTTCCGGCCTTCTCTGGGCAAAGAAAAATATCGACGTGACACAGGCCGATGGTTTCGCGGCCAGCGAATACCAGTACGAATGCTCATTCGTCTCTTGGGGCAATACCCAGATGTACAACCCAACGAGCACGTCAGCATTTGCACATGACTTCGGAACGTCAAACGAAGGTCCTTATGCATCTACTCCCGGTGCAGCTCTCACGGGCAACATGTCGCCGTCGTTTGATGCAGCACGCGCAAACATCGGCGCGCCTTGGCGTATGCCTACTACCGAGGAATATGCGGAACTGTTCAACAGCAGCTATACAAAGTATATTGATGCTGACGGCAATGATATCGCCGCTGAGACAGCGAATAAGCTGATCACCATCAACGGCATTACGGGCATCCGTCTGAAATCCAAGGTCAACGGCAACGTTATTTTCTTTCCTTGCTCCGGCTACGGTGACGGGACGTCGTGGGGCACTCGCGGTTCGTTCGGCTTCTATTGGGCGTCTTCATTGTTCTCTTCTACGTATGGTCGCGACCTGTACTTCGATTCGGGTGGTGTCGGTCCTCAGAACCTCAGCTACCGCTTCATCGGTTTCACCGTGCGGGCTGTTCAGTAATTATGCCTTGACCCAAGGCACTCATTTCCGCAGGCCATGCCCCAAGCCGCCCACCAGGCGGCACAAGGCATGGTCGAAGGAAATGACTACAGTGAAAATTAGTAACAACAAATAATCAATAAAACAATAAAAGCAATGAGACTCAACGCCGCATTGGAATATGAGAAGGTAAGAGAGAATGACTCCAACTGGAACAAGGTGGTTCTTCACAAGGACGGGCATTTCTATCACGCCTACGAATGGAGCGCGTGGCTGATAAAGACGTTTGTCTGTACTGAGGAATTCCAGAAAGCGCGTCAGGACAATTCGGTCCTTTCGGCCTTGCATTTTATCACGAAGAACAATGACTATGTGATGCTCGGCTTCCCTCTTGAGAGTCTGTCAAAGTATATTCCTGAGTACGAGGACGTAAAAGCGCTGGAAGGTGACGACCTCGAAATAACGATTGCACTGCCGGTCGATGAAGACCGTACATTCGAGAGCATGTCTGAATCCTTCAGTGCATGGCGCACAGAATGTCCCATCAAGGAGCCGCCTAACAAGGGTGCTGGCAAGAATGCACTGAAAGGTGTCAGCCAGGCTGCTGTTCTCAGCCGTAGCGGCATATTTCAGATAGCAGCACAGGTTATGGCCTATCCTGTTGAGAAGAGTACTCCTGCCGAGAATATTGAGTTCATCTCAAGTCTGAAACAGCAGGTGGCACAACTCCTTTGAGCCTGTCTGCAAACAAACCTCCAGCTTCTAAAGGTGTTCTTTCATTTTGTGGGCTATTCAGAATAAGGCATAATTCATAGGTTGCTCGTCCTTCATCCCAATGGATGCGGGAAAAATCAAAGACTGATGATGGCTTCCCTTGCGGATTCTTTCTTCTGTTCGTATCAGGCAGCAACCGCCATGAGGTTTTTCTTTCCTTGCTCCGGCAACGGTAACGGGACGTCGTGGAACAATCGCGGTTCGAACGGCAACTATTGGGCGTCGTCATTGAACTCTTCTACGAATGGTCGCAACCTGAACTTCAATTCGGGTGGTGTCAATCCTCAGAACAACAACAACCGCTTCAACGGTTTCACCGTGCGGGCTGTTCAGCATTCTGTCTATCAGTGATGGCAACACATATAGATAAACATAAAAACGAAGGATAGTATGGCGTATAGATTGACAAAGAAATCACTATTGCTTGACCTTTATGCAGCATTTGCATGTGCAAAGCAGCATAAGGCATCGAAGGCGTATGTGCTTCACTTCCGCAACAATCTTGACGCGAACCTCCGCAAACTATGTGATGACTTGTGGAATCGCAGATACAAGCCTGAACCCTCCAGCTGTTTTATCGTTGAACGTCCTAAGAAGCGTGAGGTCTTTGCAGCTCAGTTCAGAGACAGGGTGGTACATCACCTATACTACAATTATACGCATGTCCTGTTTGAGCGCACATTCATACAAGACACCTATTCGTGTATTCCAGGACGCGGGACGCATTACGGAGTCGAAAGACTTGAGATGCACATACGGAAGGAAAGCCGGAACTATACCAGACGCTGCTATGCTCTGAAACTCGACAAGCGCGGATATTTCATGCACATAGACCGGAGCCGTCTGCTGTCTATAACGCTCGGCTCGCTCGAAAAAATGGGCGAACACAGGATAGGCCGTAGCGGTAAGACGTGGAACGATCATCTTGACATGGACTTCCTCGGATGGCTGTCAGAGGAAATCATCACGCTTAATCCGAAGGAACACTGCCATATCGTAGGCTCGGTAAAGGACTGGGACGGACTTGACAGGAACAAGTCGCTGTTCTATACCGTCGACGGATGCGGACTGCCCATAGGGAACCTGACATCGCAGCTGCTCAGCAATGTCTATCTGAACTGCTTCGACCAGTATATGAAACGAGAACTCGGATGTAAGCATTATGGACGTTATGTCGATGACAGCTATGTCGTCAGCTGTGACAGGGAATGGCTTCTTGCCCTCGTCCCGAAGATAAGGGCCTTCCTTAAAGACGTTTTGGGATTGGACCTTCATATGGGGAAACTCCATATCGTAGACGTGTCTTTCGGTGTTGAGTTCCTCGGTGCGTTTGTGAAGAAATTCAGGACGTATGTAAGCCGTGCGTCCATTGGTCGTTCCGCAGCAAGCATACTCAACCTGTGCCTGGAAGATGGCGCTCAGGCGTGGCGTAGCATAAACTCGTTTGTCGGCATGATGGCCCATTATACGTCATACTATGTCCGTTGCCGTATATTCCTACGTCCGGACTTCCTCTCTATTGCTACATTCGACAAGGATGTGAAGAAGATGAATAAACCATTATTTATAAACGTTTAAAGATTTTGAACATGAACAAAGTATCAGGAAATCAGAGCGACTTCGCCTATATCCGCGAAGACGGCTCGCGCATCATCATCAGCTATGGGCTGACGAAGATTGATGACAACCTCTATGAGTGGTACGAGGTCTACCTCTACAAGAAGCAAGTAAACCAACTTACACTCCAGATGGTGAAAAAGGCCATCATCGCCGACATCAACGCACGTACCGACGAGAAGATCCTGTCTGGCTACGAGTGGACGATACTGCATGGCGACGATGCAGGAAAGACCGTGAAGGTATGGCTGTCGGCAGAGAACAAGGAGAACTACAAGGCCAAGTACGATACAGCCAAGGACGATCCTGAACTCATCACATGGCCCTCTAAGTTCAAGGTGTCAGAGAACGACGACCTGACTCCAGTCTATGAGTATTTTGACAACGTCGCCGAGTTGAAGGCATTCTACTACGGTGGTCTGAACTACATCGAGCAGACCGTGAACGCAGGTTGGGCAGAGAAGGACGGCATCGACTGGGCACCCTATGAAGCCCTGTTCCCTGCAGCAGCTGCCCAAGAGCAATCAGGAGCATCATCTGAGTAATGCCTATGGCAACGATGCTTATCCTCTCCATTGTGATGGCGGTGGTCTACGTGGCCGCCGTCATCATCAAAGACAAGGCATTGCCCGACAGCGTGTCCGCACTTGTCTATGTCCTGCCTAAAGGCCGGTGGCGCTGGCTGTGGTCGGCATGGCTGGCAGTGGTGACGCTGCTGATGGCTCCTGCCCTTATGACGGCAATGGCCGATTCATACTGGACCCAGTTGTTGGCAGCAGCTACTATCATCAGCCTTGCCATGACTGCAGCCCTGCCATTGTGGCCAGGTAGCCATAACCGCCTGCACAACATCCTCGGCATTCTATCGGGTGTGCTGTCACAGGTGTGCGTGTGGTTCATCAGCCCGTGGTATCTGATGCTATGGCTGCTCTTTGTCATACTGTTGGTGTTACATGCCTTTCCTGATGTATCATGGGCAGCAAAGATTGCCGACAAGACAAGCGGCAAAGGCGTATTCCTGCTTGAAGCCGTATGCTCGGCGGCATTGTATGCAGCCATGATAACGGCAATCCTCTCGCTCCAGTAAAAAAGGAGAAATAAAAAGTCCCCGCCAGTCGTAATAACCATTTCGCTTTTAAGGGTTTTATACTACGCGACTGACAGGGGACTATAATCCCTATACGTAGTATAAACCATTTTCTTAAAAGCGGATGCAAAAGTACAACATTTCCGACAATCTTGCAAATATTAGCGGGATTAGTGGCTACATGCTACTGAAAATTAACATAAATCAAGTGGAAATGATGTCAAAGTTTGACCTTTCCGTGGATGATGTCAGACATATTCCCATGTACGAGGAATACCTCTCACTGCGTCAGGACAGGCTGAAGACAACGCATATCATTGCCCATCTCGCAGAGAAATACTTTGTCAGCGAAAGCACGGTGAAGCGCGTGATAAAGCGGTTCTCGAAGCGGGTCATCTTGTGAACCCCGAATAACTCTGATTCATTAGGAACCAGCAGTTATTCTCCGTAAATTTGTAACGGATTTCCGAAAGGACTTCCGCTACAGATAACCCTATTTATTCACAACACAAAACTTAAAGATTATGGCTTTAGAAATGAATGACTTGTATGCCCTGAAGTCGATGGGTAACAAGGATGGCCTTTCAGCCTACGAGCAGGTGAAGCTGGACGACATGGCGGCCAAGCGCCCAAGCAACGTCGCCGTTACCAGCATCGTCTTCGGTGGTGCCGCACTCGTCGGTGTCATTGCAGGAACGGTGTTGAACAGCATGTACGCCAACGCGAAGTCGAAAGAGGCCAAGGAGGCAGCCATTGCCTCTGAGAAGGTGGCTAATGCCCAGTACAACGCTACCCTGCAGCTGATTGCCCAGGGCAATGCCAACACCAAGGACAACATCGACCGCCTGCTGCTCAGCATCCAGCGTGAGACAGACGCCAGAGTGGCCCAGGGTACTACGATTTCGCAAACTATCACTGATTCGATTTCAGGACAGCAGCAGGGATCGCAGAACCAGTCAACCAGCGTGGAGAACTCGGCCTATGCTACGGCTATGAACCAGATTGTCTCTGACCGTCTGACAGGCCGCTCCAGCCTCGATGCACAGCCCGTCTGCATCTACTCGGCTCCCCAGCCATGTAGCTGCCCAGGTTGCGGTTGTGGCCAGTAACGGCTAATGGGTATTAGGGGAAGTCTTCCCAAGATTTCCCCTAATTTCCTTTCCAATCCTTGCAAGTTTGGAAAGAATTAGCAAGAATTATCAAACACGGCAGATGATGTGGAACAAGAATAAACGACGCGAAGAGATGATGAACATGATACGGATGATAAACCCGACAAGCAAAATGGCCATCAGCCAGCAGTGCCTACTGATTGCCAAGGGCGACATCGACGAGGCAAAAAAGCTGCGCGACTACTTTGCAGACGTGATGCCTGAATTGCCGGTAGTGGACCAGCCAGAGCCTACGTGGGTGGACAATACCAAGAATACACTGAACGGTATTCTATCCTGGAGCGGTGAGCATCAGCAGGGGCTCATGCAGATATATGAAATCATCCGTGGCATGACGGGCAACCGTCTGCCACCGCTTACCATCCCTGGCATGACAGCGGAGACAGAAGCAGCAGCTACACCGCTGCCTCCCATCAATGAAGAATAACAATTAAAATCACGGCAAGATGAAAGTTTATCCAATCACAATAAAGATATACGCCGAGGACGAACATGAGGCAGAAAAGGCACGTCATGCGCTCGGCGGTTTCGTTGACCAACTCGGACAGATGGGCATTCATGTCACTGGCAACAAGATTGCAGACGGCATGTCGCGCTGGGACAAGAATGCCTTTGTAAGATCAAAGATAATTGACCACTTCAAGAACAATTAAAATTACCAACTATGGCAGAAATTGACAACAAACCACAGGAGCAGGTGGCCGGTGCCGCCGCCCAGCAGAGACCACCCGTACAGTCTGTTGCTGCGCCACAGCAACCCTTACCCAATCATCCTGCATCGCAGCAGGCAAAGGCACGTCCTTGCCCGAAGGACTGTCGCAAGTGTTCCATGCAGCAGCAGATATGCTGCTCGTCCCTACTCTCGTTCCAGTCGTTCGAGGTGATGAACAACATCATCCAGCGTCTCGACGCACAGTCGCAGCGCATTGAGGAACTGGAGGAGCGCCTGAAGGCCATTCAGTCGTCAGAGGCCGAGCTGAGCAGCCCCGTGCCTTTCAACGGAGATCTGTTCTCTGGCAATGGTTAGGCATGTTGCTGTGGCACAGCAACCCTATAGCGCAGAGTGGGGCTGGCGCAGAAGGTAGAGCCCCGAGACAATCAACACAAAAACTATTATGAGTTGTAAATGTAACTGTAATTTCAGAAACGGATCAGACAAGATGGACTTCCTCATCTCGTCAGAGACCGCCGGTGTGTACGCATTGGGCCTGACCCACTACACATGCGGAAACATGAAGATGGCAGTGAATGATCCGGCACATCCCGTGCAGTGTAACCTCACCATCGAGCCCATCGGCCAGCCCATTGACCTCGGCAACGGTATCTATGGACAGGAGTTTCTGATTGCTGGAACCGTGACCTACTGCCCGTGCGGCGGTTGCAAGCCAGAGCCGGAGTATGTCACCTTCCAGGACTGCATCACCACCACGTCGGCGACGCAGCCGAAGCTCGCACTCGGAGAGGTTAACGCCTCGCCGAAGCCCATCACCTACTACGTCAACAACGGATGCGGGTGCTGCCGTGCCCAGAAGCCATGTACCAACCAGATTGCCATCACCACCTCTATTGAGGTGACGGCAGGGGCGTAGTGTATGGACTGGATGGACGTTGCGGCAGTCGTGTTCTTCTCGACGACGGTAAACCACCTCGGACTGATAAGTGCCATAGAAAGCGCCATAAAGTACAGACTATGGATACTTGACTGTCCAAAGTGCCTCTCGTTCTGGAGTGTGCTCGTCTACGGACTGAGCGGCGACGGCATGGCCGCCAACCCCTCATGTCTGGCACGGCTGCTCGCAATATCCATCCTTTCTGCATACATCGCCATCTGGCTTGAACTATTGGAAAGTATCATCGACAGACTATACGATTACATCTATGGGAAGATTTATTCAACAGCAGATTCCTCCGATGACGACGCGGCAGGTGCCTGAAGCATGGTGCCCGTCGTGCGGCAGCAGCGTGATTGTCGGTTCTGCCGACAAGGGAAAGAAGCAAGTTAAACCCGTTAAAAAGAAGAAGAAATGACAACAGCACAAGAACTCAAAGAACGCTATGACAGTCTCTATGACTACATGGCCAATTCAAAAGACCCGAAGAACATGAAAGCCTTCGGGTGCGTGATGACAGAGATAATGGACTGGCTCATCCAAAACAAGCCCGACGTGGCCGAGGAGATGATAGATCAGCTCGAAAGCATCAAGTGGAAGCAGTACCTCACACCCAAGGAGGCTCAGAAGATTATCGACGGCATGGATCCAAAGGCACCGTGGTTGCGCGACCAGTGGAAAGCTGCTATGGAATCCTTCGGCCTGCCTTTGGAGGATGCGCCGTACTATAACCGCTGTGCCCTCTGGGTGGAGATGAACAAGGTGTATTCAGATGCCGGCGACGTCATCGCTTCACTCATCGGCAAGCCACTCTTGCCCTCAGACAAGGATATTATCAGCGCCTGCTACAAACTGGCCCTGAAGAACCTCCTCGACAAGGACGGTGTGTATGACATCCGCAAGTACTTTCTCTGGTAAGTTATGGACTATGCCGACGCTGCTGAAGCACTCATGCGCCGTAAGTTGCTCGAAAGTATCTACGACCGCATGACCGACGATGAGAAGCGCCTCTTTATCCAGATGACGATGGAGAATCGCTCGCACACCGAGATTATGCAGGCACTCCAACAGCAGTCGGCACAAATCCAGGACCTACGCAAGCATCAGCAGACGTTTGCTGAAGACTTTGCCAGCAACATTGCCGGTAACGCCGCCTGGGATGGCCTTTTGTGGCTTACTCGAAAGTTATTCAGATAAACCATCATTCGCCGTGATTGGTAGGGCGGGCGCGCGTCAGTGCGTCTGCCCTTGTCTTTGCCGAGTGCAATCCTCGCCTCGGCATAGACATTAATCCCGCTTGTGCTTCTGCTCTCGGCTCGTCTGCCCTTGATTTTTTTTCGGTATGTTGCTATATTGTAGCAACAAAACATGATCAATATGAACAACTGTAAAGAATTTGCCTTAGACGACCTGATGGCCATCACCGCCATACCTGTCGCAGACTATGCGCTCGGCACAAAAGCCTGGCAGCTGAAGCCGACGATAGTCACCACCAGCTTCTCCCCTACCCTTACCAACGCCATCGTCATCGGTTTGCAGCCTGCAACGGTAGGCGGCAAGCTCATACCTATCCGACGCCATACGGGGAAGGCAAAGGATGCAGAAAGCGACAACGTAGCCGGACGTCTGCATACGGTCACGGTGTCATGCGAGGTTGACGACCGCGACGGCGCTACGTGGAACGACCTGCTGAAACTGGAGCGCACACCGAGCCACCTCATGCTTTTGTTCCGTGGCGGACAGAAAGCATTTGCCGCCGCCACGCAGGACACCTATATTTGCGAGGTGGAGCGTAGCGGCAGCAAAACCAGCGTGTCGTTCAAACTGTATAACCTGATGGGTATTCAGCTGATTACCGCTTAGACCTTACGGCAGAGGAAAATTTTCTCTTCCTTGCCGGACGCTTTACCGGCTCAACGTTCTGTTGGGTCGGTTTCTTCTTACTTTCCGACATGTACTGCTCCCACAGGTTGCGCACCTCTTCTGGTACGGTCGTCACAGTACATACGAAGTTCTGTCCATACCGCAAGTTCAGCGGGCCTGTAATGGCGATGTCTGGCAACAGGATAGCCGTATCTGCCTGCGGTCTGTCAACAAGCACCAGACGGCCTGTAAACGGATTGTCTTTCAACCAGTCCGACATGACGGGTGACTTGGCAGACGACAGGTCGGCGATGATAGTCAACTGCCTTACCACGTTCAGCTTATCCACGCCGTTGGCATGTGGCCACTGCTGGCGCATCCAGCGGGTGATAACCTCCGTAGCCTGGTCGGGCATCGCCGGGGCGACAATCATCAGTTCCGTTTCCGTATATCGTGCCAGCAAGGCAGGCAGCAATTCAGTAATCGAAAGGTCTCCATAGCCCTGAAACTGCGTCCTGCCACCGTTTTCGATGGAGTCGCGCAGGTTGAGCAGTTGCCGCCGGATACAACAAGGTTCTAAGATGTGCATAACTTTCAATTATCAGTTGTCAATAAAAAAGGCCCAGGCCCGATGATATGGAGCCTGAGCCTCGTAATGCTGTTGTTACCAGAAACCCGGATTAGTTGCTCGAATCAGATTCAACATCCTCGGCAATCTCACCGTAGTATTTCACAACGTCGTACACCTGGAAATTGCAGACGAAGTTGAAGGTTGTACCGTGCTCGTCGTTGCGGTTCTTACCGCTGTCGTTGGTACGGCTGAACACCACGTCGCCAGTAGGATTGCCGACGACCTTCCACTCCTTCTGTGAAGTGCCGTTCACCTTCTTGGTCTTGCCAGTGGGGAAGAACACCATGTAGCCACCGCCCATGTTGGAGAGACGGCGACCGAGAACAGCCATATCGTCTTCGTTCTTGTCAACGAGACCTGTACCGGTGACGGTGTTGGCACCGCCCTCGCCATTGTCCTCGCTGCTGACCTGACCAGACTGGTTCTTAAAGGCGATCTTGAAACCCTTCAGGGTAGAGCCTGAACCACCCTTGGGAGTGATGTTGTACTGGTTCTTCTCATCGTTGATCTCGATGTTGCCCTCGATGTGGTCGCTGTCAATAGGAACGACCATGCAGTAGTTACTGGTACCGCCCGGATTCTCCGAGCAGTCGTTCGTCTGCTTAACGTGCTTTAAATTGCAAAGTCCCATAATCGTATGTCTTTTTTGTGTTTGTGTTGTTTACTATGATTACTTGTGAATAGAGAGTCGGAGGTCAGAGGGCGGCGCTTGCAGTGAAGGTCACTGGGCGCCGCTCACCTCCGATGGGGTTTAGATGCTGCTGTCAGAGTCACCACCGCCCTCTTCCTCGAACATAGCTACGAGAGTCACAACACCACCAGGGAAGGTGTAGTTGTAGGGGTTGGCAGTAGCGTTGTCGCTCCAGCCCTTGAACTTGTAGCCATCCTTCGGCGTAGCGGCAACAGTGATGATGTTGCCATCAGCATAGAGGTTCTTCTCACCAGAGGTGATCTCGGCAGTACCCTCATTCTCGTCGCTGGTGGCAACGGTGAAGATATCGGCGATGTAGTCGCCAGCGGGTACGTTGTTCGGGGTGTTCTCCTGGTCGTTGGTAGCGAATACCTTCGGGGAGTAGTCGCGGATACGAGAAGCCTGAGCGGTCTGCACCTGATAGTCGAACAGGTTGTGGTCGTCAGAGTTGCGCTCAACAGTGATGTCGGCCTGGCTCTCAGGACGAACGTCGCAGATGTACTCCAGTGTTCCGGGCAGACAGAAGATGAGCTTGTCGCCCTTACCCATAGAGGTGTGGGTGGTCAGCTTCAGGTTCTTCATCTGACTGAACTTCCAGCCATCCTCCAGAACGGTGACAGCCAGCTGCGGGTGCATCAGCATGTAACCCTCGACAATCTTGTCAGCGAGGTCAGAGCTGACGTAAGCCAGCAACTCCTCGGCACCGCGAAGGTCGTCGTTCAGTGAGTTGTAAGCGGCCTTGAACCACTTGTAGGCAGCCAGAGAGTCGCTGGGAGCAGCGCCGGTCTTAATCAGGTTGCCGATAGCCTCGCTGATAATACCCTTGGTGATACCCTGGGCGATCTTGGTGAAGATACCGTCGTACAGAGAGAGACCCAACTTCACCTGGTTCTCCGTGGTCTCGGGCAGGTTGGCGTTAGCCTCGTTGCCGAAGAAGAAGTTGGCGCGGACGTCCTGAGCGTGGCGATTGGCGATCTTCTCCAGCAGGAACTGCGTCTTCTCTGCGTTGTTGGTACCGTCGGGGTTCACGTGGAAGGGTTCCTTCTCACGATACTTCTGGACGTTGTCCTGGGGGTGAGTAACTGCGAGAATCACCTTTGCAGGGTTCTCGACAAACATACCGAGCTGTACCTTCTTGACGGCACCCTGCTTATACTGACGTGCAAGCAGACCCTTGTCATTGAAGAGGAACAGCTTGTCGATGTTCTCGACGTCGGTCGTGACAGTGATCTGGAGGTCATCCAGCATCTTGTCATTCAACATGGAAGCGCGAGCTACCAGGTCGACATGCAGCTGTTCGGTAACAGTCTGCACTTGTGAGACATTGATTGCGTAAGCCATAATCCTTTTTTTAGTGTTGGTGAAAACTATTATGTTGTCTTTGTGTTGTTGTTATTGCAAATTTACTATGTAGAGAACTACAAGTCAAGGGCAATCTGAGCAGAGTCTGACTAACGGCGCTTGCTACGTGCCTTTGTCTCCGCGTCGCGCTTGCGCAGGGCATCGCGAATCTCCTCTGGAGACATGTTGGCATTCACGGTGCTACGCACGGTGCCAGTAGCCTCTGGAGCATCACCCGTTCCGTTGTCGGCAGGGATGCCACTGTCAGCGTTGGCCATAGGAGCGGGCTTACCAGCCATCTCCTTGAGCTCAGCCTTCAGGTCGCTAACCTGCTTCGTCAACTTGTCGACGTCCTCCTTCAGACCAGTGATGGTAGCATCACGCTCGGCAATCGTACCGTTGGCAGTCTCGATGTCCTTACGGGCCTGGTCGATGTCGGCCTGCAGCTGCTCGGCGGTATTCTTCTGACCGTCCAGCGACTCCTTCAATTCGGCAATCTCCTTGTCCTTGTCGGCAATCATCTGCTCTGCGTTATGCAGGGTTTCCTGAATCTTGTTAATCTCCTCAGTAGCAGCCTGTACGGCTTCCTCAGTAGCGGGCGCATCGGTTGGCTTTTCCTCCTCTTCGGCAGGTTTCTCCTCTGCGGGTTTCTCTTCCTCTTCGGCAGGCTTCTGCTCTTCCTCGGTAGCGGGTGCTTCCTCGGTGGGCTTCTGCTCTTCCTCAGCAGGCTTCTCTTCTTCGACAGCGGGTGCTTCGGTCGCAGGTGCTTCCTCTGCTGGCTGTTCCGTTGCAGGAGTTTCCTCCTGTGCGGCTGCGGCGGCTGCTTTAGCCTCCTTGGCCTTCATCTCTGTCAGCTTCTCTGTGAGGGTGTCAAGCAGAGGCTTATTGAGGAATGTACCTTCCTCTGTCACCTGCAACTCTTCCACTCCGAGAACCTGAGCGACAATCTGATACTTCTCGTCCATAATCGTGCTATTTTTTTGTGAAACATTGGTCTTGTTATCTGCAATATCGGCAATATGCTCAGCAGCGGCTTCTGCGCTTTTGAGTGCAGCTTCCATCGGATCTTCTTCATCGTCTGTCACGTCTGCAGGCTGTCCGATTTTACGGTTGGCGGTACGGGCGATAGGCTCTTCATCGCCGTTGGCCACGGCAAATGCGCGTGCCACCAGGTCGCCCAGCAGCATCTGTCCGTCACACAGGATATCCATCACTTCGGATGCGTCGAATATCTTTCCGTCCAGATGCTCGTCGGTAGCATTAGGGAATGCTGCCTTCATATCGCTGCGGAACTCTGCCTCCAACTTGTCAAGTTCCTCAATCAGCAGCGTGGCATCGTCGTTCTCGGCAATGTCGCGATACTCCTTGTTCTTGTTGATACTCTTGGTAGCGTAGTACTCGCGGTAGGTCTCGCTGTCAAACTGATTCTTCTCACCGTTCTTGATAGTGAAGAACGCTGCCATAACGCCTACGCAACCCAACTGGTCCTTCAGGTTCACCACGTAAACCTCGTCGCCAAACGATGTGAGATACTCACCAGCCGATGCACAAAGTCCGTCGATAAGCATATACACGCGCTGTCCACAGTCGTGAGCATAGTCGATAGCCTGCTGAAAATCGTTCTTAGCCCAAGCCGAACCGCCAGGGGTGTTAATCACCATGATATGAGCACGGCAGTACTTATTGTCGGCAGCCTCCATCATCCAGTCGCGGATCTCCTTCGAGCCGTATGAGCAGGCATCGCCATTGCGTGTGATAGGTCCGTCTATGGGAATCACGTTCACAAACGGCTCCTTCATCTGGGCAAGCAGGTTGGAACCGTCCCAGTTATAACGAGGCAGCACCTCGCCGTCCTCGGTCACCTGAGCGTCGCGTATAACCTCTCCGTTCATACCGGCTACCAGATATGGCTGCTTCTTCTCTACTGCACCGATGGCAATATGATTGTTGAAGTTGTGCATCAACGTAGGCAGCAAGCCGTGAACAAACTGCGGCATTACCATCCAGTGCTTTGTTGTGAAAAGTTCGTAAATCATATTCTTTCGTTTTTATTCAACTTTTTCCGCAATTTACTATGTATCGCCGTGATTGTCAAGGGCAAACCAAGCAAGAAGCAATTTCTACACCTTTCACTTTAGTTCCGGCGTTCTGTGAGTGGCCGGGAAACCGGTAAACAATTTGCGTCTGTTCTGCTCGCAGACTGCCTTGCGCTGGCGCTCTGCTGCAGCTTCTGCGTTGGCTGCATCCTGTGCCTCCTTTGCCTCGCGGGCGCGTATCGCGTTATATATAGGTGTGTCTACGGCTGCGTCGCCAAGAGCATCAATGTGCTCTTCGATGAAGTTGCAAGCCGTTGCCATAGCCTGCTGTGCATCAGTCATGGAGTCACGTCTTGCCAGCTTCTCTTTTACAGGAGCCAACTCCGTTCTTCGGCTTTCCACATAGAGGGCCAGTGCAGTACGAAGCATCGACAACAGCTCATCGTAGACCTCTGCGTCAACCTCCTTCGTAGCAGCACCATTGTTGGCATACGCCACCACTGCCTTCAGCAGCTTGCCGCCGATGCGTGGCTTCAAATAAGTATTCTGGCAGAAGCGGATATCTCTTACCAGTGCTACATACGCCATACGCTCACCCTTGATATCCAGGTATTCGTTCAGTACACTGGCCGTCTGGAAAAGCAAGTCCTTATGCAGGTAGTAAGCGTCAGCCTCCTGCCACTTCTCGGTAAACACCTTATCGCATTTGGCGTCAGCCTCCAAGAACAGCAGCAGTGAGTCTATGGCGCGGCCTGCACTCATGTAGGCATCCTTCACCACGTGCTCTATCTTCTTCTGGTCTGCAGGATCGTAGCCCTCTGCACTCACCTGGTTCATGCCACCGCCCTCGTTGAACGAGACCGTCAGCAAGCCGGCCTTGTGCGACAACATCTTGTAGAACACAATCTGCTGACAGATGCGCAGCAGTCTGACAGTCACTTGATCCTGCTTCGGAACATCCTTTTCCTCCTTTGCCTGGGCAGTACATGTCGGCTCAACCAAACCTGCCTGCACGCGGTCCATGCGTTCCGTCGCGTCGGCATAAGGCACTTTGGGGTCTTTCTTCGCCTTGCCAGTCGGCTTGATGGTCGTCGATGTGATGTCGCCGTATTCCTTGCGCAGTCGCTCATACTCGTTGCAGAGATGCTGATACAGCGTGGTGCCAAGCAACGGCTCCAGAGCCACCCGCTCTTCCTCTTCCACATAACCGTAGATTTGGTCGGGTCTGCTCCACCGTGCCGTAGGCATCAGCGATATGATTTCGTTTTCGCTTCGTATAAACATAGCTATATCGTTTTACCGCAATATCGTGATTTCTAAAGAAAAAGTCAAGGGCATTTTAAATACATCTTCCCATCCCCATAGCAGAACACAGGTTTTCCGCTAAGTTCGCAGATTCTCGCCGCCTGCTCGCGGTCGCTCTCGACAAACAGGGTTGCCCAGTCCGACTTCTTATACTGATGCGCCTTATATCTGCCCGGGTACGACGTGGCATTACGCTCTTCACGACTATCAGCCTGAAACATAATCAGGTCGTTATATTGTATGCCATGTCTTTTCAGCCATCGCTCGGTGACATCCCGGTACTTCTCCAGCCTGTATGTAACGATGGCTCCAATCGGCGTGGTGGGCACCACCATCGGCACGGCATGTTCAAGGTAGTACTCGTAGGCTTTGGTGTCACGCTCCGACGGCGGGTCTTGGCACAGCACGCCGTCAATGTCCCACATCATGGCCTGTGTCTTATGCGCATGATGGTGCATGATGTTCCACTCATAGAGATACCACCGCTCGCCTGGCACGTAGATATCCTCCAGCCAGATGTTCACCAGTGCCTTGGCATCTCTGCCACGGGCAAAGACACAGCCGAACAGAATGTCATATGGCCCTGCCATCGTAACCAACAGATTGCGCGCCCTGACAATGGCAGCACCGGTGTTGACGGTATCGTCTATCACCAGTACTTTCCCCGGTCTTCCTCTGCCAAGCAACGTCTGTCTGTCACCGCACGACATGATGTTGCCGTCAAGGAAATCATCCAACGAGGCACATCGCCTGCCCAGCAACTCGGCCACCATCAGTGCGGCTATCATGCCAGAGCGCGGTATGCCGACAATAATGTCTACATCCTGCGGTATCTTCCATAGATTCCTGCGGATAGCGTCCGACAGGTCTTGATAACTCTTGTATATCATAGCTTGAACCTGAAACTTGAAACCTGCCACTATGTCCACAGGGCTTTATGCTCCTCCAGCCACTCTTTCGGGTCCTTCCCTTTCCAACTGCCATGACCGAAATGCAGGGCATAAGGGTCTATGCTCAACTCACGGCGCGGCAGACCGTGGTGTCTCACATCCTCCAAGAACCAGCATCCCGTGTCATACGCCTTGTCAGGAGTCTTGTAAGTCAGCGCCCACATCTTCGGAAAGTTGAAGTAAGTCACACCCTCCTCCTTCATCATCGGCACGTTGACAAAGCAGAGGAACGGCAACACCCTCTCAACAGTAATCCTGAAAGCCGACATGTGAGGCTTCACCTGTCCGACGAACGCCTGCGTCTTATCCCAGAAACTGCTGATATCCTGCTTGATGAGCACGTCAGAGTCCATCAGGATAAACGGGTTGCGACGCTTGTTCACCAGCCACTGCACCGTCCAGCAGTGCTTGGCCGATGCCCATCCGTTGCCAACGTCCACCTTATCCGGGAACTCCTTCAGCCATTCGTCGAAGTTGATGATCTGCCCCTTGGTATTGTCGAGAACCTCTACACCGTCCATCGGCTCAAACGGTCGCTTGTCGCTGTTGTCGAACACGATGATGCCAACACCAGGCGTATGCTTCTGCAGCGAACGGATGCAGCAGCGCGTCATCTCAGGTGTGTTGTAGTGGACGATGCACACCGTAATACGCTGCTCCTTGTTGCGCTCGAAGGCTTCCATGTAAGCCTGCTTCTCAGGCGTTGCCTCGTTATACTTAAAGAATCTTCCCTTGTACTTCTTTCGGAAAGCATCCATGTCAGGCTTGTTGCCAGTACCCTTCGTCCACTTGTTCATCATCCACTCCTCAATGGTTTTCGTGGCGTAGTGGTGCAGTGTGGCCACGTTGAAATCGTATGGCTGGAATGGCGATGCCTCGCAAGGCTGCCACGTGGCTGTATAGCAGCAGCGCGCCGTATCTGGAATATGCGGATTGCGTCCGTAGGAAATCTCACCAAGTCCACCCCTCACGATGCTCTTGATGTGGTTGTTGTTTGGGAAGTCATACTGCACAGCCTTATCCAGTGGCAACGGCTCCGTGAAACGCTCCTTCACGCCACGTCCGTCATCATATACCAGTCCGCAGTCGCCATAGCATTTCCAGTTTACCAGCACCGTATCGGCACCAGTGCCCGTATAGAAAGCCAGCCACTGCTTCACAGTCATCACGCTGTTCACAGTCAAAAACTCGTCGAAGTCAAAAAACGCTATCCAGTCGTACTGCCCACCATACAGGCGATACATTTCGTTATAGGCCGTGACCTGCACGCCATGCCTGTTTCTGTAGTCATGGATGCTGACCTTGTGCTCAACGATTCTGTCGCCGAGGACATCCTCGAAGTATTCCTCCCCATCGTGGTTGTTGTCACAGATGTAGATATGGTCAAACCCCAGTTCAAGGTAATGCTCGACCCATTCTCGGGCATATCTGTTCTCGCGCCGCCCGATGGCTACCAATGCTATCTTCATGTCGTTATTCTTTTATTTGTCGTGTATGCCCAACTTCCTCTCAATCTCCCTGTGAACCGTCTCAGCCCTTACCTTCCAGTCGTAGATCTTCTCGTTGTCATTCAAGCAGACCATTCCCGCCTGCGGGTCACGGATAATCTCTGCCAGCCGCTGTGTCGGCGTTTCATGGTCGGTATAGTGCCTTGGTGGACGGTGCTCTACATACAAGCCCTCAAAGTGCTGGTACAGCATGTAGATATAGTGGTTGTAGCTTCGGTCGTTACGCTTCAGCGGCGACAGGTAATAGGTTATCTCGTCGCCATGCCTGCGCCATACCTCTTCACAGCTACTCTTCCTGATGGCAGCAAAGATATGCCCTGTGTCTGGCCACTTCGCCGTATAGTGCTTGCCGTAGCGCCCCGCTATCATGTTCAACTGATACATACACTTTCGTTGGAACACATTCGGATTCGGCGGATATACCCGCTCCTTTATCCTCTGGCACGGCAAGAGTGTGCCGTCCGGTTCTGCCTGACGGAAAAAATCCTCCGGCTGCAGCGGACTCAGCGGAAACATGTCGTCATTCCCGTAGATAAAGTATTCCGACAGACCAGGTATCTTATGCAGGAACATCTCAATGCACGGACTCGCAAAGCATGGCAGCATGTTTGCCGGCATAAACTCCCGATGGAACGCCACCCTCACCTCCGGCTGTCCTGTGCCTTGCGGTTCTGCCGTAATGTTCTTCATCCACTCCTGCACCTGGCTTTCCTGTGCCAGCAGGATATAGATACGTCTGAGCCACGGCATAAACTTCATGCAGCACCTCACCAGCAGTTCCTCCGTACCCCACGAACGGAAACGCTCACTCATGGTTGCATCCCCTACATGGAAGCGTTGGTATTCCCGCCGCCACTCAGGGTCAGCGGGAAATACCATCGGTATAACGAGGTCTATATTAATATCTCTCTCCATGTCTCGTCACGTTTTTCTTACCCGTATCGTAGCTGTCCACCAAGCCACCCTTGCCGTACACGTCGAAGGTTGCCTTGATGCCGTTTGTTCGCAGGTCTTCCAGCAAGTCGCTCTGGCGGTCGATGCTCTCTTTCAGTGATATTACCTGCTCCATGCTCATGCTGGTATCGCCACCGCCCAGTGTGCTCTCTACCTCCTCAAACTCATCCAGATTACCTTCGGCAAAGGCTCGTATGCCACCACGTCCGACGGTTCTACGACGGGCAGGAAGGCGACCGCCGTTGTATAGCGTCTGTATCGACTGCCAGATGCCGTTGTCGTCCATCTGCAGTTGTCGGGTAGTGTGCGCGTCGATGATGGCCTCCCTACCCTTCTCGCCTACCAAGTGGAACTCCGGCCCATTGGTAATGTGTGTCTTGGCGTTCTTACCCATGTAGCGGGCGCGGTACGTCTTACCGTCGGCACTATCCACGTTATACTGTCTGCCAGGCGTCAGCGTCGATGGATCCGTAAACTCATTCACGTTACCCTCGCCATACGTCAGCATACCAGTTGCCATACGACCAGCACCGACACTGGCACCAGTCACCTGTGCAATCTGACTCTTCGATTTCGCAATCTTCGAGACGGCAAGACCAACCAATCCACCAAGTATGGCAGTGATGGCAGCAAAAGCTGCTGCACCACCGATAGGACCAAGTTGGGCAAAAGCCTTTGATGCTACGGCAGGTGTGTCGGCGGCAACCTGTCCCGTGTTCTGTGCTAACGAAGCCGTCAGCGCACTGATAGCTGCCTGTCCTGCAGCCTGCACGGCAATCATCTCAAACTTCTGAGCCGTTGAAAGATTGTCATTCGACATGGCCTGATAGGCAATACCGTACAGGTTAGCTGCTGCCGTCATCTTGGCAAAAGCCGACTGTGCGCCAGATGATATCTTTTTGTCGGTCTGGTTCTCGCCCTGCTGTATCTTGCTCTGGTTGGCAAGCACCTGACCAGTAGCCTTGTTGCTTGCATCAACCATACCCTGATAAGCATTCTGCATATTCTCCATACCGGCCTGCATGCTTTCCTCCGTCATCTGCCACGGTGGAGTAATGCCTGGTGTCTCTGCCAGGTTCTCTTGCATCTGCATCATAGCCTCCGTACCCTGCTCAGTGTACGACTGCCACATCAGCCCCATGTTCTCCTGACCCTTGACAATATCCTCGTCGGTCATCTGCCACGGAGCCTTATAGGTTGGTGCTTCACCACCGTTATTCTCTTCAGGTCGGCGTATGGAGTTTGGCACACCGTCTTCTCCTACGCCCATATCGCCCGAACCTTCTGTTGCAGGAACACCACCCATTGCCGATGTCAGCGCATTGATGGCGGCTGTGTTGGCTCCGAGTGCTGCCGTGTTCAGGTCTACGCTTTGGCTCTGAAGGAAAGCGTTCATCCAGTCGGTGATGCTCTCCGACATCTTCATGTTGATGTCATCCATAGCCTTGCTCCACGCCTCTGCCTGTGCGTTCTGCTGCTCAATCTCATGCTCACGCTCCAAAGCCTGACGCTCATCAAGGTATTCATAGTGGGCCTGTGCATCGCTGGTACCCGCATTGTCAATGACAACGTAGGTGCCTGCACCGGGACCGCCCTTGCCCGTCAAGTCCATCTTGGCGCGCTCGTTATAGTAATCGGCATTGCCGGCGTTGGATGCCTCGAAGATGCTTTGCAGGCTCGAAGACAACAGATTGCCCCACTCCTTCAACTCGGTATAGAGTCGGTTCTGAGATTCCTCAACCTTTGCCGTCAGTTCCTCTTCCAGTTTCAACAGTTCAGTTTGCTCCTTAGTGGTAGCCAGATTGAGTGCCATCTGAACATGCTGTGCATCTTGGCTCTTGCGCTTGGCTTCCTCCAACTTGCCCTGCGCTTCCAGTTCTTTCGACTGCTGTTTCAGTATCTCTACCTGAGCCAGTCCGCGTTTACGCATCAGATCATAGTATGCCTTCTGCATCGACATCTGTACCTGCATCTGCTTGATGGCCAACTTGTCGACCACACGCTCCGATGCCTGTCCAGCACCGATGAGCGAGTTTGCACGGCTTACCCTACCCTGCTCAATGCCAAGCGTCGAGATGGTCTTGTCGAAAGCCTGCTTCATGGTGGTCTCGCCGTCAGGCATGAGGATATTGTTCCACATGATTTCGGCTTCCTTCTTCAACTGCGAGGCTTCCTTCTTGATAGCATCCTGAATGGTGTCAAAAGTAGAGCGCAACTGTGCCATCAAGCCCTCCTGCATCTGCGGATTCTGCTTCATCTCCTCCACCCATGCCGTCAGTCCGGCTTCGGCGGCACGCTGCATCACCTCCTCGGCAGTTGTCGAGTAGGCGTTTTCAGCCTCGCCCAACAGGAACGTCATTTCCTTAAACGCCTCTTGGGCTTGCTTCTCGTTGAACTTCGTCATGTCGGCATTCTTCGCCATCAACTCGTCGCGCTCCTTGCTCATGTGCGCCGTCAGGATACCCATAGTCGTGAGGTTTGTCTGCAGGTCCTTTGTGATGCCGTTGAACGGACGTTCCTTGTCGATGATATCCTGAATGGCCTTCATGTGCTGACCGATGGCGTTGCGCTGACGCAGGAAGTCCTGCTCAATATCCTTATCCAGATTACCATAGATGCGGTCCATAGCGGCCTTGCTCTTCTTGCCGACGTCCTCAATGAACTTCACCGTCTGGGCAATATCCTGCCTGATAAAGGATGTCGTTTCGCCAGTACGCTCCGATATGATGTTGAAGATAGCCTGTTGTTCAGTCTTTGTCACTTCTGCACCCTTCTTGGCATACAGCTGCTGCAACTCGGCACGGCGCTGTCGCCACTCGGCCTCATTGGCAATGGTGCGGTTGCGTGCCTCTGCCTCGCTGATTTCCTCGTCGTTCTGAGCTTCCTGTATCTTCGCCTTACGCTCGGTATAGTAAGCATCCAACTCGTCCAGGTAATACTTCATCTCGTCTCTCACCACGCGGCTTGCTCTACGCTGTGCTTTTGGGTCGAGCCAGTCGCCGGTGTTCGTCAGGTGCTTGGCATGAAGTGCATCTTGTATTTTCAGTCGTTCTGAGTTATACCACTCAATGGCGTCATTGGTGGTCTTGATGTTCTTGCGCACGGCGTCGCTGATGAACTTCGCATCCTCCGACAATACCGCCTGTACGTCTGCACCGTTGGCCAGAGCCTTTACGCGCTCCAACATCTCCTTACGACGCGCCACAAGGTCGTCACCGTTCCACTCAGAGTACGGAGAGGTCACTTTGTTATAATCGCCATAGGGGTTGGCATTTTTGCCACCGGGGCTGTAGTCAGCCTTTTGGATAATCTTACGATACTCCTTCAACTGCTCGTCACTCAGAAGCCATGACTCAGCCACTTTGCGCTGCGCCTCGTCCAACTGTTCTCCACTGGCTTGCAGTGCGCTGCGTAGCGCATCCTGGTCGGCCACGAACTGACGGACCTGTTCTACATTCTTCTTGTCAATGTCAGGCTTCCATCCTGCAGGTGCCATCTGCTGTTCGGGCGTTGTCTCACGGGTCTGCTGCCAAGGAGCATTCCATCCTCCTTGCTGCTGACCGCCAAACAGGTTAGGAATGTTGACGCCACTACCGCCGCCTTGCGGCTGAAGCATCGGCGGTGTGTTCTGTTGCTGCTGCTTGATGTTCCTCACAGCATTACCAACCGTGCTGGCAACCTTGCTGACAAGCGTGTTAATATTGTTGGCAAGGTCATACTTGATGGCTCCCTGAATACCGCGCAAGTCAGAGCGCATGTTTGCCGTCTGACTCATAATGTCGTTATGCTGGTCTTTGGCGTCGTTCATGTACGTGATGAGTGCAGAACGAACACCGCTGACACTCTTCTTTGACAGTTCACCGTCGGCAACCAGTCGCTCCAGGAAACCATTGAGTTTATTGTTGAATTCCGGTGCAAGAACGATGCCACCGCCCCAGCGTTTATCAATCTTCTCGATGTTCTGATCGACAAGGCTCTTCAAACTGTCAGCAATCCTCTCGACGTCGGTACCGCTCTTTGCGCCAGAGCGTACACGGCTGACAATCTTTCCGTAGTCGGCACTCAGGTCTTCGTCGTATTCCTCTTGGATTTTCTTCTCCTTCTCGGCAATACGACGCTCGTAGGCTTCTTCCCTGATACGTTTGGCAATCAGGGAATGGGCATCTGCCAACTGGATAGCAGATGAAGTCTCGCTGAGCATATAACCCAGATACCTGCCGTACTTATCATTAATCTGCTTGATAAGGTCAAGGCGCTCCTTCTGTGCAAGGTTAGACTTATTCAACGGGTCAAACAGACTGTCAAGCACCTTCTTCTCGTCGGCCATCTTCTGATGGAATCGTCCAACCTCTGCAGCAGCTTCCTTGGCGGCCTTGTGCCATTCCCACATTTTCATAGCCAGCATGGCGATAGCAGCGATGATTGCTCCGATGACGTTCTGCTTCATAGCCAGATCCATCTTCTTCCACTCCATTCTTGCCAGTCGTGTACGTGCTGTAACCAAGCCCAACTTCTCGCCTAAGACACCAAGCGACGTTCCGATGCCAGCCATACCAGCCATCAGTGCTGTTGTCAGCGTCTTAAAACCACCGCCAATACCCATAAAGGCTGCACCTATCTGCAACTTCATAGCAGCGGCGTAGGTCAGCATCAATTTGAAACCAACGGCCAATGGGCCATCAGAGGCAAACCAGTCGGCCAGTGTTCGCAGTCCGTCGATGATTCTACCGAGGAAACGCTGCGCTGAGTCACTGACAAACCATTCTTCTATGCTGTTCTTCAGTCGCTCCCACTTGGCTGCCGTGGTTTCATTCATATTGTTATACTCGTTCAGCAGGGCCGTATTCTGGCGATAGGCATTATTGGCAATACCAAGTTGCTTCTCCAGTTCGTCCACGTTCTGCGACAGAAGACCAAACACGATACCGGCACGTGCGCCCTGCTGGTTCAGTTCCTTCATAACCTCCTGCATGGTGGCGTTCTTTCCCAGCATCTCTTCCACGTGGTCGGCCATAGCGTTCATGCCTTTCTCCGTCGATGTGTCATACTGCTGAACACTCTCACGCATCTTTTGGAAGATAAGCACCATAGCATCCATAGCACGCCCACTATTGAACATGTCTTTCAGAGACTTCTCTGTCACGCCTATAGCATTTGCTACTGCAAACGAGTTATTGCGGATTGCAGGAATCATTCGTGACAATGCCGTTGCCGACATCTCAACGCGACCACCCAACGCATCGACGGTAGAACCCAGAGCAGCCACCTGGTCAATGGTGATGCCTGCCTGAGCACCTACGGCACCGACACGCTTCACGAAGTCGGTAATGGCTGGCGCGGTAGATGCACTGTTGGCACGCAGTTCGATGATAGTAGAACCGACGCGCTCAAGTGTTTCTTGCACGTCGTCACCATTGCGCTTCAAGTCGCCAGTTGCCTTGGCAATCTTCATCAGCTCAGTAGCCGATTCCTCACCCATTTCAGGCAGGGCAACCATCAACTGATTAGCGGCTTCTGTGAATCCTCGTATGTCCTCCTGTGCCTTCAAACCCAACTGACCGCCACGTGCCGATATGCTGAGCAGCTGTTCTATCGGTGTGCGCGTATCAAGTTTCGTCAAGTTGTCTGACAGTCGCCCTACTTCATCAGCCGTAAAGTGGGTAGTCTTACGGACTTCACCCATCTTGTCCGAGAGCGTCATAAGATCACCCATCGTTGACGTAATCTTCTGCATGGCGACGGCTGCACCGACGTACAGACTGATATAGGTCTTCAGTCGGCCCCATGCCTTATCGAAGGCAGACACCGTACCCTTGGCAGAATTTCCAAGGGTCTTCATCTCCAGGTCGCAGGCTTTTATCTTCTTAGCCAGTTCATCGAAAGCCTTCTGCCCTTCTTTGGTGGTGCGGTCCATGCTCTGCAGTTTCAGACGGCCCTGCTCTACGGCCTGCTTCAACTCGTTGTACGAACGGCCTTTAGGACGGTCAAGCACTTCCTGAACTTCCTTGCTGATGGTGTTGACGCGCTTTAACTCTATGTTGATACCGTCGATGTCGCGCTGCAATTTCTGCCACGACCTACCGCCCTTCTCCACGCGCTGCTGCAGTTCTTCGAGCACTTTCTTAGCCTGTTTAAGCTCTTCGGTACTACCACTGAATGAACCGCCACGCACCTGCTTTCCGATGGTGACGGCCTGACGCAGCGACATAGCCTGCTGTGCGGCTTTCTCTGCCGACTGCCCAGCCTTTATCAGATATTCGTTGATCTTGGCGATGGTGTCGGCATTATCCTTCTGTGGCAGGGAGTCGCGATATTTCTTTAGCGCATCGGCCTGCTTTTTTATCTCGTTGGCACTGGCGTTCTCATCCTTGCCATCCTTAAAGAAATTGAAGGCTTCCTGCCCCTCAGTCTTAATAGCCTGCTCCTGTAACTGACGCACACGCTTCAGGTCTTTCTCATAGCGTGCCAGACTGGCTGCTGCCGTATTGGGGTCATCAATCAGTCGCTGCCAGTATTGCTCCTGTGCTTTCAGTGCCGACGCCGACAAATCCTTTGTGTTGTACAGCTGCTTGCGCATCATCGTGTCATTCTCCTGACGCTTGCGGGCAGCATCGGCGATGGCTTGTGCCTCCTTGCGGGCTGCACGTTCGGCTTCTACTCCGTATTTCTTGATGTGCTCCTCAGCATCCACGATGGCAGTTTTCAAGCGCTGATACTCCGGACTCGTAGCTGCCAACGTCTGCTGATACTGCTTGGCGGCTTCAATGGCGTTACGGATACTACCCTCACTCATCAGCATCTTATTGCCGTATATCTTCTGAGCGTCGGTCTTCACCTGCTCTGCGGCCAACTTCTGCTGTTCGTGGACGATAGCCTCCATATTTGCCTTGGCATCTATGTATGCCTGGCTGGTACGCTCGGCACCGTCCATCTGCGCCTGCCAGTAGCGGCGTGTTTCTTCCAGACCGGCATCCGACAGCTTACTGAGATCGACCATGCGGTCTTTCATCATCTGCAACTGCGCAGCAGCTTGCTGTGCGCTACGGGCGGTTTCCAGTCCGTATTGCTTCATGTGCTCTTCGGCACGGATGATGTTATTCTGCAAATCTGTATATGCTGCATTGGTGGGCTTCATGGTAGCCAACAGTTGCTTTGCAGCATTTACCGACTCCTGTAACTCAGCACCCGACAACGTTCTCAGGTTCTTACGACCCAGACGGTTGGCACTTGCTTCAAGTTGTGCCTGAGTCTGTTTCTCCTGTTCGGCATTGATGCGTTTCAGGTTGCGTTCTGCTTCCTTGAAGGCACGGCTTCCACGGGTGGCACCGTCCATCTGTGCCTGCCAATAACGCTGTGTTTCAGTCAGCCCCTCCTTCGACAGACGGTTGAGTGCCGACATGCGGTCCTGCATCTGCTTATGCTTCTCGGCCAACAACTGCTGGGCTTCTGCCTGTTTTTGCGCTGTGCGCGCTGCCTCGATGCCTGTGTCCTTCAGGTGCTTCTCGGCCTTAACGATGCGCTCGGCCAGTTGGTTGGCTTCGTCGCTACCGCTCTTATAGGTCTGGATGAGTTGCTTGGCGGCTTCAATGCCCTGGCGTATCTCGGTCTCGCTCAGCGTACCCAAGTCGTCCACCTTCAGGCGGTCGGCGATGGGTTGCGACAGCTTGGCAACCTCGGCATTCATCTGCGTCAGTCGCTCGCTCAGTCGGTTAATGGCGTCGCCACGCTCCTGCATGGTCTTGGCATCGGTGGCCTCAGTCTCAATCTTCTTCTTCAACAGTTCGATGGCCTGCTTCACCTTCTCGATGCTGACGTTCTCCGACTGTGCCATCTCGATGGCGGCCTCGGTCTCCTTGCGGTTCAGGTTGGTGATGGCCTGTGCGTTCTGGTCGAAAGCCTGCGTCAGGTCGTTGATTTCCTTTTGCAGGTCCTCAGCCTTCTTGCGCATCTGCGTCATTTCTTCCTCCGACTTACGTTCAGGAAGAACCTCACGCATGGTGGTGTTGATGGTCTCGTCGCTGCGGTTGATGACGCGCTGGGCATTTCTGCGGTCTTTCGTGGCCTGGTCGCGGGCTTCCTTCATCGGGCCCATCTTCTGCAGTTCCTCGTTATACTCGGCCTGCTTCTGAGTGAGGCGTGCGGTCACGTCCGACTGCTCTTTCTCAGCAGCCGTCTCGCTCTTCGTCATCTTCTCCAGTTCCTCCTGGGCCTTTCTCAACTGCTCCTTCTTGGCAGCGAGTTTGCTATCCAGATCCTCTCGGCGTTTCAGCAGCTGCTCCATCGTCATCTCTGCATCGGCAGACTCCTTCACGGCCTGCGTCTGCTCCTGAGTGGCTTCGGCATTCTTCTTGGCAGCCTTGGCACCCTTCTCCTGCAACTGTGTGAGGCGTTCGGTGTTGCCGGCCTTCTGCTGCTCCAGAGCGGCTATCTGTTCGTCGATTTGCTTTTTCTGCTGGTCAACGCTGACGTTATCTTTCTTCGCCTTGGTATTTGCCTCGGTAGCCTGAGTCCCGCTCTTCACGGCCTGGTATTCCTCCCATGCAGCCTTGGTGCGCTCCTCCTGCTTCACCACATAGCGCTGACGGTATGTCTCGGCATCGTCAAGTGCCTGACCTCTGGCAGTGCGCTTGCCGTCCTTCTCTTCAGGGCCGCCTATGGCGTTGGCCTTGTCGAGACGCTTCTGGTATTCCTCTTTACGCTTTCTGAGGGTTTCGTCTTCCTGACGGTATGCCTCACGCAGGCGTTTCACCTCTTCCTCCTGAGCCTGGTCGGCAGCAGTTTGCTCCTTGGTGGCAGCGGTAACACCCTTCGAGATGTTGGTAAGTTCCAGCATACGGGCACCGCGCTGCTTCAATGCCTCTGGATCAACGGTGACTTGCAGGGCACCGAACTCCTTGTCGTAAACGCCCCTCTGAATCAATCCACCGTTCTTGCCGGTAACGAGGCGGCTTACGATTTCGCGAGCCTCCTTATCGCTACCGATACCGTAGTCCTTCTTGAAGGCATCAATCAGGTCCTTAATCTGATTTTTGCCCTGCAGCGTAAAACGCCCGCCACCGACACCGCTTGGGTTGATGGCCTTGATTCTACCCATCAGGTATTGCTGGGCCTGCTCTATGTTAGAAGCCTCCAGACCTGTGTCACCCTTCAGTTTGAGGGTTGACATCTTTCGCATTTCCTCCAATGCAGCCTTGGCTTCCTCTGCCGTCATCTTCATGGCCTGTGCCTCTTCCTTGGCGGCTTCGGCACCCTTCTTGGCGGCGTCGGCTCCCTTTTCATCAGAGGCGGTCAGGGCGTCGCGCTGTTTCTTCAGCGCCTCGATGGTGCTGGTCAGTGCGGCATTGTCTTGTGTGAGCTTCTCTACCTCCTGCTGTTCCTTCTTCGAGAGCTTCACCTTTTTCTCGGTGGCCTCGTTCTGCTGCTCGGCAGCCTGTGCGGCTTTCTCAGAAGCGGCGGCAATCTTTTCTTTCTGTTCAGCCTCCTTCTGTTCCAGATCGTTCAGTTCGCCCGTCAGCTTATTGATTCTCTCCGTCTGTCCGGCTTCGCGCTCACGGGCCTTTTCCAGATACGACTGAGCGGCCTCGATGCGTATCTGCTGGTCTTCCACGCCCTTCTTCTGTTCAACGGCCAGGAATCCCGTATGCTCGTCGAAACGCATGGTGGCGAATTTCTTCTGCACCACGTCGCTACGCTCCAGTGTGTGTATCAGCTTGCGGGCTTCCTCCTCCGTTATCTGGTAGTATTCGGCCAGCTGCTTGATAGGCTCTGCGGCCTGAGCGGGGATAAACTTATCCTCCGTCACGCCCTTTACCTTCTTGATAATCTCGTAGAATCGGTTGGCCACATCGAGCAGGTCATCCATCTGCTTCTTCTCGTCGCCAAGACCCATTGCAGTCAGACGGCCATCCTTGCTACCCTGCACACGCTTCAGGGTTTCTTCCCACTGGCTGATGCTGCCAGCACCCTTCTTGCTCTCGGCCTCTATCTGCTGACGCTTCTCGGCAATGGCATCCTGAATGGCTTTCAGTCGGGCTTCCAGTGCCTTGACCTCCGAGTCATCCACCTTCGGTTTGATAGGCTCCTGGTTGATTTTCTTCTTGGCATCGTCCACACCGCTGGTATCAACCGTTGGCTTGACGGGCTGTTTGCTCAGGGTGTCAAGATCCTGCTCCAGTTTCTCGACCTCCTTCTCCAGACCGCTCACCTTTTCCTGCTGCTTACCAACCGCCTCGGCATGTTTCTCGGCTTTCTCAGCGGCTTTCTCAGCGGCTTTGGCTTCCTTGCCTTGCTCCTTCGTCAGCTCGTCAACCTGCTTTTTCAACTCGCCCACCTTGGCCTTCTGGTCGTCGTATGCCTTGATGGTGCGGTCTGCCTCGTCGCGTTTCTGCTCGGCATCCTGCTTGGTGCTGCGGGCGTCGGCTATCTTCTGGTCGCGCTTCTTGATCACCTCGTCCAGATGCTCCTGCAGCTCTATCTCGTCGCGTATGTCGTCGAGTTCCTTGCTGCGCTGGGCCTTCTTGTCGCTGAGACCTTTCATGGTGCTCTCTATGCCCTCGCGCTCCTTCTTGGCAGCCTGCATGGCAGCCTCGCCGTCGGCATGGCGCAGATTGATGCTCTCCTGCGTCAGTGCGTTCGACAATCTGAGTGCGTCCTGCTCAGAAGCTATCTCGCCTTTTAGGCTACGCTCGGTAGCAGCTACCGTCTCCACGGCCTGTGCCACCTCGTTCATCTGTGCTTTCAGGTTGCGCCACTCCTCGCTATTGTAGACAGCCAGACGCGAAAGGTCTTCCAGCACCTCCTTGGCACGGGTCAACTGTACGGTGCTGACGGAACTGCCGTCCTTCAGCGACTGCATCATCGTCACGATGTCCTCCTTGGCACGGGTCACGTTGCGGTCGGTGGCATCCATCAGGCGCTGCAACTGGTTCCAGTATTTGCTGCCTGTCTCCACGGTGCTCTGCACGAGCTTTGCAGCGTTATAGACAGACTTGTTGAACTTGGCCGACATCTGGTCAAGCGTACCTTGGTTGAACTCCTTAATACCCTTCGACAGCGTGTCGATACCCTTGGTATATTCGCGCATGCCTTTCTGCAAAGCCTCCCAGGTCTTGGTCTGCGCTTTCAGTCTGCCCTCGATGTCGGCAATGACTTTCGCAGGTGCTCCGGCAGCCTTGGCGTTAGCCAGCTCCTTGTCGAGCTTTTCCTTGGCTACGCGGGCGTCATCACACGCTACCTGCAGCGATTTCATTACTGGGTTCGCCTTGCCGGCGTTAGCCACAAAGTCAATGTGGATAAGTTCGTGACGTGTTGCCATATATCTTGTATTCTGTGTTGGTTTCTAATGATGGTTATCTGTCAAATCTGCCGCGACGCTGCCGTCTGAAGAGGGCGCGGTTCACGGCATCGTGGGCATCCTGATTGTCGCCCATAGCGTAAACCATGAACATGGTTCCGGCAAAGGAGAACTCCCTGCGGGCCACCGATGCAAACTTAGCGGCCTGCGTGCGCATCTCCGTCACCACGAAGGGCTTACCCCTGCGTTTACGTGTCGGCACGGGAATAGGCTGCCAATACGGTTGTGGGATGTTGGGCACCGGACTGTCGTAGGGCTCATTCTTGCCTACGGCCAGTTCTACGAACCTCGAATAGTACAGGTACTTGGCAGCAAACACCTGTGTGTCGCCACCGCTCGTCGCCCATGTCTTCCACCACAGCGAGCGCTTCATGGCACCGGTACGCACGGCATTCAGTCGCTCCACGTTCTCCTCGGTGTTCTCGCGGCTGATGCGCTCGAAGTTGTTGATCCACGCCATGATGCGTTCGTCGCGCCAGTCCCATTCCCAGCGTTTCACCTTGTCGCCATACTTGTCGCTGGCCCAGCCCTTCTCCTGTACTTCCGAAATCAGTGCCATAGTCTTACTCGTCTTCGTCTGTGCTGACTTGTGGCATCTTGTCCATCAGCCTTACCGTCACCGTTGCCAGGCAGTGTTGCCAGCGACGTTTCAGTTCCCCGCCGTGACGTTCTATCACGTCGAGTCGCTTATACAGTTCAGCTTCCAGAAGTCCTAAAGACCCGGGGCCTTCCTTGGGCAGGTCGTGCTTCTTCAACTCCTGTTCGCAGAAGGCGAGGAAACGCTGTGTGCGCAGGTTGGCTGATTCACGCGCCTTGCGGATGCGCTCCGCCAGCTGCTTGTAGTAAGCGGCATCGTGGGGGGCATCCTTCTTGTTGCCGTTATCCACCGATTCCGTGGTACCGTTGTTTCTACTCACACCCTTTATTTCTGCCATCTTCTCCAGCAGCGCCATTGCTGCCAGCTCTGCATCGTCAGGCTCCTGTGTCATGGGTGCAGGGGCAACGTCCTCTACTCTCAGCGGCTTCGGCTCCTGCTTCTGCTTCTTGTGGAATATGTTCTTTAATGATTTCATGATTCTCCTCCTGCTATGGTTTCTACTGTACCAGTCTTACTGTTATCAAGTGTTGTCAGAGTTTGCTGCTTAATAATCCACTCTGCGTTATACCATGAGTTGAAGGTGCTGATAGCCTGCAGGAACGACAGGTAGCCGCGCTGCTTTACGTTCAGCTGCTGCTGCTTCAACAGGTGCATCTCACGCAGGGCTGTACCACCGTTGGAACTATGCACCATTGGCACACCAACGAGACGTGGATCAACACCCAGAGCAAGGAATATCGGGCTGGTAGCCAGTTCCAACTCTTCCTTTCCGGCGGTGGTGACATCTTTGGACGTCTCGGCCACGTCAACGATTTCGACATTATGGTGATCCTTGCCGTCCTGACCCTGCCACATCCACTGACGCATCATCTTTCCGTGATTCTCGCGGTGCTTCAGGAAGTCCTCCATCGACGCTTCCAAATCGTCGATAAATTTCTGCTGCTTTTCGGGGTTTCCTTGGTAGCCTTCGTCGGCAAAGACGGACTCCAAGTAGTCAAGACTTATATATAGGATTTTTCCCCACGACGTGATATTCTCACGCTGTTTGGCCTTGTCGTAGGCAATGGTGCTGGCAAAATCGTAGAACTTGGCAAGGAATATACTCCACCATGCAGGCTGCTGGTAGTAGAATTTGTTGCCATAGAACGTCGGGCATACTATCCACGTCGGGCGATCCTTGATGCGTCCGCGCTGATGCGACTCCACTTGATAGCGCAGTTCGCCGACACGTCCTTGCGGCATAGCGACGGGGTACATCACAATCTTCTGGTCAGAGGCTTTAACAGTCTTCAGGCCGGTCATGCCCTTTGTTCTCCAACGGTCGCTGAAATAAATATTCTGGATGTATCTGTATTCATTGGCTGCCTCGTAACGGACACCGCTTATGATAGGCAAGATACCAAGACGCACAATCTTCGGATTCCACGGACCGCGACGTCCGCGCTCCAGTCCGACGGTCGGGAAGTAGAGGTCGAACATTACGTCATCCTGCATACACTGCGAACAGTGCAGCGACAGGTCGTTGTTCTCCAGAAACTCACGGGCGCCGGGAATGTGTTTCTTGTCGCCCATTGCGTCATCTTCGTCGTAACCCTCCCACGTGCGTTTCCATTGCTCGTAGGCTTCACGGGCACGCTTCAGCTTGGCATTCTCCTTGGGCGCACCAGTCTTGATGCCGATATTGCCAAGTAGCTCATCGGCTTCTTCAAGTGGCGTCTTCCCCTGTTCTTCCAGTGCTTCCAATTCATCCAGCAGACGTGCCCCTGCATCGCGGTACTCCACCAGCTCACCGTTTGGGAAACGGTACATCAGTCGTGGACCGAGGCCAGTAGCGAGGTCGGCCAGATAGCGCAGAGGTGACGCAGTATAAGGCAAAGCCTTTGCAAGGCTGTATATTTGCGCAGGTATATTGTCGCCAGGTCCCCAGGGTATAAATCCGCGACCAAGCGATTCTCCATCTTCGCCGGCAACGGGTGTCGGCTTAGTGTTACGGCTGTCGAAACTCCATGCCAAATTTGAAATAGGGCCGTTGCTTAGCGCACCGGAACCCATGCCTATAGCCATGTTCTTTGCTTCCTTGTCAGACGGATCCTTGTCGCCCAGCGAGAAATTATGCACGCCGCCCAACTTAATGGCATCAAGCGACATAAACCCTTTCTTTCGCATTTCACGGTCTACACGCTCATAATCGGCCTTTGTCTTCGGGCGATGAACTTTGATAGAAGATTTATTTCCCATAAAATCAAACGTTTAATTTTACGGGAAAGATACTATGTATCAATCTCGAAGTCAAGGGCATTTAAAAGTACACAAAAGGGACGGTTCTTTTTGTGTACTTTAATGCGGGATAATCAGGTTATGATACCTGCCTCTCAGTCTGCCACCAATCGTTTTGTTGCCGTTGGTAAAGAAGCGGCAGCCTATGAGCAGCGTATCAAAAGCGTCCGTTACGTCCGTTCTGGTTCTGGGGTCAATGCTACCCTCCGTACCTTCGCCTTTTGCATGTAGCTTTTCACCACCCTTATACTTGCGTATGCCGTTCGGCCCCTGTTCGCAAGCACAGTTCTCAATGGCTGTTATCAAGTATTCGTTACGGTCTTCATCGGCGTTGATGCGAACGGCAGGGCCTTGCTGGAAACTGAATACATCACAGATAAACTGGAACTTCTGGTTATGCTTCATGGGAGATCCGATATCAACGGGTGTTACGCTGGCACGGGCGCGCCTCAGTTCCTCGATAACTACATCATTGAAGTTTTGCGCCTTGGCTCCCTCTACAGCGTATGCCAGTGAGGCGCCTTGCTTTGCCGTACTGTCATAGTAGTAAATGAAGTCGCCGCCACGATCAATGAACGGACGGTAGTAGCGGCACATATTGCGTATCAGAGCACGTATCTTCTGCTCGTTCATGGTGAACATACTTTTGAGCACCATCAGAGTCTCACGGCCTTCAAACTTACGAAGCTGTCCGATAACCACGCAATTCAGGTTGGCATTGTAGTCTAAAGCTATCCTGATGGGAAGATCATAGTCGATGTCTAAATCCAGGCTGCAATCGTTCACCAGCGACGTGCGTGTCAGGTCGATGGCGTCATACTCCACGGCGGTGGGGTTGTTGGCCTGGTCTAAAGCTGTGCGGCTGTAGCGGGTCGTATAGTCAGACAGCAGTTTATCCATCACGGCGAGGTCGCTCTGATGGTAAGTATGCAGTTCCGAATCGTAGTTGCAGTAATATCCATCACGTGCCAATCCTTTGCGTTGGCCAAGAATCTGAATATTGTACATCAATGGGGGTAAGGTTCGACGCATAGTTCTGAACCATTCTTCTCCCAATATCTCAATATTGCTCAAACTGCTGAAACGGAAAAAAATCTTGCTCTTGCAGCGCAATTCATTGATACGTTTCAAGAATCCGTCTACGTGCCACAATTCAGGCATCTCGTCGGCTTCGGCCAGCATCAGGTCTATCTCGTGGTTGATGTCGTCGGTCTGCGTCTGCTCCTCCTGCTCCCAGAGCGCCTGCTTCTGCGTGATGGACGGGTCGCTGACAAAGAACTTCGAGAGGTATAGCGGGTTATAGTCCACGTTGTAGCCGAAGGTATATTTGGCGGTATTGCGAAAACCGTCGCCCATCAGTCCGCTGCCCTTGGAGATCAGTTCGGGTCGGATAGCAGGAAACAACTCTTCCTTCATCTTCAGGAACGGCAGGTAGCGCGTCTCGTCGGCAGCTGCGCTGGAGAGTGTCATACCATTAACACTGGCGCGTACTGCCATTGATATGGAGTACCAGCACGCACCTGTGTTAAAGATGGTTACGTTTTCCCAAGAGCGGGGCTTGCTCAGAGGCAACGGCCAGTGGAGCTTGGCAGGCGGTCGCTGTCGCATGAAGTCACGACCTTCTACGAGACCCATCATCTCCAGTCCCTTCACCACGGCAGGCCATGTCTTGATGTAGAGCTGCTTGATGCTGCAGCCCAGGAATACGTTACTGCTACGTGGAATGCGCAGAGAGGTTTCTTTTACGTGCTCGGCAATGTCGGTGGTCTTACCCGTACCGCGCCCTGCCACCTCGTAAGTCTCACGGCAACGGTAGCGACGGCGCTTTGACTGTGCCTCGTTCTCGTAGATATACCGCTGGTTAGGCAACTCCTTCTCTTCTCGCTCTTCCTCGTCGGCATCGCCTGTCGGTTCTGCCAATGGGAGCATACGACCCAGAGCCGCGTCGCTGTCGTTGTCTGAAAAGCCTACCCTACTCATTATTCTTCCTCCTCTTTCATTTCCTGTGCTGCAGGTTGCTGTGATTCTCCGATGGCCTTTCCGTCCTTGTCAACAACAAGTCCGTGCTCGTCAATATGTGCGCCCCACTTTGTAGCCAGTTCCAAACGGCGTTCTGCACTGACGCGCTTTCTGGTCGGGTCTACCTTCGTCACGTCGGTAGTCGGAATCAATTCGGTATAGGAAGCCTCGCTGATGCGGTTCGGGTCTTCCTCCTCGCGGTCAAGTCCACCGTATTTGTACTGTTGTTTAAGGCCCATGTCAACAATGGTCATATTGCCCGTGTCAAAGCCAGTGGAGATCATACGCTCTGCGGTACGGATGCCACGATACTGTAGCGTCTTGCGCGACGGCAGTTTCAAGAAGTGTTCCTGAATCCATTCAAACCACTCAGCATCCTTCTTTGCAGCCGTCAGCAGGTCGCCTCTATCCTTGTATTTCTTGTCATCAGCCTTTAGCATCGAACGTGCCAACTCCAATGGATTGACGTATGGGTTCTGTAGCCATGCCATGTAGATGGCCTTCACCCGCGTCAGCCTTGCCTTCTGAGGTTTGGTAATGTCAAGGTCAACAATAGGCACGTCGGCCTCGAAGTGGAGCGTAATACCCCGCTTCACCTCGTCTGGTATGTTGTACACGAAGTTTGCCATAGTCTAAATTCTTGAATACTCCTTCTTCGCATCAAAGCTCGGACAGCTCTTGATCCACTCCTGCGGCTCGACAATACCATTGTGGTTCTTGTCGGGCGAAAAGTCGCGGTGGCCACTGATCTTTGCCTTTGGGTATAGCTTGCGCAGCTCTACCAACAACGAGAGCAAAGACGCCTTCTGGGCCTCCGTTCGCGTGTCCTTTGCCTTCAGCTTATTGTATGGCACACCTGGCTTGTTCTCCAGACCGCCCACGTATGATATGCCGATGCTGTGTGCGTTATAGCCGTTGACGTGCGCCCCTATCAGGTCAACATCACGTCCGTTCCATTTCTCGCCATTCAGCCCAATCACATAGTGGTAGCCGATGTCGCTCCAGCCGTTCTTCTTGTGTTCTGCACGAATCTGGTCAACAGTCATTGCCTGTCCCTCTCTCGATGCCGTACAATGGATGACGATATCCGTTATCACCCTGCGTGACTTCTTCAGATGGAAAGCCTGTTTGACTACCGCCGGCAGGAGTTTTGCCAAAGTGGCCGGACCCGCTATGCCGTCTGGCGTCAGGTTATGTTCGCGCTGCCATGTCATCAGCGCCTCACGGGTGAGCGGGCCAAACTGCCCGTCTTGCACCAAGTGCAGCGCACCCTGTATCTGTTTCACTACAGGGCCGCTGCTTCCAAGTTTATAAAGTGTAGCCATGATTCTTCACTCTTTACTCTATTAGGGCCATTCGCCTAAAGGACCGTTTACGTTTGGGATGGGGAACGATGGGCACCACTCCGTAATGTTACCAGTCACCGCATCAATGAAGATAGGATCACCGATGGTTCCCAACACCCACTGAGCGTTACAGTTCCTCGGACCTACAGGCATTCGCAGCACCATACCCTTAGCAGGTGGGATGACACCGTTCCACTCCTTCAAGCGTTTCAGCACGTCCATAGGCCACAGCTTAATCTCGCAGTTATCCAGCTCGTCGTCTTCAATCCACACGTCGATGATAGGATGCGGAATAATCGTACCCTTATTAACGTTAGAACTGATGTACTGAACGTGAGGCCCCTCGTCATTCCAGTAGAAGAATACGTCAGTAATGTCAGTGATGTGCAGGTCGTCGATGTTCTCAGCCTTGATGGTATCGTTGAACACCACTTGCAGGTTGCGCCACTCGTAGGTCTTACCACCAATCAGGTTGAACATCGTCTGACGATGCAGGGCGACGATGTTAGCCACACCAGCCGTAAAGTCCTGTACCACGCCGTCATAGTCGCTGCCAGCCACCACTACGGCCTTCTCCTGCGGTTTCTCACTCTTGCCGCATCCGTTGCAGGATGCCATCATGCCTACGACTATCGCCATCAGCATGCAGAAAAGAATCTTTTTCATCTTTCGTTTTTGTGTTTTGTTAATAATGTTTTGTTTATTGTGTCGCGATAATCGCGCCTCAATCAATATACTCTTCCGCTTCCTCCCAGCCCGTATCGGGTTTGAAGTCGTCGCGCTCCTTCAGGTACATCACCCTCATGCCCGACAGCGACTGCCAGCGGAAGCCCAGGTCATGCAGCTGCTTCTCAGCCGACGGCCACGGGTCTCCCCAGTCGATGCTTGCACGCAGTCCCATCGCGTCGCGCAACTGTCCCACGTCCATGACCTCCACGCCGATGTCAAACCTCGGCCACGGCATCCAGCGCTCGTTGAACGCCTCGACCGCCTTCGTCACGTTGTCATCCACCGCGTCGATGTCCGTCACCTTCTTCGGCGCCTTCTCTTCGTCGTTCTGTGCCATATCTGGAAACTTACTCGGAATCGTCACATTCTTTATCGTCGGCGAACTGCGCTCTCTGAGCCTCCAGTTCCTCGTCCGTCAGATACAGGTTCCAGTCGATGCAGAGGTTCAGCGGCTCGTCACGCTGGAACTGCAACATCACCGCAAACCAGCCGTTCTGCAGCGGACCGACACTCAGGATGTCGATGTACGCACCGTCAAGGTTGATGCGTGCGAAGTCGCCTTTGATGTCGTTGTCAATCTCCTCATCGTGCTTCTTCTTCAGCCACGACAGGAAGTTCCTTGCATGAAACATAGCCGTCTCATACGCCACAGCCGCCTCGTCGCCGTCGGCCATCTTCTCGGCCCTGACAAAGAAGTAAATCGGATAGTTCAGTACTGGACATTCAATAGGTCCGCTACCGTCCACCCCACTCTCCATTACCACGCATGGCGAAAAGGCGTTGCTGATGTCCTTGGCCATATCCACCACGCCCATCTGCGAGTCAGTCAGGTAGAAGCGTTTGTTCTCCTTCGTGTGCTTCATGTACTTATACCGCTCGCACCACTGTTTAACAATCGAATGAAAAGTCATAGTCGTTTTGTGTTTGTGTTGTTACACCTTTATCTGGTCGAGGTCGATGCCATAGACCTTGGCGCTGTTGACCACCGCCTCCGTCACCGTCTCTTTACCTCCGATCTTCACCATCTCGCGGTACTTATCCACCCACTTCTTCACGTAGGCATCGTGCTTCTCGCCTGGTTCCTTCGGGCCTCGCGTGTCGCGCAGCGCATTACGCAACTGCTTTACACGCGCCTTCTGCTCTTTCGTCAGCTCACCTGAATCTTGAACCTTGGAACTTGAAACGACATGCGCATGTCCCAGGTCATCGACAGTAACACGTCCTGCCTTTACAGCCTTCGCCCACTCAGCGTCCAGCTCCTTACGGATGCTCTTTACCTGACTGTCAATCCTCGTGGCGGTCTTTGCCCACTTCTCGCGGTCAGCATTCTTGGCGTTCGGGTCGTTTATCAGCAGGCTCATATTCTTACGGGCTTCCTCCAGACCGCGCATCAGCTCGCCATACTTAGCCGCACGCTCCTGCGTCTTCTTCGGCAGGATATGCACGTACTGGGAAATATGTTCTGGACGCGGAATAATGCCAGGTTCTTGTGGCTTGACGCCTGCGCCAACGGTCTGCGTTGCCTTGGAGGTTCCCGCCGCAGACTCCTCTTTTGCCGCTTTCTTGGCGCCAGCCTTACCTGAATCCTGAATCTTGGCACCTGAAACCACAATGTTCTCTCCCTGCAGAGCCACAGGCTTTGCCCCGTCTGGCTCACCCATCGTCTTCAGGCATTTCACCATTCTTCGGATGCTTCTGTAGGCAGCCTTGCCATACAGTCTGTCAGGCAGCCACGTGTCGGCCATGTTCGAGAACGATGACAGTAGCCGTGCGCCCTCTTCCCAGGCGCGGCATTCCTCGTCGTTCCATCGGCCACTCACCTGCATCACGTTCTGCAGCTGTGCCTCCGGTTCCTCGGCACGTCTCAGCAACATCTTGGCAGCGGAGCGCAACCACTCCCCTACCCGCTTTGCTATTGTCAGCCGCTCACCGGCATCCATGTTATCGTACCTCTTGAGGTACTCGCTCAATGTTATCTTCTTGATCATAGTCGTTACTCTTTTGGTTTCTGCTCTTTCTTCATCTCCTGTTGTTCCTTCATCCACATCATGTAGCAATAGCGGAAAGCATTTTCGCCCAGCTGCTTGATAACCTTACGGATGACCGACGGCTGCTGTGACTGTCGCGCACGAATCAGGTCGAACTCCTTCAGGATCGCCTCTGCGTCGTTCGTGCCGAAGCGTCTGAGGAACACCTCGTAATCATTCTTCGTGTTGTAGTGGATGCCGTATTTTGCCTTGGCATCGCGCATCATTTTCAGCATCTGCTTCACGGCCTCCTTGATACCTTCCAGCACACGCTCTCTCGGCACATCCACCATCTTCATGCCCTGCTGCTGCAACTCCTTTTCGATTTGCTGCTTCTGTTGGGACTGCTCTTGTTCTGGGGCTTTCGCCTCTTGTTTCTTCTTTGCCATATCTCAAAAATTAAAATTAGATATTTTCAGTCTCTCGTTAGAAGAATATCGCTTTTGCGAAATAGATAACGGCTGATGCGATAGATATCATTTTCAACCAGAAGAAAGCCCATGCACCACAGCCTACCCATGCAGGATAGTCTTTGGGTGTCAACTGATGGCGGTTAATCTGACGCATGAAAAGCCACGACGTAAACGTCTGCCAAACGGCTTGCAATACGGATAGCAGCATGTAAATAACTGCAAGTGCAGTACAAATAGAAAATGTATGAAACGCATGGCCTGATATCAAACCGCCAGTCATCATAACAGTAAACATCCATGCTACCATGTCGGCACGTTCGCCAGCCTTCACACTGCGCTCCTGATAATAGTCGTAGACTTCCTTTTCCGTCAACACGTCTTCGTCAGGTATTTCCTCAAACACCTTACCACGGGCATTATCTACACCATATACGTCCTGGCATAAACCAGACTCACACTCTTCGTGGCAATAATCCTTCAAAGCACAACGGTCACATTCGCTCCCGTCACCGATGGTGTCAGGTACAAGAGCGTATGTTTTTCCGTTAATTTTAATTTCATTGTCTTTATTCATAATTCGCCGAATTTGTCTTTTGCACTAAGATACATATATGTGATTCCTACGTCAAGGGCAAATGAGTTAAGAACGTTTGCCGCCTTATTTAGTTAATAATACTTAAAACTGTGTGACTTTGCGGTTGCAAAGTTGTGCGGTTGCAAAACTTTTCCTATCTTTGCACCAACTGATAGCTCTAATGCTTAAAGGATTCCGCTACAACAGTCCTGAGCAAGCGGGCAAGATGTCGGCCACAAAGCTACACATTATGAACACTTTATCGACAAGCCTTTCTAAGGCTCCTGGTGCATCTTTATTGCATAGTTGCATAGTTGCACAACCACACAATTACAAAACCGCATATCCACACAACTATGCGGCTAAATACCTATTATATATAATTATGCAGTTGTGCGGTCGTGTAATTGCAGTGTTTTGTAACCGCATAACCACACAAATACAACACTGCACAATTATGTATATTTGCAACTACACAACCGCACATTTGCACAATAATACATTCAAGTGGCCGCACAATCGCACAAATACAATACCGCACACGTATGCACATTTGCAGTTGTGCAACCGCGCATTTACACAATCGCAAAATTTTAAGCTACAACAAATATTATAAGGAGTAAAACTATGAGTAAGAACAAAGCTACACATCTGCGTCACATCGTGACCGTAAGCAACAACAAGGGTGGGGCAGGAAAGACCACCACAGTATTGAACTTGGCAGTGGCCATTATGAAACGAGGCTACCGCGTTCTTGTCATCGACATGGATCCTCAGTGCAACCTCTCCACCAGTATCGGGTGGGACATGAAGCGCCAGGGAACGAAGAAAGAACCCGGGGAGCCTACGATGTTCACAGCACTTTGTGAGGGAGCAAACATTCCCGTGTATCGTAACAGCATTGGACTATACTACACGCCATCGTCACGATGGATGGAGGATGCCGACGTCTATCTGAACAGCAACAAGGTGACAGACCCTGTAAGAGCCTTACGTGCCTTGTTAGCCGAACCCATCGACGACCACACTGGCGAAGGACTCACAGAATGGGAGAGCAGTTTTGATTTCATCTTCATCGACACCCAACCCGCCATGAGCCGTGTCACGGTCAATGCCGTATGCGCTGCCGACGGCATTATCATTCCCGTTGAGCTGGAGCAGTTTGCCGTTGACGGCTATGTCGAAACTATCGGTAAGATCATCAAGATCAAGAAAGTCTCAAACCCGACGCTGCAGATTCACGGCATATTACTCACGAAGGTAAACAACCGCTTGAAGAACGCTAAGAACTGGGAGGCCGACATGCGCGACCAGGGCGACGTGTTCAATGCCGTCATCCGTCGCTCTAACGACATCACCAACTCGCAAGACCGCAGCTACGACACCACACCCGATGCCTGTCACGACATCTTCAGCTATCGTGGTGCCAGGAGCAATGTCAGCGAAGACTTCATCCTGCTTGCAGACGAATACCTGAAGAAATGGGGAAAGTAGCATAACTGCACAGCCGCATAGTTGTGCGGTTGCATAACAAGTTTTCAAATGTCAAACAAATAAAGTTATCACATTATGGGAAAGAAAGAAGAACCCCGCCGCCGTTCGCTCAACGCACTGATAGAAGCGGCAGCAAGTGAAGACATCGACGTGGCAGGCATCGGCACAGAGCCACAAAACCAGCAGGCGCAAGAGAGTGTGTCATCCTCTTCGTCATCCAGTAGCAGCAGTAGTGAATCATTCCCTACCAAGAAGGCAACAACCATCATGCCAAAGGAGGTGTTCAATGCCCTGCAGATGTACTGTACGCAGACCGACACCCCGAAGCATCGTGCCCTCTATCTCTTTATTCTTGACGGCCTACATGCCGCAGGCCAGATATCCGACGACGACTACCAACGCTTCCGCGACATGGCCGCATTGCTTACTACCACCTACGAAAAGAAGTAAGGCTATGACACCAGAAGAATATATTGAGAAACTGAAAGAAGCCCAGCGCACGCTTATCCTCGTGAAGGAAGATCTTGACAGAGCTATTCACAGGATGGAAAAGCGTTTAGAAACGGGTTATGAATATTATGAGAAGGATAGCCGTCTGGCAGCTTTGGCAGGACGTGAATATATCAAGTTAGTTGATAAAAGTATTTATGAATTAGCAACGAATAAAATTGAGTATTGATTATGAAGCATACAGAAAGTGAAGCATACGAATTGATAGATGCTTGTAATGAGAACATCAACAGCGGAGATGTGAATAGTGCTGGCAGTTATGACGAAGGTGTCAGAGACGCCTTGCTTTGGCTCCTCGATGGGACTGCAAAACCATTTATAGGTAGAGAACTTTAAAGCGATACGTCTATGCAACAGTACACGCATGATTATACGCTGGTGTCAGAGGCCGAAAGCCATCTGTACGCAGCACAACAGTTAGAGGCGCATGAGCAGCCCGAAGAGGCATGGAAGCATATTGCGGATGCTCGTCGCATATTACAGCAGTTTCTCTCGCAGAACAACATGGTTCCAGACGATGAAGTCTATGACGGCTGGGTGAAGTCCAACGACGTGAAAGAAGAAATCGAACGACTAAAACAGCAGCAGCTATGAAAACAATTATTTCCGCAGGCCGCATCATGATCCTGGTGCTTGCAAGTCTCTTGGCTTTTACGTCCTGCAGCAAGGACGAAGACCCAGGCATCAGGGATTACGATCTGATTGGCCAATGGATTTCTGACGTCAGGAATAATACACGGATATATACGTTTGGTGGTGATCTCAGAGGATACTATAACGATTCATCTGGCAGATGGTCCGACTTAACATACACGATTTCTGAACTCGGACATATCCATATCAAATTCTTCAATAGTAAGACCAAGGAATTTGAAGAAGAGCATGACTGGACTTACAGCGTCTCCGGCAATACGCTGTGGCTGAATGGAACATCGTTCACCAGAAAGAAGGACAGCACACCTGTAGATTCCGTTGTGTCAGCGCGCCGACAATAGGGTAGGGCTGGAAAACATGGCAACGACCGCACCGAGGATAACAAGGCGATGCGGTCGTTGTTGTATTATAATCGTAAAGATTTGGCGCGGACAGATTTAAAGTCTGTGTGCCTTATCGGTTGATAGCCCGAAAGCGATTTACAACTTAGCTGAAGTCTGCCCGCGATGACGTAAAAGAGTATGCGTCGCCATCAGGAGCGTAATTGCCTGTGTAGTCGTTTCTGAGGTTCATCGTTTCGGTTTCACTATTAGGCCATCGGTAACATACAAGCGTCATGCTAACCTCTCCTGTGGGTGTAAGGAGTGAATAAGCATCGACGACTTGTGCAGACGTTGTGCTGGCCTCCTGGTTCAGCATTACTGGAGTCTGCAAGTCCACGATGTTCAACTGTGAATCGAACGAAACGACGGCATTACCGTCCAACGAGAGGGTAGCTACCATTACGCAGCCAATGTCCTGCTCAGGTGGGCCATAAGCCTGCATCTGAGCCGTAGCGTGTGCCATCAGCGTAATCATCATCAGGCACATCATGCAAACGAATTTCTTCATTGCCTTTCGTTTTTAGAATTTGACATAGCCGAGTTCCACGGCGTTACTATTCCACATACAAAGATACAAAATACCCGGCCCAAGTCAAGGGCACTTGCAAATAGAGTAGGGCAGTCGGTCGAAGATTCCCAACTTGCGGTCGGAAAAACCCAACTCGCAAGAAAGCGTTTATTAAATTTTAATCTGTTCTTGGTACCGAAATAACAAATCTCTCCAGGCTTGATACGAATCTTCGACCAGAAAATGGCTGATATCCTACTGCCTATGGGCGTTCCCGACATATATACACCCTAACTTCTTCTTTATCAGTCGGAAAAAACCAACTCACAAAGATTATTTGTTTGTTGGTTTTTCTCATTTACAATAACCAATTAAATAGAGTGTTTATATATTTACGGATGGCGAAACCGCCTAACACACAAGTAGTTACGTTTTATATCGGTCGAACAATACCAACAACCAGTCGAAGAAACCCAACTTAGTGGTCGAACATTCCCAACTTGCAGTCGGAGATATCCAACCGAAAGTCGGACAAAACCAACTTTTAGTCGAAGAAATACAACTCGGTCGGAGATTTACAACTCGCAGTCGGAAAAATACAACTTCCTAACTTTGGTCGGAAAAACCCAACTTGCGGTCGAAGAAACCCAACATTACGCATTTTTAACGCATATTTTTCCGAAAACATTTGGAACTTTCAGAAATAATTCTTACCTTTGCCCTCGCTACAAACATAATGTTAAACCTCTCTGTGTGACGTGGACGGACTGTAACTCCATCGTATCATACATCGAATAAAGATAGGCGGCAGCCTGTTTCCCCACTGTCAGCAGAGGTCGAAGTGTTTGTAGCAGAACGCATAGGGCTGCCGCCTTTGTTCTGCTGCGACCTCCGACATAAAAGATTGCAAGACAATGGAAGAAAAGAAACAAACCACCCAGAGTCAGCCGACGGCACAGCCCGCCGACGAGAAGAACCTGCCCATGCGCTACATCAGGCAGCCGTACCCCATCTCGGCTATTCAGGCCGACCTCTCCACTCAGCAGATACGTATTCTCGTCGGCATGATGCAGAGCGTGCAGGATGGCGTGCAAGCCATGTTTGAGCGCGGGCCCGTAGACGGTCAGCTGCAACTGTTTCCAGAAATGCAGGACGACCGTGTGAACATCGACTTCAAGTTCAGCGACGTCGTTGATCGTCCTGATGCCTATCGCGACGTGGAGCGCGTGGCCAAGAAGTTCATGGAGATGGTTTTCCGCTACGAAGACAAGCAAAAGGGCGAAGTAAGCCTGTCGCACTTTGTCGATGAGATTACCTATCCCTCCCGTGGCAGCAAGCGCGACAAGATCCGCTTCACCTTCACCAAGAAGCAGGCCCAGGCCGTCTTCAACTTCACCATGTACAGCCGCTATCTCCTGCCCGTAGTCACTTCTTCAAAGAGCAAGCACACCGCCCGTCTCTACATGCTTATTACATCCGCACGTGGGTTCGAGCGCGACGACTCCGGCATCTTCCACTGGTACGTCACCTACGAAGAGCTGCGCCGTATTCTCGGCTGTGACGACAAGGACGAGCACGACCGCTGGTATCGCAAGTCGCAGAAGCTCTACAAGCATTTCAAGTCCGATGTGCTGCGTACCGCCCAGCGCGAGTTGAAAGCCCTTGCCGACGAAGGGAAGAGCGACTGTTGGTTCGACTTCACCGAACTGCCGGAAGGTTTCGACGGTGAACCTCTTCGCTTCGACTTCCTCGTACATCTGAACGATGTCAAGAAGCCCATCGACAAGAAGGAGCCTGAGCAGACTGAACAGCCTGAGCAGGAAACAATGCCAATGTGGGGAGAGTAGGTTATGGAAAACGATTACAGCAAACTTTGGGAAGACAGCCTCGCGATGATCCGCGAGAAGTACGGCGACAAGTTCCGGCACTGGTACGACGTGTGGTATGGCGAAGTGCGCTTCGAGAGCTACGACCCCGACACGCATGTGCTGCTTATTCAGGTGCCGTCAAAGTACGTCTATGAGTATCTGGAGATGAACGGTGCCAAGGATATCCGCTGGGCCACGAAGGAGGTCTTTAAGACAGACATCATACTGAAGTACCGTATTCTGGAGCCACGACGCGAGCCTGACTTTGCTCAGGTGGCCGACTATCTGCGCCAGCAGGGATGCACCGTTGGTACCGAACGTCCACACTTCAGAATTGCCGATGCTGAGAAGCGAATGCGCGACGGCCTGCGCTATTTCCTTGGTCACGACGGCCAATGGTTGCCAGCTTACGACAAGGTGGCCACCTGGCTCTCCGACAACAAGGGTAGGGGACTGGTCTGCATCGGCTATAGCGGAACGGGTAAGACACTGCTGTGTACCAAGGTGCTGCCTGTCATCCTCGGCTATAAGAGCATCGTTCAATGTACCGCCAAAGAAATGACGTTACGCAATGGCAATGTAGAGCGCATCGACGAGCTGCTGAAGGCGAAGTGTATCATCATCGACGGACTGGGCACTGAGTCTGTCGATACCAACTACTACGGTCGCCGCCGCCGACCTTTCGAGGAATTGTGCGACGCAGCAGAGAGCGATGGCAAGCTGCTTATCATCACCACCAACTGCCTCTCTACGAAACCCATGCCCGACACGTGGGCTGGTAAGTCGCAGTTCCCCACATCCTTTGAGGAATACTATGGCCAGAACGTCATCAACCGCTTGAAGTCCATCACCACCACCGTCCTCTTCTCAGGACCCAATCTCTGGTAATCACTGCTCCCGCTTGCAGCGACGCTGCCACTCACGGCGCATGGGCTCTGCATAGACGTCGGGCGTGTCGGTGTCACGGCAGAACGCCTCTATCATGTCTATCTGGGCGTACTTCTCGTCACGGTGCTCTCTGGCATATCTGTCGGCATAGTCGCTGACGGCCTGCCAGAACGCCTCTCTCAGGATGCGCTGTATGACCTTCGCCTGCTTCATGCCGAAGTTCACGTCCAGCGTCCACGGACGCAGCACGCCGCTCCTTGTCATGCACAGCCTGGGACACTCGATGGGCAAGTACTGCAGCAGACTTTCCTTTGTCGCTCCGTAACTCTCCTCTATCGCCGTTGGATCAATCCTCATGCCGGCATCCAGCGCATTGCGGAACGTGGCCGAGATGGAGTTGCCAATAGGTCCGTTCCCCATCGGCTCATTGGCAGTCTCAAGGCGCAGCGCACGTCTGGCTCCTGGCAGGTGCTGAATGCTCACCACCTTCCAGTCCTTCACCATTGCGCCACCGCCGAGTTCGTGCTGAACCCAGCCTTGGATAAAGTCCGTTACTTTCAGCCAGCAGATAGCTGGTGCCCTGTATTGCCGTTCGCTCATTGATGCCTGCAAAGTTACGAAGATTTTTCGAGCAAAAAGAAACTTTCGCCATTTATCAGAAATCGCCCGAATTTCCCTATTTTCACCTCAAAAAAATAACTGTTCTGATAAATTTATGAAAATGGTGAGTATCAGCAAGTTAGCAGCCGAAACACCCCGAAAAACTACCCTCCGAGTTATTTTCTTTCTGATAACTTGCAACCGCCTGACATTCAAGCCGTTGTGAAGTCGAAAAAGTGTATTTATCAAAAAATCGCGTTTTTCGGCGAAACTCAGAAATTTTTCTAAACTCTCTGAAATTCCTGTATTCTTTCTCATTCATCAAGCAACGCGCACGTCTCTCCCTTACACCCACAATAAGTAAAACAAACACATACAAATAAAATAAATGACTGATAATCAATAAATTATATAGTATATATAGCTCGTTATTTTTGTTTTTTGGAACACTTATCCCACCAAGGAAATCAAAAATAACCCCGATTTTTTCTGATAAATAATTGATAATCAGCGTGTTAGAAGTTTATAAATGATTTTACAACTATCTGATAACCTGATAACTCCTTAAAAAATTTTTTGCCGTCGCGCAGATAACTCCCTCAAAATTTGCACGTTACGCGAAAATCACCTAACTTTGCGCCCGGATTAGTGGTCTGATAACTAAAAAACTTCTTTTCATACGTCGTCGCGATGACGAAGGTACGAGCCGCCGCGAGGCGAGAATTCAATTTTTTGATTTGTTTTAGTAGATTAGTTTTTAAGTAGTTTGTTTTTAAAACAGAAGAAGCACGGCCAGTTATACTCTGGCTCCGAGCGTTCTGAGTAAGGTAGACAATTCAGATCGCGTGTTTACTTACTCACTCGCACCGTTGCCCCGTTGTAGCTTTGTGGGGTGACGGTGTTTTTTGTCTGCCCTTGACTGACTATTGGTTGGAACGTATCTTTGTATCAAAACCCAATAGTTATGATGAGACCATTCTACTTTGATCCTCTCGACCCAACGGGCCAGTATTATTACGACCCGCTGCCTGAGCACCCGACGAAAGAAGAGCTGGAGGAGTACCAGCGCGTGACGATGAAGATGCTACGCAACACCATCATCGGCTTCTTCGTTCTGCTTGCGGCCTTTGCCGTGTGCTCTGTGCTCACCTCCTGCGTCACGCAGAAGCAGGAGCATCAGGAGCAGACCCATGTTGTCGTGACCGATTCTGCCGCTACCGAGCATAGCCAGGCCGTACAGGTCAGCAATCAGACTGTCAACATCGACTCCATCATTACTGCCGTGATGCAGCGCACACGCGAGGAGTTCGCCCGTCAGGAACAGGAGCATGAGATCGTTACCGAGACGCTGACGGAGACCGTCGATTCGCTGGGCCGTGTGGTGCGCCAGCAGCAGAAGACCACCGACCGCACCCTCTCGCGCCAGGAGCAGCAGCGCATCGAGCGTCTGGAGCAGACCTTCGAGCAGCAGATCCACCTTGCCATCTCTGAGCACGACTCCCTGTGGCAGGAGCGCTTTGCCCAGTATCAGGCCACGATGACCGACTCCCTGCAGTCCGTCCGCGACATGCAGCGTCAGACCAGTGCCACGAACCCCCTCACTTGGTGGCAGCAGTTCCGGCTGCATCTGGCCAACATCGCCCTCTATGCCCTCCTTATCATTGGCGCCATCTGGCTCATCCGCAAAAAGAAATGGTTAAACAGTTAGCATTATCAGAGCTCCGACGTGTCGCCGAGAAGACACGGCTTGTCAAGGTCAAGGTGCCCGACGGCAAAGGCGGCTTCACGCTGAAGGAAGTGCTGGAGCGCGTCCCTTGGCGCGTGTGGTATGTCTCTGCATCCAATGGCGACGTCATCCGTGGGCTGGAGTGTGTCACCCTGGCTGTCGATGTCGATGGCCCCGGAGCCTATCCCTCGCGCCTGGTGCAGTTCATCGCCAGCGGTCAGACACGTCGTCTGCGCGACTGCTGCATCCTACAGGCAAATGACTTCAAGTTAGTGATATAAAGTTTCAGGTATGTTTCCACAACAGTATCTCAAGAAAATAGCTTCTGCCGTATCCAAGCGTTCCGGCATCTGTCAGGCCACCGTAGAGCAGGTGCTGCCTGCCTTCATCGACGAGGTGCGCTTCCAGCTCACCGAAGGCAAGCTCAGTGTACCCATCGACAGTTTCGGCACCTTTGCCCTCATCGACATTCCCGAGCGTCAGCACCTTTATACGTATAAGGGTGCCAACGAGTTGCGCACCCTGCCGCCCAAGAAGAAGTTGAAGTTTGCCCCAGCCCGCAGCTTCCGTCGTGAACTGGAGGCCGGTGTCTTCGATGCCAGTCGCAAGTCGTTCTGTCGCCACCCCAAAGACCCCATCCTGCGCAACCGCGCACAGATGGCCTACCGTGCCGACCGCAGAGACCAAATAAATAAGGGCGCCACCAAATTTTTGAAGCCCACCACGGATGACACAGATGACACAGATGATGAGGAGAAACATGAATCATGAACCCTGAAACCGCCCGTTAGGGCAAATGTCGCTTATTTGTCCCAAAGTTTTAGCAAACATTAACAATAATGGATTTTATGTTTCTCATACCCGATAAACACCACCATCAACCTCAGTGTCGTTTCCGTTGACAACAAGCACATAAACTAAACCCATTCCATATATTAAGTCTTATGCCATTTGTTACAGCCCGACAGTCACACGAACTGCCGGGCTGTTTCTTTTGCGAGGTAACAAAGAAAGTATAATAAATCTTAAAACATTTGGCGGTAACAAAAATAATAATTACCTTTGCGTCAGATTTCAAAACAAAGCTACACGTTATGAACATGGAAAAAGTAAAAGTCACTCAGGACGTTGTTTATCAGTTTATCACCGATCACAATGTCAATCTCTCGGGTATCGCCCGCGAGATGCAGGCCAACCCTACGCTTGTTGCCGGATGCTTCAAGCGCAATGCCGACCGCAACGGTCGTCCTCGCCACTTCACCGCTCAGACCCTGCCACGTCTGAACGAAGCCCTCGACAAGTTTGCTGCCAACATGCGCCAGAGTGTTGTGTCCTTTGGTAGCGAGCAGACCTACACCAACAATCGTGGTGTGACATACGACCCTGGCACCATCCCTGCCATCAAGCAGTTGTCGCAGTACTTCAACCTCACCCAGTTCATTGTGCGCATCCTTGGCTGGACTGAGAACAAGAAGAACCTGACGTTCTCGTCGCCAACGGCTAAGATGTTCGGCTGCATCAGTCAGGATGACATCAACCGTATCAATGCCGAACTGCTTGCCGTGTCTGGAGTGCTCTCCAGCTATGAGGTAGTTGAAGACAGGTAATATTTCGCTTCACGTTTGATGTTGTAAAGCAATCAGCAATAACCTTGTGCGGGATTATTTGCTGATTGTTTTTTTTTGATTTCTCTACGGAAAACACACATTCCAACAAATATTTTTTTTTTGATTCGCGCACCTATCGCGACGCAGAACCCGCGCCTCGCTGGGCGGCGGAGCCTGCGGATCCGCCGTTCGGACTGGCTGCAAATATGCTGCAAAGGTGCAAAGGTGCAAAGGTTGCAAAGGTGCAAAAATAGGAAAGCCCACCAACACCCGCACGATTATGAATAAGGTACGCGATGGAAAGCAAAAAAAATGCTGTTTGCAACAAAAAAAGTAGTTCTAAAATTTGGAAAGTAACAAAAAAAGTAGTATCTTTGCCAATGTCAGAACGACACAAGAACGGAAACACTGACAAAGAGTTCTCAAACATATTGATACATCGTACCGCACAAGCCGCAAATATCTTTGCAAGTTAGTGTGAAGAGCACGGAAATTCTACCACTTAGTAGTGGGCACGTGTGCCCAAATCAGAAAAGCAAGAGGCCGTGTTGATATAGAACTTTGCCTACATTGGTATGGCTTGTAAGGTAGTCCCACATTGGTGGGTAGGTGTATTAATTGGACAACGGCTGCAACCTATGGATGTAGTGTATAGGTACGCAAATGCCCGTAAAACGGCATAAGCGGTAAAACGCTATCGTGTACCCAGTGCTATATCTGGCGGACTAATAATGTGGTCGGTTACAAACGAAAGGGAAATGCTATATAGCCGTATGCTATACAGCCCTGCGCCTGATGGGGCATAACGGAACGTATTGGATAGTTCCGGAGTGGGCATACGTACAAAGTGGATAGGCCCGGGTAGGAACTATAGACGCCAGTCTATAGGTAGGTATGAATGAACGACTACCGGATTTATCCGGCGGAAACTATAGGCCTATAGAGAAAGTGAGCACTATGTGCAGGGAGTTCGGCACTCCCCTATGGGCGCAATGATAGCAATGTCGCTATCAGGTAAAATCTTACAATTATGGCAAACAAGAAGAACGTTCCCGCACAGAACACAAACAGTGCAGTATCCGTGAGTATCGAACTTTCCCGTACCGCTATGAAGAAAGCCCTGGGAGCAGTGTTTAACGAGACTTGCAAGTTCAAGCAGGCTTGTCGTGTATTCGACGGCATGGGTGCTTTCCCCGTACCTACCGGTAAGAACTCCACTATGCGCTTTGACGAGCTGCTCAAGCCCCTTGCTATCAACTTTAAGGGCGGTCGCCTTGACCCCGAGAGTGTGAAGAGTGCATGGAAAGTCATGACCGCTGACGGCTATATGGCTCTCTATAAGGATGTGCAGGGCTATGAGGCAGTAGAGGGCGACGAGGAGAAGTCACGCAAGGTGTACACCTGGAACTCGGAGAAGTCGCAGTATGACGGCGTATCGGTCAAGCGTATCGTGGCCGTGGAGAAGTGGAACGCAGGTCTTATCCTTGAGGGTATCTTGCAGGCAGCGTTTACCGCCTACTATATCGACGAGGCAGCTAAGAGTCAGAAAGCATGGGACGAGTACGAGGGCGAGCTCTATGTCTTCGACAAGGTGCAGGACAAGGACGGCATCACTAACAAGCGCCACATCATCCGCAAGACACAGGTGGAGTTCTAAGGAACTCCCACCTATCCCCATCGGAGCCTGACATAGAGTGGAAACATGGCTATGGCGGTGGACTTGTCGGTGTCCACCCAGGCACAAAGTATAACATCATAACATCGTGAAGACTATGAGCGAAAGAACGACGAAGCAGATCTGCGCCCGCATGAGAGAAATCAGCGCAAGCAGAACGTTCCACCATCAGCGCAAGCAAAGGGTGGAGAAGTGTGAAACTATCTATGAGCAGACTATGGTGGTCAAGGGTGGGCGCAAACCCAAGCACTTTATGACCTCCAAGCAGCTTATCGAAGCCTATGAGCAGGTGGAGTGGGAGACAGAGAACCGCCACCAGATGTTCGAGGCTGGCAAGGGTACGCGCTTCACTAAGCGCACTCATGTGAACAACGGAGCCCACTATACGAAGAGTGGTGGAGTAACTACGACCAAGCGACCTACCGCTCATGGCGAAGTGTGCTCTATCGGCAGACAGATTGTAGTCAAGCGGTTCAGCAACAGTCGCCTGACGTGTGTATGCAAGAGCATCGTGTATTAACAAGCAACAACTAACCGGCACCCAGCGACGGCTGAGAGCGTAGATATAGCCAGACACTTGAAAGCCCACCTCTATAGGACTATGGTGAGGTGGTGAGCGGAACGTGCAGCGCGAGGATCGAGACGCTATCAGCAAGAAGCAGTGTGCCTAAAACAATATCGGAGGACAATCGTATGAAGACTATCATCAAGATTATCGTGGCCGCTATGGTCGGCCTGTTCCTGGCAGCGTGGTCAGATGAGCACCACGTAGGCTATCGCTACGGATTCGTGGCTGTGTATTTCTTCGGCTCTATCGTGGTGTACTACGCCATCGAGTGCGCCATCTCTGCAATGACGAAGCGCAAGCAGAACCGCTTCGACACTATCAAGCATCGTATGGGTAGCCGTAGCTATGGTCAGGCCGCCGTGTTCATCGGCACGGCTTGCCTCTATATGTGTACTCCCCAGCAGTGTGAAGAAATGTGCGATGACCTATGGCATCATGGTCAGCAGGCACACATGCAGATGCTGGAAGGTAATGAGACATTCGACATTCTATAACATCAAATCAAATCTTACAATTATGGCAACAAAGAGACAACAGGCGATGATTATCGCTATGGCCGCTATGGTCGGCACAAGTACGGACATCATCGACCGCAACGCAGCAGCCGCTGCCCTGCGCGACATGAGAAGTGACATCGGTCACGACCAGACCTGCAGCATACAGGAAGACCCCTTCGACTTTTCCTACACGTGGGATCCTACGGACGGAGATGTGGCATAAACTATCGGGAGGAACGGCTATGAAGAAGATTGAAGTATTGGAGTGGGGCTTGCAGCATATTGCAGTCAACTATAAGATGGGTGCAAGTACCGAGGATTTGCAGAGCGAGGCCGAGGGTTGCATCTATGTGACCGAAGAGCATCCAGACGTATCGCCCGCACCTGTGAACGATGTGCAGATGCTATGCGACGACCTGGGCATAGATCGTGCCTATATGAAGACTTCGGAGTTCGGCATCGAGGTTACGCTGGATTGGCAGTGGCCTGAGACTATCGGACAGGAAGAGTACACCCCTACTGGGCATGAGATGTGGAAGCGCTTCGGCGTGGAGATTGGTTCTTAATCGGCTATGACTATGGCAACGAAGAAGCAGGCGGGGACTGAGCGCCCCTATACGTGGTACGAGTTCCTGAGCATCATCAGGAACATCGTGGAAGAACAGAAGATTGTGATGCACGACGAGTTGGACTACTTTAATGCTAATTGGGAGCAGCAGGATAAGCCTATCGACATAGGTGTGTGGGACTGGCACCTTACCACGAAGACGGACTTCGGTGGCTGTGAGGGTGTCTATACGGACTTCTATGCTCATGTGGACTACAACGACGTGCGCCATGTGTTTACAGCTAAAACGCTGGACGGCAGCCGTGAGGCATACGTGAAGATGCACGAGTTTGCAGCCCGTGTGTGCCTGGTGGTATGTGACTATGTGAAAGAGCATGAGGACGAGTTCAACTGGACTGGCTTTGATGTGGGCTATTACAAGGACGGGGAACGTGTGACCTATATGCTGGCCCACAAGCACGAGAACGCTATGAAGTATGCCTTGGAACTGAAGCAGAAAGGCGAAAGGGCATGGATACGTGACAATGCAGAACGAAAGTATGAGGAGGTATGAAAAAAAGAATTTATCCCTACATGGCGGCTATGATGCTGGCTATGGCGAGCGACCCGTATTTCTCTCTTGGACGCTCTAAGCGAACTATGAGCGAGGCAGAGCGCAAGCGTTACGAAGAGTATAAGCGCGAACGTGCTCACCGACTGAATCCTGTGGATATGTCGGAGCATGAGTTTATTATCAAGGGTGAGCGAATCATGGCGCATGACAAGAAGACCGCCAAGAAAATCTATGCTCGCCGACATCCAAAGAAAGGGAAGTGACTATGAGCAATAGGGCAAGAATCAAGGTCAGGAGACCTAAGAAGTCAGTGCGCTACAAGGAGGAGGTTACGCTCACCAAGAAGTACACGAGCTTTAACATCTTTACCCGTGACGGGGATAACCGCACCGTCACAAGCGAGAAACCTATGACGCTGAACGAAGCGCTTTACCACTATCACGCGCTATCTATCAGTGGAAACGAATAACAACAATTTAAAACGTAAACGAATTATGAAAGCAAGAACTATCAGAATGAACAAGGTGCGCAAAGCTATCGCATCAGTATATCACGTAAGTAACGCAGAGGCACAGGAAATGGTGCCCATGTTTATACGTAAAGCAGCATAAGTTATTAACAGTCAAAATTCGGAGGACGAAAGTATGACACAGAATTTGCAGGGTGCCGACCTTATCGGCAAAGTGATTGTAGTAAACGGCAGTAATGTCAAGTATGTAATCAAGTCAGTGGACGGCGACAAGCTGATGACGGACTTCATCATGGGCGACCGCACTATGCCCTGCCCCGTGCCTATGAGCCAGGTGGAGAGCATGGTGGCAGCAGGTAAGTGGACTATCGAGGGCGAGACCGCCAGCGAGAACAAGGCAGAGGACGTAAAGCCTGAAGCTACCGCTACCGAGGAAGCTACCGCCGAGGAGCCTACCGCAACTGAGGAGGTGGAAGAGGTTATCGACGAACCAGAGCCTGCGCCTGCTCAGACCGTCAAGATGAAGACGGAGATGCCGAAGGACAAGGCTGAGGAGAAGGCTACACCTAAGCCACAGAAGCCACAGACTAAGGCTAAGAAGAAGGAGCAGGAAGCGCCTGCCGCTGGTCGTCTGCGCTACGAGACCTACACCACGAAGAAGGGTAAGACGGGTGCGAAGATCGTTGGCTTCAACGAGACGGATGCTGCCTATTTGGCTGGTCCCGAGCTGCACGGCTCTAAGGCGTGGGAAAATGACAAGCAGGGCAACAAGACGTTCTGTCTGCTGTTCAGTCATCGCTATGCCAAGGCTGCAGAGGACGTATGCAAGGCACTGAACGCTGGCAAGAGCGTGGCAGACTGCCAGGCTATCATTGACGGATGCACCGAGGAGCGTGCCCAGCGTCGTGAGGAATGGCGAGCAAGACGTGACGCACGCGACAATGCCGCTACCAACGAGGGCGAGGCTACCGCCACCACCGAGAAGCTCTATACCGAGGCAGAGGTGCGCAAGGCGTTCGCTACACTGGCCGAGGCAAGCGGTGTGGACGTTAAGGAGTTTGAGCCTATCATCGAGGCTATGCGGGCAGCTGCATAGCTATAACGACCACGGATTGCACGGATGACACGGATTGATATCTGTGTTGTCTGTGCTATCTGTGTGACAACTAAGCAGAATTACAAACATCAAAAATCTTACGATTATGGGACTGGATTTAAGTGCAATCAGAGCAGCTGCTGCAAAGATGAAGCAGGAGCAGGAACAGCCAAAGACGAACACGAATAGCACGAATAGTGCTAAAACAAAGGCTGAGCCTAAAGCTAAGACGCAAACTAAGAGTGCGCCTAAGACTGACACGCCCAAGACCAAGGGCGGTGCGAAGTACGTCATCCCTGCCGAGTTCAAGCAGGCTATCGAAGACCACTTGAAGGGTAGGGCAGACATGAAGGAGAAACTATCGAAGAAAGGCAAGTCGATTGACGGCTGCTGTGATTATATATTCGACGTGATGCGCAAGCGGGCTGAAAAGGAGCGCGGAGGCAAGAGCGCCGTGGGCCTCTATGCCAACCCTGACGAAATATTCGGTCTGGCTTGTCACTACTATGACGAAAGCGAAGAGGCCTTGAAAGAGGAACTGAAAAAGAAATAAGCTATGGCAAGGAAACTGACAGCATTTGAGAAACAATGCACGACTATCAATAACCGACTGAGCGGGTATCCAAAGGGTGACAAGGAGCGCAAGATATACGGCAGCGTATATCAGCCTGGTATTATTACCCGTATGTATCGTCGTCGCAGGGTGTGGTATTGCAGCGAGTGTGGCAGCGAGATTGGGGTGCTGACACAGGAGGAGTGCCCAGTATGTCACAAGAAATGGACGGCGGCGTGTTGTGATGAGAAAGGTCGTGAGGTTGGCTATCACATGACGCTGGAAGCCAAGGGCGATATTCAGTTGACACGCATCTATCGTGTGGAACGTACTACGCACTATGGCAAGCAGGCCACAAGGTTTGTGTGGGAGGTGGAGCGTATCATGTATAGTCCGACTGGTGAGCGCAAGGTGTTTGCCCGTAACATTCAGGCGATGTCGTGGTACTACGATGCTTTCAGCTGTGGCTCGCCTATCAAGATGAAGCGTGAGTGCAACCACTCGCAGTATTCTGCATCGAAGTCGCAGTTGCGCTATAACCTGAACGTGTGGAGCTACGACATTCAGAGTTTGACGGAGCAATGGCGCTATAAAGATATCTCTGGACTGATGGAAGACTTCAAGGGCGATACCAGTGCGCTGCGAGTGATTGCCTATCCGTGGGCTGAGACCATGCGCAAGACGGGGCAGGAAAAGTTGTTCCGCTATCTGGTAAATGAAATGGAGTCGCTGCCTACTGGTTGTCACCATGCGCTGAACATCTGTGCTCGTAACAAGTACACGATAAAAGATCCGTCGCTATGGCTCGACCACTTGTGGCTGCTGAAGTATCTCAGACTTGACACGCACAATGCCCACTATGTATGCCCCAAGGATTTGAGGACACAGCATAATGAGCTGCTGGAGCGTAAGCGTCATGAGGACGAACGCAGGGCGGCTATTCGCCGTGAGCGTGAGACGCAACGGAAGTTGGAGCGTATGGAGAAAGAGAAGACGGCCTATCGGAAACGGTGGGCAAAGGTGCTACCGCTGACGCTATCAGGTCAGAACCTGAATATCCGTCCGCTGCAATCGGTGGAAGAGTTTGCGGAAGAGGGCAACGCCATGCACCACTGCGTATTCTCTATGGACTACTACAAGAAGTCCACCAGTCTGATATTATCGGCAAAGGACAACGACGGCAACCGACTGGCTACTATCGAGTACAACACGAAGAACAAGGAGATTGTGCAGTGCCGTGCGGCATGTAACAAGGTACCTGAGCGCGACGCTGAGATACGTCAGTTGATAACCTCTCACAGGGCAGACTTCCAGCGATTGCTGAAAGCTGCCTAATACCTATATCGAAGTTGAATTTTAAACTTTACGACAATGGCAAAGAAAAAATTTACGATGAACGACTCGCAGAAGGAGAAGTATGCGGAGTTGTTCGAGGCTGAACTGAACGCAATGGAGCGTAGCGACTGGACGCAACCGTGGGTGTCGCCCAATATGGGTGCGCCGTGTAACCTCTACCGCCGTCGGCATCCCTACCGCAAGAGCAATGCCTTCTGGCTGGCTATGCTGATGCAGGTGAAGGGCTGGAGCACGCCCTACTTCCTGACGAAGACGGACTTGGTGAACGAGGACGGCAGTCGCAAGTATGACGGTCTGCAGGCTAACTGCACGATGGTGACTGACGAGCAGGGTATGCCGAAGTTCGACGACAACGGCTGTCCTGTGATGGAGTACGAACGGAGATTCCCCGTATTCTTCTACAAGCCTATCTACAAGGACAAGGACGGCAACACCGTGAGCGAAGAGGACTATCGGGCCATGAGCGACGAGGAACGTCAGGAGTTGAAGGTGTTCTTCTACCGCACTCACTATCTGGTGTACAACCTGGACCAGACGAACTTCAAGGAACTCTATGCCGACGACTACGAGGCGATGGTGGCGGTTCCTGAGCACGACTACCAGACAGGCCAGCGTGACGAGGTGCTGGAGCGGATGATCGCTGGCGAATGGATTTGTCCTATTCACTTCGGCGGTCACTCGGCTCACTACAGCCCTATGGAGCACCATATCCGACTGCCGGAGCGTTCACAGTTCCTGGGCGATGCGAAGTTCTATGCGGTAGCTCTGCATGAGATGGCGCACTCTACGAAGAAAGACCTGCGCCGCGAGTTGGACGAGCCCTACGAGGAATTTGTGGCAGAGCTGACGGCAGCGTGTGTATGCAGCCGTCTTGGTGTCGGCAAGTTGCTGGACGAGCAGCATATTGCCTATGTGGCCTCGTGGCGCAAGGCTCTCCGCGACGACAAGGACTTCATCCCTCGCGTCATCGACCATGTGCAAATGGCCTCTAACTTCATCTTCAACCGCTACGATGCCGTGGCGAAGAAGATGGAAGGTCCGAAGCTGCTGCAAGCAGCGTAACACTATCGAGGGGTCGTCGCCTGACGGCTCCTCAAAATCTATCAAAATCTTACAAAAAATTATCCAAAATGGAGACTATCAAGTATGACGTAACGGCGGCGCATCTATGTAAGACAGACTGCCCGTTTTGTGTAGGCGACCAGTGGAAGAAGGTTGGTGCCTATGAGTGTACCGAACGTTGCCCTGCCTTTGTCAGTCATGACATGGAGCAGCAGATCGTAGTATGCAACCCCGAAAAGGTTCCCTATGCCCGCTTCGTATGGAGCGATAAGATGCGAAAGAAATACCCCAATCTGGGAAAAGATAAAATCAAAAAGTAAAACGACTATGAACTATTACGTGATTGACGATGTGAAGACCAAGGTGTATAGCATATTCGGATCTTCGTATAAAAAGATGCCTAATGCTCCTGCTATTGTAGCTGTGAGCGACTACAACAAGAAGAACGTTGAGAATGGCCGTGAGTTTACAACCGACGGCATTGTCTATGCAGACGGCACTTTCTGCTTCGGGCCGAGCAAGAGGATTGTTTCCTACGGCTCATGTAGAGAGGCAACACCTGAAGAGGTGCAACGGCTGGCCGACTGTGCGGCAAGTGTGAACCTGGCCTATATGACGCTGGAGCAGGAGCACAAGAATATCTGGACTAAGAAGACGTGGACTACGACCTACGAGGCTCTGGCCTATATTTCGACGGACGCTATGCGCTTCCGCTTGAATGGTGAGATTGTGGGCTGGAAAGAGGTTGAAGCCTACGAGCCTGCCGAGGGTATGCACTTCGCCTGGTACCACGACAACGGCTATAGCTATTTGGGCGTGGATCCTGCGAAGAAAGAAGACTGGATAGCTGCTGTACGCAAAATCAAGAAAGTGTGGTATGGCAATCTGTACGGCATCGTGTATCTGGAGAATGGCGTTATCGACGTTCGCCAGTGCAGCAAGAGATATAGTGAAGTGAGTAACACATAAACGAGTTACGACTATGAATACAGTAGAAATCATCATGCAGCAGAAGAAGATTGCTGCCGAGAAGGAAAAGGCCGAGCGTAAATTGGCCTATGACACAATCAAGGAGTGGGTGGAGAAGCATGTAGACAAGTTCGCCCACGAGTTACTGAACAATATAGCCAGACGCTTTTCGGCTGGTTCGTCTATGGCGCGCTATCGCTGCGTCTCAGGTTTCTGTAACCACCATCTGGGCGAGGACTATCCAGAGAACGTGGGAAGATGGTGGAAGGTGGAGTACTGGAACAACTTCAAGCAGAAAGAGTATGGATTCGACTTCGTGGAGCGGTTCTTCAATCAGGCTCCTATCGAAAAGAGCGAATACGCTGAGAATATCTGTTGTGCTTTCGTATCGCAGTTGGTGTTCCATACTGCGCTGCCTGAACTGCTCAGGAGCGAGGGCTTTGTGGTAAAGCACGACGGCTGCGGATGCTGTGAAATGATTGAGGTGAGACTACCTGAAGCATAGGAGGATAAGACTATGGGACAATGTTATTCTATAGAAATCAAGGCGAGGTTCAAGGACGAAAACGGCGCAAAGAAAGCGCTGCAGGCGAAGCTCGACAGGCATGAAGAGGAGCACGTAAACTACAACCTCGACCACTTCACAGGTGAGCTTGGTCTGTCTACCGACAACCTGCACGACCTGATGGGCATATTCTTCGGCGGCTGGAAGGGAAAGTTGGAACCTTCGATCACCGACGACTGGGAGTATGCCGACTTCGATGCCTCCTATGGCTGGGAGAGTATTATGATGGAAGCCTTCGAGGTGATCGCGCCCTACCTGGCCGACGGCTCCGTGATTAAAATCTATCCCGACTCCGGCTGCGACCACGGAACGGTCAGGAACGGGAAATGCAAATGGGCATAACTAAAACGAGTGAGACTATGGAGAAGAAAGATTTCTATGGCGACATCAGGAATCTGCACAAGGAAATTGTGGCGGAGATTGTAAAGTTGATGGTGGAGCATGACGTGAAGGAGGTTGACCTACTCGGTAGTAGTGCCGACCACGCTTACGTTATCGGCGCACCATTCGACTGGGATGTGGACTACATGGAGGCCGAGGTCTCTAAGGTGTACTACGAGGACGGGCAGTTGGTGCTTGACGTTTGCTGGAACATCGACACGTTCGAGTTGGCTGAGCAGAACGAGAATGGTGACATTGGCGATGCCTATACAGATGTAAAGGCCAATGACTTCACCTGCATCAAGCCCTGTGCTGGCATTGATTCGGTGTATGAGAGTGTATGGCAAGTGTTGGAACAAAACAAGTAACCACTATGACACAGAAAGAGTATATCCAGATGGTGAACGAAGCGAAGCAACGGAGCTTTGAGTATTATGTGCTGTCGAAGCCGACTATCAGCGACGCGACGTTCGATGCGATGGTGGACTGCATAGAGTTGGCGGAGTTGGAGCATCCTGAATGGACGCTACCTGACTCGCCGACGCAGTGTGTAGGCAGTGACCTGTCGGGTAACGGCAAGCGACTGGTGCGTCACCGCACACCGATGCTATCGTGCCAAAAGGCACAGACAACAGAGGCGGTTGAGAAATGGATTGCCGCTACGGAGAAGAAGTTGAAGAAGCAGGACGCCGGTATCTACTACGAACTGGAATGGAAGTTGGACGGCATCAGTTGTTCGCTGGTGTATCAGGACGGCACGCTGATCAGCGCCGCTACCCGTGGCGACGGCAAGCAGGGCAGCGACCTGATGGAGCACGTGAAGATGATACCGACGGTGCCTATGACGATTACCGAAATGGGTAGGGTAGAGGTGCGCGGCGAGATTGTATGTCCCAAGTCTCACCTGCCGTTTATGTCAGAGAGCTATGCCGACTGCAGAAGTGCAGCAAGTGGCATCTGTGGCAAGAACTATGTGACCGCCGACACGACGCTGCTGGAGTTCGTGGTGTGGCAGTTGGAAGGCGACGAAATCGGCACAGAGGCTTGTGCTATCGACATTGCCGAGGATTTGGGCTTCAAGACCTGTGGCTATAAGGGTTGCTGGACGCCAAATGTTATCAAGCGTCTGGGTGAGTTCGCTATCGAGCGTGACGCACTGGACTGGCCTACTGACGGTGTGGTGGTGAAGATAAACACCAAGCCGCTGGCTGAGAGGATGGGTTATACCGACCATCATCCGAAAGGCTGCATCGCCTACAAGTTCCCACCGCAGAAGACGACGACCACGGTAAGGCGCATAGAGATAACCGTTGGTGCTACGGGCCGTCGTACCCCTGTCTGCTGGTTTGATCCTGTGACTATCGGGGCACGTACTATGGAGAAAGCCAGTCTTGGCAGTGAGGACACGATGGAGAAGCTCGGCGTCTATGAGGGCTGCACCGTAGAAGTGGGCCTGAGTAACGATGTGACGCCGAAAGTGTACAGAGTAATCTAAAACGATACGACTATGGAAAAGATTGATGCACCCATTGACAACAAAAACTTGATGGAAGACCCGTTCGAGGATGAGGTCTTCGGAGATTTCTATGCAGGGTCTGACCATCGTAAGAATGGTGTACGGCATCTGATTGGTTTGGCGGAAGTTTACGACGAGGAATTTCCTAAGTGCGTGAATTATTCGGCATACGTCGATGTGACTTGGACTTATGGTGCAAGTCATATCACTATCAAGGTGATTGGCGTTTCTGCCAGTGAGGACTTTGAGGAAACGAAAAACGAAGTCTTAGAGCACTATAAGAAGGTGTTCAAGGCTTGGGAGTGTGAAGACAATCCCGACCTAAAGGTAGAGTTCTATCAGCTGAACAATCAGCTGAACGTGATATTCTATTTTGAAGTCTGCGATTAAGCGAGAGCAGAGCCATGCTTGCATGAGCTATGCCGAGCGTGAGCAGACTCGACGAAAGTCAAAGTGAATGATAAACTTTGCACATATTGTAAGATTTTTGTTTCGGACTGGCCTGCTGTGACAGCACGCCGGTCCTCTTTTGGTGAGAAAATAATGTTTTAAAACACGATATAGCTATGGAGTATTTTAAGAATTGCATGACCCAAGAGCAGTTGGAACAGGAGCACCGCAAGCTGGTAATCAAGATGCACCCCGACCGCAACCCCGACAACCCTAACGCTACGGCTGAGTTTCAGGAGATGCAAAGCCAGTATGAGGAACGCAAGGCTGAACTGAACGGCGACTATAGCAAGGCCCGAAAGGGTAGGGAGCGTCGCGAACGTGAGGACAGGGAGCGACGGGAGCGTGAACGCCGTGAGCAGGAGCGCCGCAAAAAGGAGATGGCTATCGACCAGGCTCGAAAGAACAAGCAGCGCAGCCACTTGGAATGGAAGCAGGGCGAGTATGTCTATGCCCGTATGGTGAACTTCACCCGCAGTATGTTCGAGTGGGATAACCTAAGTGGTGACGAGTTGCTGCATGTGGTAATCAAGATGGGCGTAAAGGAAGAGACGGTGGTAAGGATTGAGCACATCGTGGAGTGCCAGTCGTTCGATATCCTGAACGCCAGTCTGAGCAAGCTGCTGAACAGCATGGAGACCGGCTGCATCTATGGTGGCCGTGAGACGTTGCAGGATGCCGACCCCGCCAATGGCATCTATAAGAAGCAGACGGTGGGCAAGGTGGTGATGTTCCGTAGCGAACAGTACTGCGTGTTCGGCAATCCGATGGGCGACCAGACGATATCCGACTACTATATGCCTGTAGGCTATGAGACGCTGTTTGGCAGTCAGATAGACCGCATCAAGGCGCACATTGCCTATGAGGAACAGGAGAAAGCACGATTGGAGGCTGAGCGTATGGCCCGTATCGAGGCCGAGCAGCGTCCGATGATAGCGGAGTGGGAGCCGAAGCTGATAGCACTGAGTCGAGGACTGACGGCCAAGGAGCAGAAAGAGGTGGCTATGAGCAACCTGAAGACGATGCTCAAGGCGAAGTTCCCCGGTGCGAAGTTCACTGTGAAGAGTGACAAGTATGGCGACGTGGTGGTGCGCTGGGAGGATGGCCCGACATGGCAGGCCGTGCGTGAGGTGACGAAGCTGTTTGATGCCTGGGAGGCTATCGACGCCAAGACGGGCAACCAGACGCTGACGCCGTGGATGGAGCACTACGGACGGATGTGTTTCTCAGTGACCGAGACGGAGCGCAAGATGTCGGTACTGACTAAGGCCCGCATCCTGCAGCAGCTTGGTAGCGTGACCGAGGCTTTCACCACATCGGCTATCGACGACGAGGTGACGGTATCTGATTTCGACTGGCTGATGCTCCACCTGCTTGTCGGCATCGAGATAGGCAAGGGCAATCAGGAGTGTATGAGTACGATACATGCCGACGGCAGGCGCACAGTAGCCATCAATGCGGCTGTGAACTTCATATTCAGCCACTCTGACTATTGCAAGCAGACCAAGGCCAAAAAGGCTAAGGCTGCTTGATACTTGAACTTTCCGATTAAGCGAGAGCAGAGCCATGCTTGCATGAGCTTTGCCGAGCGTAAGGAAAGTCAACGTAGTTAAACATGAAACTTGAAACAAAAGATAAGACAATATGAGTAAGTTATCGAGACTGCGCGACAACATCGCGGCATTGCAGGAGGCTTTCGAGCCTAAGAATGGTGAGTACGACTACGAGGTGCTGGAGAAGTACAGCGGCTTCGGTGGTCTGGGGTTTGTGCTGAATGACGTGGACATCGACCAAATCGACCATCGTGACATTGAGTCGTGGAACAAGAGCGACCGCCAGTACTACGATGATACGGTGCGCCTGTATCAGCTGCTGCACAAGTACAGCAACAGCGAGCAGGAGTATCAGAAGTGGATGCAGTCGTTGAAGGCATCGGTGCTGACGGCCTTCTATACCCCTAATGAACTGGTAAAGGCCATCTTCAATCCTATCTACCATGTGAAGTACGGTCGCAATCAGATGAGCATTGCACCGAGCACGATCCTTGACCCTGCTGCCGGCAACGGTGTGTTTGCCTTCAATGCAGTGGGCTATGCGTCACTGGCTTGTCAGCGCTATAGCGTGACGGCAGTTGAGAAGGACTTGCTGACGGGTCTGATGTTAGGCGCACAGAAAGGCCATGCCAAGATGCAGGTGTATGTGGATGGCTTCGAGCACTTCCCGAAAGACGAGTTGGGAATGTATGACCTGGTGGCCACCAACGTGCCGTTTGGCGACATCAACGTATTTGATGCTGCCTATAGCAAGAGCGACAATAAGGTGCGCAGGGATGCAGCGAAGATGATTCACAAGTATTACGTGCTGAAAGGTCTGGACTGTCTGAGGGATGGCGGTATCGAGGCTTACATCATCACCTCGAACTATCTGAACCGCGACGGCGAGCAGTTGGCAGAGGTGCTGAAGCAAGCACGTCTGATTGGTGCCTACAGACTGGCCAACAACCTGTTTAAGGATGCCGGCACTGAGGTAGGTACTGACCTGCTGGTGTTGCAGAAAGACAGCCACAAGCAAGGACTGACGGCTGACGAGACATTCCTGATGACGCAGTATGCGGACTCAGGATGCCCCACCAACATGTACTTCCAGATGTATGAGGACCATGTGATTGCAACGTCGTGGACGGTTGACACCGATGCCTATGGCAAGCGTGGTTTTGTCTATATGCACAAGGATGGCGTGAAGGGTATTGCCAGCGACATGCAGAAGGCATTGGCAAAAGATATGGCTGCTAATCTGGATGTGGAGTTGTTTGAGAGTGGCGAGACCCGTCGGAAAACCGACGGGAACAGTGACGCCGAGAAAAAGGTGCAGCTGACGGCACAGCAGCTGACGATGCTGGCTATACACAAGACCTACGAGGAACTGTATGTGTACGAGGCTACGAAGTTCGAGGAGAATACGGCATTGCGCCGCGACCTGAACGAGTTGTACGACACGTTCGTGGAGTCGTTCGGTGCGCTGAATAAGAGCGACAACGTAAAGGCGCTGAAGGCTATCAAGAATCACGGAAACCTGACGGAGTTGCTATCGCTGGAGGTGAGAGACGAGCGTGGCCGTTGGGAGAAAGCCGACATCTTCACGAAGCCGGTGGCTTTCGCTACCGACGATGTGCATGGTGCCGACACACCGCAGGAGGCACTGGCTCAGTCGTTGAACGACTACGGTAAGGCTGATATGAAGTATATGAGTGCGCTTACTGGCATGAGCGAGGACGAACTGCTGGATGCCCTGCATGGCGAGGTGTTCTATAACCCCCTGCCTGTAGGCAAGCAGTACGAGATTAAGGCGCAGTTTATCTGTGGCAACGTCGTTGAGAAGCTGGAGCAGATCAAGCAGTTGTGGCCGAAGGTGGCAGAGTTGCTGGATGCAGGTTCCAAGGAGCAATATGCAAGCCACCTGCCTGAGACCATCAAGGACCAAGAGGAACTGAGGGTGTATCAGAGTGCCAAGGCATTGCAGGAAGCTATCCCCGAGCCTATCCCCTTTGAGGAATTGGACTTCAATCTGGGTGAGCGCTGGATTAACGAGCGGGTGTATAGTGCTTTTGCTACGGAGTTCTTCAATGTGCCTGGTGAGCGTCCGTCGTGGCAGAGTGAGCCGTTTGCGGTAGAGGTGAAGTATGACGCTATCATCGACCAGTTCACGGCATCGGCCAACTACGGCTGGAACGAGAAGATAGGCACGCAGTATGCCGTGAAGAGTGAGACCAAGCAGCGGTATGACGGAATGGAGCTTTTCATCCATGCCCTGCATAATACCTGTCCGAAGCTCTACAAGTATAAGCGTGACGAGAACGGCGACTACGTGTATAACGACAAGTACGAGAAGGAGAAGGAGGAAGACCCCGAGAAGACGCAGCTTGCCAACACGAAGATTGAGGAGATTCGTCAGGGTTTCGTTGACTGGCTGTTGCGTCAGCCCAAGCCGTTCCGCGATGAGTTGGCAGCTATCTATAACCGCCGCTTCAACTGTTTTGTGAAGCCGAAGTATGACGGCAGTCACCAGACATTCCCTGGTATTGACCTGAAGGGACTTGAAAAGAAGTACGGCATCAAGCATATCTACGGCAGTCAGAAGGACTGTGTGTGGATGCTGGTTTGCAATGGTGGTGGTATTTGTGACCATGAGGTAGGCTCAGGCAAGACGCTGATCATGTGTATGGCAGCGCATGAAATGAAACGCCTCGGACTGGTTCACAAGCCGATGATCATCGGCTTAAAGGCAAACGTGAGTGCCATTGCCGAGACGTATCGCACCGCCTATCCGCAGGCTAAGGTGCTGTATGCCGGTGCCAAGGACTATTCGGCCAAGGAGCGTGTGGATTTCTTCAACAAGATGAAGAACAACGACTGGGACTGTGTGATTATGAGTCACGACCAGTTCAGTCGTATTCCTCAGAGTCAGGACATCGAACTGGAAGTGATGCAGGACGAAGTGCAGCAGCTGGAAGATGCGATGAACGCTATGGAAGGATGGGACTGGGGCAACCGTAGCCGCATACAGAAGGGTTTGGAGCGCAGAAAGCGTAACCTGGAGGCGAGGATTGACGGACTGATGGACGATATCAGTAAGACGAAGGACGACGTGGTGGACTTCAATCTGATGGGTATCGACCATATCTTTGTGGACGAAAGCCACATGTTCAAGAACCTGCAGTTCTCTACCCGTCACGACCGTGTGGCAGGTCTGGGTAACTCGGAGGGCTCGAAGCGTGCCTTTAACCTGCTGATGGCTATCCGCACGATACAGAAGCGTACAGGTAAGGACCTCGGTGCCACGTTCCTCTCAGGTACTACCGTCACAAATAGCTTGACGGAATTGTATTCGCTGTTCAAGTATCTGCGTCCGAAGGCAATGGCCAAGCAGAATATCACTTGCTTTGATGCCTGGGCGGCTATCTTCACGAAGAAGAGTCAGGAATTTGAGTTCTCGATTACCAACCAGATTGTGTTGAAGGAACGTTTCCGTTACTTCATCAAAGTACCTGAGTTGGCCATGTTCTATAACGAGATAACCGACTTCCGCACGGCAGAGGATGTAGGCATTGAGCGTCCGGAGAAGCACGCCCGACTGCTGAACATCAAGCCGACGCCCGACCAAGAGGACTTCATCAAGACGCTGATGGAGTTTGCGAAGACCGGTGACTTCTCGCTGATTGGTATTGACGGAGCCACGGAGAAGCAGCAGATGGCGAAGATGCTGTATGCGACGGACATGGCCCGCAAAATGTCTCTGGATATGCGACTGATTGACCCAGGCTATCAGGACCACCCACGGAGCAAGGCTTCACGATGTGCTTATCTGGTGAGTGAGTACTACAAGAAGTTCAACGACGTGAAGGGTACGCAACTCGTGTTCTCTGACCTCTCTGCCTACGACCCGAAGAAGTGGAATGTGTATGAAGAGATCAAGCGTAAGCTGGTTGAGGAGTACGGCATCCCTGCCGACGAGATTCGCTTTATTCAGGAAGCGAAGTGTGAGTCGAAGAAGCAGAAGCTGATTGACGAGGTGAACGAAGGCAAGGTGAGAGTGCTGTTTGGTTCTACCCAGATGTTAGGCACGGGAGTCAATGCCCAGCAGCGTGTGGTAGCTGTGCATCATCTGGATACACCGTGGCGACCCTCTGACCTGGAGCAGCGCGACGGCAGAGCTATCCGCAAGGGTAACGAGATTGCCAAGCTGTACAACGACAACAAGGTAGAGGTTATCATCTATGCCGTTGAGCGCAGTCTGGATAGCTATAAGTTCAACCTCCTTCACTGCAAGCAGACGTTTATCAATCAGCTGAAGCGCGGACAGTTGGCCAAGCGTACCCTTGACGAGGGCTCTATGGAAGAGAAGGGCATGAACTTCTCGGAGTATATGGCTATCCTCTCTGGTAACACAGACCTGTTGGAGCGTGCCAAACTGGAGAAGAAGATTGCCGGATTGGAGAGCGAGCGCAAGAACTTCTTGCGTGACCAGCGCGACCAGCAGGAGAAGATGAAGAGCCTGGAGGAAGACAACGAGCGCCACGAGCGCCACATCCGTTCGGCACAGGGCGACTATGACAAGTTCCTGCAGCGCAAGCGTCCCGACGAGAATGGCTTCGTGGTGAACGACCTGACGATTGACGGTTGGACGATGCCGGAACTGACAAAGGACGGCAAGCCTATGACCGCCGACGACAAGGCGAAGGCTCTGGGTGAGCGACTGTTGCAGATTGCCGCTACGGCCAAGACCTGCGACATCCACCTGCGCATCGGTGAAATCTACGGCTTCCCCGTTGTGGTGAAGTCTATCGAGAGAGGCTTTAACCTGATGGGTCAGATGGAGTACGACAACCTGTTCTTTGTAGAGGGCACGACGTTGAAGTATAGCCATAACGGTGGCCGTCTGACAAAGGTGTCGGCACGCCAGTCGGCAGAGAATCCTCTGCAGGCTCTGATGTATATCCCCACACTCATTGAGCAGTGGCAGACGAAGATGGACGAGAACAATGCCCGTCTGGAGCAGTTGAAGTCTATCAAGTGTGAGGCGTGGCCCAAAGAAGACGAGTTGCGCAAGCTAAAGGCAGAACTCGGAAAGTTGGACCGCAAGATCAACGAGGAACTGAACGGCGGTAGCAAGAAGTCTGACAAGTCCGAGGGTAAAACCTCGGATGCGTCGGAACTTAGAAAGGCCGCATAAAACGTAAGACACAATGAAACAGGAATTGAAGAAAGCGCTCGACTATGTTCGTGAGCAGATGGACGAAGACGATCTGGCTATTCTCCATGCGGAGATTAACAAGTGCTATAAACAGCACCTTGTGCCTACCTTTACACTCGTGGATGCTGACCAGGTTCTCAGACTGCTGGGTGAGTATGGCGAGGAAAACGACCTGCCGGAAGACTGGTGGGAAGACTATGACGATGACGATATTTTGTTGAACATCTAAAACGATACGACTATGATTACAACAGCGTATGATGTAAAGCAGACAACCGACATGATGGACCGCTGGGCAGGTTTCTGCTACAATCACCCGCCATACGACGAGGTGATACTCTGGATGGTTGGTGGCTCGAAGACCCACTACCTCTACCAGCACTTCTGCTCGAAGTTTCTGCACCTCTGCGAGGACGTATGCGGCAACGACACCATGTCTGCATGGATGAAGTTCTACCGTACACTTGATCGCAAATGGGCTGAGCGCCTGATGCAGTACGTCTATTGTGAGTGGAGAAAAGATAAGGCCAAGAACTAAAACAACGAGATTATGAGTTACACAATTCTTTATCGCAGTATGTTCGTCAAAATGAGTGATGGACGGTATATCCCACTTATTGAGAGCGGAAGTAATAATTGCACAGAAATTACTTGGAAAGGACGTGAGCGCCGTGAGCGCAGTTGGCACCAGTGTATGTTTGGCAATGGTAGTAAGTCTCTGGCTCGTACTCGTGATGAAATCATGCGTGATGTAGAGAGCGTCATCGACAAGGAAAAAGAGCGTGTCGGTAAACCTTATGCCTCCTATGAGAACAAAGAGGGTGTATATACTGAGCAGGAGATAGAAAAGCATTTCGGCTATTACTCTGGCATCGCCATCAGCGGCAATGGTCATTGCAATAACACGTCGGCACAACAGTTCCGCAACTTCTTCCTGAAAGGTTTTGAACAGGCTGTTACCTTCGACGAGTGTGAGGAACTGAAACTGACATGGTGTACTGGCTATCCCAACTACGAACGCTGCAACGTGAAGAGCGAAGAGGAGTTGATGACGGTGTACGAGGGGTTGACAATCCCTGGTTGTCATGTGACAGTGAGTTTCTGCAGATGGACGGAATATCTGTGGGATAAGCACCGAAAGCGGGCAGAGAAGAAACCGCAGGAGCCTAAGACTGTTGGCTTTGTGGTGCAGTTTGGTAGTCAGTATATCCACAAGTTATCTTCGCGCCACATGTGGCGAACCAGCTACCTCGACTCTGCCAAGAAATACGCATCGAGAGTATCGGCAGATAGAGCAGCCGAATGTCTGAACAAGAATTACGATAGCGTAACCCAAACAGCCTATACCGTTCCCGTCCGCATCAATAACGAGGGACACTGGGAACAAGCAGCATAAGTGTAACCCTATAACTTTTCGACTATGACGAAGAAATTCTGGTGCCACTATATTGGCAGCGACGGCAATACGCCAAAGAGACGCAACATCGAACTAACAGACATCAGCGAACTATTGCCCAATGTGAGTAACGAGGGAGTGAAAACGCCCTTGTGGTTTGAGCGAGAAGAGGAAGATTACGGCTATCGTATCTATACGCATTACCACCTCTACGTGCAACTGAGCGACAAGGTGGCGACAATGGTTGACAGTATAAGCGACCAACTGGTAGAGCGTATGGTGAAGACTGACGAAGATATCAAGGCTCAAGGCGAGAAATGGATGAAGGACTTTCTGGAGCGCAATCCTAACGCCAGTGAGGAATATCGCAACCGAGAAGCAAAATGGAACGAAGAGAGCATGGAGGGCGCGAAGAAGGATCGAGACAATCTTCTGCAAAGACTCGCTTTGTTCCTGGACTATGATACGGTGCTGCTTTCAGGTGATGCGTGGATTATGGCCTCTGTTATCAAAGCCTACGAGGAAGTGCAGTCGCCATACTTACCCGTCATACAAGAGCTACGCCGTCAAGCTATGGCCGAGCGTGAACGCCGTGAGCAGGAGCGCAAGGAGGAACGCCGCAAGGCTGCTGAGGAAGAAGCCCGTAAGAAGGCTGAAGCCGAGCAGAAAGAGCAAGAGCGACTGACGAAGGAGTC